ATTTTTTTTTGCTCAAATATAACCATATACACAAACACCAAGAAATCTAGGGGGGGGGTAGATGCGGGCAGGTGTTAAAAGCTATCGTCCCCATGCAGGAATCCGGTACGGAATATAATAGCCTTGTCTTTAAGTTTATGGACAGATTCCCATTCCCACTCGCCCTCACAAGGTCTTATGACATACTTATTGCCCCAGATCTTGAATTTCCGTTCAATAACAAACATCTCCTTATCGTTAAGGACATGAAAGACACTTCCGACAGGGAAATACTTATCAGTCCTTAATATAACACGATGATGTCTCTCGTCATATTCAGGATCACCCACGATACGTGCTTTATAAAACTGAAAATCGTTTAACGTTTGATCCACAGGCTCTATCCAGTAATACCCCTTACCCATTGCTGTTTGCGATTTAATAATTATATTTGCAAAAAGTAGTAACCCATAAGGTTTTTAGGTAATTTTCAACCAAGGGGAAAGGGTGTCCGTGAGGATATCCTTTTTTCATTCCCGCCCGCCCTACCTATGAACAAAAAGACCTACTCCTGACAAATGTAACGATAATAAGATACTTGACAAAAAAGAAACCCCATCGGTATTCTATTGCCGACAGGGTTCTCCAACGTTGTATCAGTCTTATATCATCTCACTCCATTTGATTGTGTCACCGACGAAGCACCGCACCGCCAGATACCTTACGAACGCCGTCCCTTCCGGAGCGTCAGGGTCTTCCAGATAAGCCAAGACAGCCTTGACTATTTTCTGGTCGCAGTCCAATACCTTAGGAAAGTAGTCGCTATAGAACATAGCGAACAGATATTGGATATCTCCCCAAGTGGCGTTATCAGGTTTCTTGGCCCCGCATTTATCGAACATCTGCTTAGCATCCTCCATCGTCCATCTTCTCTTGGATCCGTCGGCGTTAAGCATCTTATCAGCGGCCTCCCTAGCCAACTCCTTGGAAAAGTGATATCCATGGGTGTCTATATACCGCTTATAATCCGGGTCATCAGCGTCTGCTCCTCAGTAGTAACGACTTCTCCGACCTCTACGCATGTAGGGATCCATGCTATCGTACTCGTCACGGATGTCACGCTCGCCAAACCATCCCTTACGGTACATCTCATCCTCCCGCTCATGATGTCTTTGACGTTTCTCAAGCTCCCGCTCGTTACGCTCCAGTTCCCTCTCGCGTCTTTCGAGATCACGCTCACGGCGCTCAAGCTCTTCCATCATCCCGTCACGTTCCTTACCGTAATGATCATATACGCCACCATCGTAACCCATATAAGTGCCGTCGGAGCGGCGTGAGCGTCCCCTACCGCCTCTGCGGTCGTAGATCTCATCATCATATTCCTCTTGGCCGTTGCCTAAATCTATAACTCTCATCTTAACCTAATTTTTTAATTAACAACTCTTTTAACTCATCGAAAGAAGACCCCATCCTATCGACCTTCTCCTCAAGATTCTTAATCTTTCGGTCTTGATCCTTAGTCTGCTTAAAAGTGGGATTGATATCTTCCAAGATACTGTCGCATGCCTCTATGATCTCCTTATTCTTATCCACGCTATTCACGATATCCGTACTGGTCCGTTTCATGGCGTTCAGGTGGTTCATTATCGGATCCACGGAGCAGGCTAGCGTAATGCCGTTGGCCATAGCCACGTTCTGGTTCTCTGGAACTACGTATGTCATGGACTTCCCGTCCACCTCTATAGTAAGATCCATGACCCGATCTTGCAGCTGCTGATACTGACCTAGCTGGGATTGGGCGAACCTAGGTTCCGAAACATTAACCACCGTACCCATAAAGAACTTAGGAACCCCTGAGGTGTCCAACGTATAAACCTGATATCCTTTCTTTAAATCCTTAAACATAATAACGATCTTTTTTTAATGGGAGGGAGGTTACCCTCCCTATTCTTTCTTAGTAAATTCACGCGCTAGGGGCGGTAGCCGCCGTAGCCGTATGACCCAACATCCTGAACACGCCGGTGCATTTGTTATAATACACAAGATGCTCGGTGTAGGCCCCTACTATAGGATCACCAGAAGCCACGGGAGTCGTAATATCCTGCCCTGTCATATGTGCCCCAACCTTATCCACTATAGGTGTCTTGTTGACGATAACCCCGGCGTTGGATACCGTAACAGGAGTGGTAGTGGATAAGCCAGACGGAAGAACGATCGTGGCGGGATAACTAGCCTCTGTCTCCGTCACCGGATGACGGACTTTCCATAACAATATTCCTTCCGGAGGTAGTGAGTTCCACTGACACGGATTGATGCCAAAATCAACCGTAGGTTCGGCCGCAGAAGCGTCAGATACCTTTCCAGTAGTGGCTACTACCGGGATGCCTCCCCTATCAAGACGGGAGGAGGCGAATGAACCGATCATATATCCTCTGAAATCAGCCATATTGTCCCCCTTTCTTATAATACGGCGTTAGTAGTGCCGCAAGCGCATCCACATTCGTTAGCTACCCTTACGGTAGGAGTATAGCAGCAACCCGGATTCTGTACGACGTAAGCCGGAATCGGAGCCTTTGGAGCTAACTGGCTAACGATGTTCTGTGTCTGTTGTTGGGTGATGGCGGAAGTAGCCAAAGCCTGTTTCTCCTCACGAAGCTGTTGGATAGTATTCTGCATCTCACGCATCTCAAGCTGGCAGAACTTGTCATTGATAATCTGCGTTTGAGCATCAATCTTAGCGGCCAACGCCTGAGTCTGGGCTTGGTTGGATTGAATAACGTTATTGAAGCCGTTAGTCAAATTGTTCTGCAATACGTTCGTCTGACCGGTAATAGCCAACTGATTCTCATATCCCTGGCGAGTTATAGCGTTCTGGATATTACATCCTACGGTGTCTAACGAATGTTGGATGTTATTGAATCCACTAGCCATAGCGCTTTGTAAGTTGCAGCAACATGCGCTAATCTGGTTACCGATCTCACATCCTTGTTGCTGTACGGCGTTGATAACGGCCTGAGAAGTCATACCTACCTGACCGGCCACCTTATCAATAGCGCCTTGTACGTTACAGATAGCGTTTTGTAATTGAGAGGTAGAACAGTTAAGGGCGTTAGAGATCTGGTCGATAGCGCTTCTGTTACCTTGGATAGCCTGCATCAGTAACTCACGACCATAGTCGTTGTTCAATTGAGCCGGAAGACCGTTAGCGCAACAATCATTTCCATTACCACCAAAACCATTTCCGAATCCACGTCCACCCCATAACCAGAACAGGACGATGATCCACAACCACCATCCGTTGGCTCCTCCGAACTGGTCTTGGTTGTTACGGCCGTTCATCAACGCCGCGACCAAATTCGGGTCCATCTTATTACCACCCAAAAGGCTGGTAAACATACCCGGAATCATAGATAATAAACCGTTAGCGGCGCTACCGCTCCCGGAACCCATGCCGTCTAACAGCACGATTTTGTCTCCACTTGTACCCATGTCTATTTATTTTTGAATTAATAATAACCCCACCTGATGGCGGGCGTTACAAAGTTCAAAAATTAACAGGCCTAAGATCGTGATATGTGTCATCATCAAAGTACGTCATGTCTTGTAAATGGGATTAATAAGAACCGGTACAAGACAAAAAATCCGGAACGTATCACTACGGCCCGGATTCATGCAAATCTATAAATTCAATGTTTCAATGCTCGAAAGAAAACGTCTCACGACGTCAAAGAGAGATTAACTACACGAAAAATCTCGCATCAACTTATTTGTATTAGCAGTGTATTCATTAACTATCTTACTGGATGAGGGATCATCCTCTATCCTTGACAGGCGGTTATCGTCACTCCTTACCGTAACGTCACCTATCTTTCGTACCATACTATCCTGATATGATGATGGGTCCGAATATATAAAATTATCCACGAAGCTATATATCCCGCCATTAACCGTCTCACCCACCTTCTCATATAGACCAGATTGGAAAGACACGAAATCATCGTACCTCCCACGAGCCAAAAACAAACCGTCCGGTCTCGCCTCGACACCGCCGTTGACCTCCCGGAGCAGACCCGGATTCCTTTGGTATAGATATCGATAAAAACCGACATCCATCATCCTATCCTGTCTATCCAGATAGAAAAGATCCCTCATGCTGCTGTCGCTGGACTCGATAGCCACGTCAAACAGAAGATTCCTTACCTGACCATCCGGCAACGACATCTCTATGTTTTTTAACGTACCTCTGTCATGGTGGTTCAAAGATACATTATAAAGCCCATTAAAATCAAGGAAACGCAAGACATTATTATATAAATCCGATTTTTTTAACCTTTCCTTGATCTGGATCTTCCTCAACGATGTACAGGATTTGATAAAATCCCGATCCTTTCCCTGCCTAGCCTCGTATCTCCTGAACTCCCGATCAATATCGACATCATCCACCTTAGAGGTAACGGGATGCTGGTATATCAATCTGGTAAGGATCATGTTCTCAGTATTCGAGGATGAGATGTTGGACATAACTAGCTTCTTTATGTTATCCTTGATCACGTCAATATCGGAACGGGAAGCCCCGGCGGGAACCACGCCATCCGGCAAGTACGAGGGCCGCTCTATCCCGATATCAGCCAACATCTCATAGGCCTGATCGGTGTCGGTTATCGGAGCCGTGTTATGGTACGTATTCCTACCCATATACAACATGCTCCTATCATACATATCGGAAGGGGATGTATTCCCGGACCTTACATACACCATCCTATCACCGGTAAGGTTAGTATCCTGAACCTCGTATATCGGATTCCCTTTCCCTGTTATCCTATCAAGATCGGAAATAAAGTCATCATATACCGGATCACCATTCTGTATGGAAGATAACATGACATCCAGCGACGCCATAAGGTCACGGATATCCTCCGGCCTAGATATAACCATCTCATCGCTAATCGCCTCGCTTATATCAACGCCCATATCGGAAAGATCCATGGCTATGTCATATAGACGTCCGGCAACGTCCTTGATGTCCTTAAAATCATCCATATCGATTATCTCCCCAACCTTATCCCTTAGACCTTTCATATCCTTAGGCATACTGATATACGGTATGGTACTATTGGAATATGAGTCGGTAATCGTATTTCCGTCCTGACTCCGAACCTCCATACGGGTCATATTACGATATGTGTCATACATCCGATCGGCGTAATCCTGATCCTCCTGATACCGGAGCGCCAAGGAAGGGTATGGGATGGAGGCGAAAGCCTGATCGAACTCCCGGCGGTCGCTGATACCGCCTACCGCCCTCATGATCGTATCCCTTACCTCCATTGGATTCAAGACTCTTCTCTTTCCCAATGAATCATACACATCCTCATATATCATATAATCATCACCAAGGCCTGATTCGGAGGACAAGAAATATGTATCCTTCTCATTGAGATCCCCCTCAGACATAAAATCGACAATCCTCCTCATCATATCCCTTACCCGCTCATACTCCAATCGGTTAGTCATGATATTATCAATCTCATCAGCATCATACATCCCGGATCGTTCAAGATTATATCTGTTGATGAATATATCACCGCCGGAAAGGAAGTTAGATACGATCATATCGTTAAGATCATTGATATTATCAACACCCAGGGAAGTAATGGTATTATTGATATCCTTAACCTCGTCAGCCATGAAATTACCCACAGCATAATTCTTTTGTTTGATAAAGGACATGACATCATCATACCTAGGCTCCCCATTGCTATCTAAGCCGTATTCTGATGGCATGGACATCCAATCGCCAAAGAAAGACACGAAGTCGGGGGAGTAGGCCGTACCCCAGACCGATAAGGCCTGCTTCTGGTCGCCAAGCACCTCCATCGCCCTTTGGTATAATCCGGATGGTTGGTCGTTCGGGGCAAGGACATTATCTACCCCACCCTCCTTATTTTTTATAACATAACAAGATCTACCCATAGCTAAATCGTTTTGTTACAAAGATATGAAAATCCCGCCTACTCTCACGAGCGGACGGGAGCCAAATAACAATAATAACAAACCTTATGTTTCTATTGAAAAGTACAAATCATTTTGCCGATCCTCACGGACAAACAAAAAACTCAATCCTAAAACTATAAAAACGAAACTTATTGTTTAGCAAAAATATTTTTATCCGATCTACTGAGAACCCTACCTTTCAACTCCAAGAACCTAGGCATCCATTCCCTAGATATCTTAGACACGATCCACTGGAATCCCTTAGGAGTCACATAGACGGTGTTAGTCCCATAGAACTCATCGTCATCACGATACCTGTAACGAGCGTAACCACGATCTATCATCCTTTGGGAAAGCAACCATCTCTTACCGGTTTTGGCGAAGAACTTATTATCCTCAAGCAATATACGAAGATTCTTCTCCGCTATATCATACCCATGAGCCTCCAGCTTTTCCCGAACCTCTCTGATCAACATATCTGTCTCTTGGGCTATTTCGGCTGTCTTAGCAAACTCAACCATAGGAACCTGTTCTTTGATGATATTATCAGATATCCTTTTGGCTTCCTCTGCCGCTTTTTTCGCCTCAGCTAACGCACGCTTCTCCTTTTCCGATTTAAGTAAAGCCTCTAATGCCTCTATATAATCAGATGGAAGTTCATTCTTTGATGGCATAGAATAGGAGCCTGTTTTTCTAATAGAAGGAAGAACCTCCGATGTTACCCATTTTTTGAATTTCTTGGCAGATTCCATCTTAGATGACATAATCAAAGAATACATCCCTGATTCATTGATTAATTTGATCTCCCTAACAGCCTGATTTATAAGGGGGTTTATTTTAAACCCCATTGATTTACAATCACTTGTAAGAATGATAGAATCCTCATCATCAACAAACCTTTTTACAGCGTTCCCTAAGTTTTCATAACCAAGACATCTGGCTATGTCATTACCAACAAACCATGGATTGCTTTTCTCGTCTAATAATACTCTTACATCCCCAAAATCAGGATTCTCAAACAATTTTAAATTATCATCCATAATATAAAACAACGAGAGCCACCAGCGTCCGTTACTCCACTGATAGCTCTCATTTATCGCCTACGCCTAAGCGATATTAATATCTTCTTCTGGTCTAGCAACGGATAGACACCGCAAATATAGACACTTATTTTAAAACAACAAACAAATAGGAGATATTTTTACAAAAAACGTAATCAATTATATTTGTCTATCATATAGACGAAATATAACTATATCTATCCTCCATCATCATCACCACCTTCTTAATATCAGATAAAGTTAATTTCTTTATCTCCATATTCCTACTATCCATCCTGACGAAAGAGTCCTTGAACTCCTGCTCGGTTATGGCATCCAACCTAAATAGATTGTATTTTATAAGTAACTGGGTTACGTCAAATATCAAGATATTAAGATCAACATCATCTTTCAACTCATTAAGTAGATCGCGCATCATATCCTTAATAGCGTCAGTGTCAAGTTCCAGCTTCTCGGCTTCCCTCATCAACTTCTTAATGATGCCATTGTACTCGATTATGATATTAGCGTTATCATCATCGGTAGGCAGAAGAATATCCATCGTACATTCTATACCTATCTTATCACTAAGTCTTTTATTGAACTCCGTCATATAATCGAAAGCCTGATCCCTGCTTAAGGCGTATGTATGGTCAAGTAACTGCCTTTGTCTGTTATTGACAAAATAATGACTGGTGTATAACATCATCAAGACCTTCACTCGCTGGATGCGTAGGTCTTGCATAATCTTTCGGTGTAAAAAAGCATCTAATTGCACGTTATTAAAATCATTTATTTTATTTATTAAATTCACATTCATATCACAAAATGTTTACTCTAACCGGGTTAAACGCTAACCCACTATCGATTATCCTACCGACGTAAGAATCACCGAATACTTTTCTTCCGATTCCAATAGCCCCGTTGATATCAGCGTTAATAAGCTTTCCTATAGAGCTTTGGAACAATCCACGTTTCTTTCTTTTGCCTAAGTAAACATCATGCTTTCCCAACTTTTCAAAAGCCAGATGATCCACTTTGGAGGTATAGGATTCCTCGTGGACTTGAAGGATGATCCCAACTAATTTACATTTGTAGGAAATTTTGTCAATGAGTTTAGAGAACGGGATCTCTACGAACTTCTGGTTTATTCTCTTCCCTAGATTTATCCCATTCTTCCATCCTCTATTCAAACCCACAACAAGGTTTCCAATATTGTTTTCAATACAAATATTTACAATATATCTGCTAACCTTGTGAATCTTGTCATCTATCCAAAAATTCCTATAATTATTTAGCCGTCTAAGTCTCTTTGAAATTCCCTTATCGCCAATATATGACATCAACCTAGCTTTCTTCTTATTGTACCACTGATTGAAGGACTTCATAATCTTGCCGTTTACAATGAAAGGCTTGATACCTACATTGCTTATACATGTACATAAATTATTCAATCCCAAATCAATCGAAAGAACATTATCCTTATCAAGACTCAGATTATGTTCTTCCTTTTCGTAAATAACCTCTACCACATAGCATGTAGCTTGAGGGATTATCCTAACCTGACATAATTTGTTATCTCCTATGTTTGTTTTGATTGGCTGGATTATGTTTTTGATAAAATGGATGTAACCATCACTCTTAAGCCTGCAAGCAGAAGTCGTAAAGACTACCATATTCTGCTTCTTGCCTCGTTTGTACTTTGGTAATTTAGGTTTCGAATTGAACTTAGAAGGACTCTTCTCATATTCCTTCTTTGATCTAACCCAAGACTTTATTACCGAAAATACTTGAGCTATAACTTGCTGAGATATGACCGATGGGAGACTTCTGAAGTCAAATTGATTCTCCTTACATAGTCTAGTAGATAAATCATATTCCTTTAGATATTCTTTATTGAAAATCCCTTGGCGAATATTATATAATACATAGTTGTATAGTAAACCAGATTTGAGACATATGCTCTCAAATCTATTATCTTTTACGATATGTCTTTCAACTAATCTCATTTTATTCGTTTATATCTTATCGCTTCAATATAAATAATAGTTACAGCATACCATATAATATAAAGAGTCCCCACCGGGGCCATCACACACCCGACAGGGACCAACTTTTAAATATCTTACTCGTCAGGTGATGGACTGACGCCGCGAAGATAAGTCAAGATATTTAATTTAGCAAGGATTTTCCGCCTCATTTTCTCCGGATACTACATTACCGTCGGAAACCAAAGACTTGTCCTCGGCAGCCTTCGTAGGCGAGACGGATCCCGATTGGAGACCAGACGGGTTGACGAACGGGGTCTCCGTATCCTCGAAGAACGTCTCATCCCTCCTAATACTCATCCTGAACTTAGGAGCTATGAAAGGATCGTTATTAAGATCAATGTTGATCGTAACGTCATTCATCAAAATATCCTCCTTAGTCATGGAATCGCCTATCCACCCTCTTACGTCAGTAGTCATAGGCATCTTACTAGCCGCTTCCTTGACAGCCTTTAGCCGTTTCTTGATAACATCCACGTCTCCCGTCAACGGAATCATATATGTCTTATTATCCAACCCGGATCTGGCTATAGCGTTATTAAGATCCATTATATCATCAATACTTACGCCTCCGCCTAGACCCTCCATAATCCTATCAGCCATCGATCCGATCATAGATGAGAATGATGATATATCCTGATTTTTCAATCTTACGGGGTACAGGTAATTTCTTCCATTTCCTGTCTTTATAGCTACAACCGGGATACGCGAATTTTTATAATTACCATACTTGTCCCTAACGATAGCCGTACAGAACGGGAATATGTTATACCTAATATTATCCTTCATCGTAACCTCCCCGTTCTCTATATATCCTACGCTCTCGACCTTACCAACCGTCTCATTGGTAAAGTCATTTTCGGATACCATCAACGTACCATTATCATCACTTATGCTAAAATTAGGTCTTCCCGGCAAAACACTAGTTACTGCACCTACGAACGGTATATCAATCTCGCCAGCGACAGATCCTACATTATCCCTATACAACTCAAAGGCCATACTCCTTAAATCAGCGTTACTTCCTTTTGAGTCCGGGTCATTGGCTTTCAGTACCGAGACGAAATTGCCATCGCTATCCACGATCTTAATAACCATATTATCAACCAGCTCTCTGTAAGCCGACTTAGTCTCATCAGAATTAGGATCAACGGTGTTAAGTCTATTGTATTTATCATACAGTCCCTTGGTGTATGGATCTGACATATCCATCTTAAACCTTACCATATCACCCTTGCGAAGGCTAGCTGCTGCTTCCTGATTCACCGACTCGTTGTTAGATCCAAACGTATCACCCGTATAATAAGGAACAATAGACCCATCCTGCCCCTTGCGATACACCATGAACCAGTTGGAGGTCGATAAGGCGGTCTGCCGCCCCAGTATGACACCGGTAGCGTTCTCGAAAGCCTGAGCGTCATCCTCGCTTATCATCCATCTTGAGTGGTTATTCGACTCTATAACAGTAAATATGTCGGTTCCGTTGGTGAAATCCATCACCCTTCCATTATCAGTATCAGTGGCATCAGATCTTTTAAGCCCAAGACCGTCCATAAACCTGTCAAGTCTCATCCCTCCTACCTCATAATACATGACTCCGCCAATCTCTCTCTTCTGGGCCATCAACACTACCGTATTCTGGGCGGCATTGGCCTCCGTCCTGCCGGTGGATGTTCCGGGTTCGCTCTCCGTGAGAACATCACCCATAGGTATAGACTTATCGTAATCCTTGACAACCATACTCCCATTATCATACAGCCTCATCCATTCCACGAATTGAAGAAGAGGATCATCAGAATAGTTATTGATAATATCAATAGCCTCATTAAGTTTGTCCTGATCAACCTCATTCCCGTTGTCAATATCATTCATAAGATCATTGTAAGTCTGTATAGCCCCCTTAACCTGATCCTGATCAAGACCATTAATGTTCATATCTATGATATCATCAATAGTATCCCTGATGTTATTTAAGACGTTATCGTTGGTATTTAACCTATCTATCATTGACCTAATCTTATTAAGCCTAGCTATAGGATTATCGCCAAACCCATTTACAAGATCATTGATACGATCCTTGTTATTATCATATATCTGCCTCTCCCTAGGAGATAAGATATCCTCATTACCGTTCCATATCTTTATAGCTATATTATTGATTCTATCATCAGAAGGATTTATGATATCCTCATTATCAGGTACATTCTCAACGATACCGCCCTCATCAGCCTTGATATCATTCTCCATAGATCTGGCGATCATATGATTATAGGTCTTGAACATAAATGCCTCGTCCTCTCCTATAAGACCATCTTGATAAGCCTTATCTATGGCCTGATCATTGGCATAAAGGGAATTAGCATCAGGATCATCGGTATTCCTGAAATCATACTTGCTGTCATCCTCCTCATAAGTCTTTCCCCATACGTTTGACAAGATCTTCATGAACCCACGTTCCTGCGACCGTATGAATCTTCTGTCACGCATACGGCGAAGAGACTCATTTATATTCTTATAAGCCACAAGATTATGACGATACTCGCTAAGCAACGCCATAGCCTCCTTATAATTATCAACCCCACGGATAGATACAGCGTTCTCAAAACCAACTATAGCCTCATAAGCTGCCATAAGATCGGCGGCGCTGATCCTTGATTCATTCCTGTTTAATAACAGCTTAGATATATCTGTCTCTGAGTTAACTAACGTAGCTAATCTCCTCTCCAAAGCAATTCTATCCTCCGTCAATTTAAGAAGTCTATCATTCTCCTTGGCTAACTTGACCTTATCAGACTCAAGAGCTTCCTTAGATGTGATACTCTGCTGAAGCTTCAAAACATTCTTCTCCATCTTCTGTATATCATCCGTAAGCTTCCTGATTTTCTCAAGATCCCTACTCGAATCAGGATTAAGACGAGAATATATATCTAAAGCAGGTCCTATATCCGTATTGTATATCCTTCCTAACTGATTAGCGATATCATCCAAATTATCCTTAGCCTCAAGACCGTTATAAGCCATGTTGGAGATATAGGTATTAAATGATCTATTGGATATACCATCGGTAAGAGAGTCGGCAAATCTGCTGGCCATAGTAAAATTATCAACCTTCTTATTGAACTCACTGATAAGGTTGGACTTATACTCATTTACCTGCTCATCTGTCATATTCATATCGGAGGCTATATCGCTATTAGGTATAGACTCGATGACTGTCTTGAAATTCTCCTTAGTATCATCTAACATCCCCATTTCCTGATCATAACGAAGACGGTTGAATACGGCATCACTAAAAGTCTTATCTACGATTCTAGAATTAGGTATATCGTCAGCGTTATTATCCGTACTTAAGCCTGATAATTGAGCGTTAAGAGCCATACTGCCACGAATAGCACGGATAGCGGCGGTAGTCAAGGCGCCGGCATTGGCGTTGTAGGCCTCCACCATCCCCTTGTTCCGGGACATGTCTTGGCTCCATTCCCTTATACCTCCAGCGCTCTTCCACCCCATACCGGCACCTATTATCATACCGATACCGATCTCCTTCCAGCCTTGGCTAGATCCGTATGTCTCCTTGAATCCGTTCTTTATAGCTTCCATATAACCTATATTCTGGCGAATAGCCATGGGATTGTATCTTGATTCCACCCAATCCTCCGCAGACTTGCTGGACACACCTTGAAGACCTTCCTCGAACAAACCCTCAGATACCGGTCGCTTGATGATATTAAACGTATTACCAGCTATTTTCTGCCATTTCTTTGGTGTTATAGCCCTTAGTGCACCGTTGTCCATTCTCTCGGCTCCTACGCCAAATATATTGCGTTTTATGAACTTGTCTACGCCCAGCTCCACACCAAACATATCACCAAACATAGCTATGTTGGATAATGATAATATGCCGACGTTTGCGGCGAATACGGCGTTAGCGGCATTGGCATTGTCAGCCCTGAACCTCATAAGCTCCTCATACGGGACTTCCCTCCCGTAAGCGTTACGATAAGATTGTCTGAAGTTTTCCTCGGCCTCCATCAACATACTTCTGGCTTCCACTGAAGCTTCCCATGAGGTAGACGTACCAAGAAATAAGGCGGTATCCAGCCCCTTGCCTACCCTCTGCCCTATACGGGCGGCCCTAAGGTAAGCGCCGAATGCTTTCTTGGTGTCCGAAGCGGCCTTACCTATCCTAGCTAAAGCCACCCCAGCCCTAGCTCCGGTACGAGCAAGATTCATCAGGCCGGCCCCGGAATATACGGCGGATGATAACATGGCACCAGCGGTAAAAGCCAGACCCGAAAGGAAATCGTTAGTCCAGAAATTAGCAGTTCTAAGACTACGAAGAAATCCCATATCTCTCTCTTCTTTATCATAATAATGAGCGAGCCTATAATCTCCTCGCTTATCCATATCATCTAACCAACGAGTAAAATCGTTATTGAAAACGGATTCAAATTTACCTTTAGTGACTCCCTCGTAAATACCATAAAAAGGCTGAATAATACCTCCTATACCATACAAAGCCGTCTTATAAACAAATTTACCCAATCCCCTAAATATCTTCTCTCCTGTACCTTGATTTCTAGCTAATCTGGAATCATTATCAACGCCAGCCTGAAATGACTCGTATTTAGGTATCCAAGTTCCATCACTTAATCTAAATCTTGATTCATCAAGACCTATACGAGGACCGGACACATCAAACCTACCAGATGGGATACCATTACTAATAATACTATCCTCAGGAGTTTTAGCCCTTAAATCATCATAATAAGACGATTTAACACGTCTTTTTATTCTTTCTGATAAAGCTGGTATAGCCCTTTTAGAATCATCGGCCAAAGAATTTGGATCAAGGTTAGGTAAAGGTGGATTGTTTATATCGTCACCTAATGAACTCGGATATACACCAACTGCCCTTATCTCCATTGGATCCATAACCGGATACCCATGCTTTTGAGCTATATCCCTACCATCGGGTAAATTATTATTGCTCGTTTCCATTCCTCTTTTTATTTATAATATCCATTACCGGTAACATAATATTATACAGATCCTCATTAATATCCTTCCTTCCAAAAGAACTATTCACAGAATTAGCCTCTTTAGTCATAGCCTCTTTAAGAGCCTCCACCAAATAAGCCTGAGGAGCTATATTCATAACCTTAGCTATATTATCAGCGTAATCAACACCTTCTTTATCTATAGTATATAAAGGGTTGTTAGAAGGATCACCTCCATAACCTTTCTTATATATCTTAATCTCCACACCATGCCGTCCATACCCTCGATCATATCCCTCAGCCTTAACCTCATAATTGCTAGATCCATCTATAACCGCAGATATTATCATAGACATATCATTATGATAATCATCCGGGAACAAAGGCAAAACAAATGAGCGTATATCATCTTTAGCGTTATCAGCCGTAGCGTAAGAACCAAGACCTAAATCGGCTACCGATCTCCCATAAGCCTTGTCGGAGGCAGAAGAAAACCCTGCCCCAGACACCCTCGACTTGTATGAGACCGACGGGATATTTCTTGACTTAGTATAGGTAGTAAATCCTATCCCTGCCAAATCCTGTTCTGATACTTGAACCCGTTGAGCTTTATTCTCTCCTGCATCAGCTATTATCCACCAGTTATTATCATCATCCTGCTCAACAGACAATGTATGAGATCCTTCTTTTTTATCTAATTTCAACCCGGATTTATTAGCTAAACTATATATACCATTATATAACCTAAATTCCTCCGAATTGGATTTTGCCCTCTCATTGAAAGTCCATCCTTTTCTTCCGAACTCATCATACCTAGATTCTATATACCTATTATAAGCATCCTCCATGTCATCAAGGACCCTGTTGATAGGGCCTGAATTAGACCATTTATGAGCAAATGGAGAACCCATTTCTCTATTTATATTTCTTAACGTGATATAAGCCAAATTAGCCTTATCTTTATCTCCATCAAACCTAACTAATAGTCTATCCCATGTCTTATTATCAGTAATATTATCCTTCAACGCAGCGTCTAATTCATCCACGGTAAGATCTGTACCCAAAGATTCATTTATTTCATCTAATATCAATTCTGCCTTACCTGCGTCTATAACACTCCTTCCTTCTATCAACCTGCCTTGACCAGAAGGATCGTAAGACGGCCCTATAACATCTGAGACAGTATCGACCAATCTTGACATCAAAGAAGAGACTTTAGCGGCAGTAAAAGGATTGATGGATTTACCACCCATACGAACAGATGATAATCTAGACATATCACCTACATTGACATTCTCTCCATTATCTAGATAAATATCCATGCCAGGGTTATTTGATATTTCCTCCATAATGGCGTTATCAAGATTCTGAGACACTTTTTTCTTGGCATCCATAGCTCCGTCATAAATGGAATAATATGAATTTCTTTGGTCATACGCCTCTGCAAGATCCTCATAAGCCTTCTTCGCCTTATCAGTCTTCAAACCATCATACTTAGCTCCATTATTATTCATAATGAATTTCATGACGGCATCTTGATGTGACATACCCTTAAAATCATCGGGGTTATTATCTATATAAGCATTTATATTAGACATCACATTGTCACCTATAGCATTTGCCAAAACATCAAATTTAACTTTTATACTCTCCCTGTTAGAAGCGATATTATCCATCAACCTTGTTGATGGTTTTACCTTTTCTTGCGCAATAGGGACAGTATACGATGTTCCTGGAACACCAGTAGATACTGACCCTTTCATTCCACTTCCTCCTCCACCTATAGCCCTAGCCCATGCAGCATCAGCCTTTGATTGTTCTATCTTAAGCCTTTCCTTATCCATTTTTTGATCCCACACGAACTTGGCATTGCGAGCTAATCTCTCATCTTCTTTATAGTAATAATCATCAGCCTTGCGGATGACAGATGAATTATTATAAGACCATCTCATAGCTGCCCCCCTAAGAAACTCCTGTTGAACCATAAAGGCCCCCGCTCTTTCTGCATCATAATTAGGTCCTATAAACGAATTAGCCTCATCTATGAAAGTCTGTTTCTGATTACGTAAATCAGCCAAACTAGTCTCAAGCATTAATTTACGATTAGCATCATTACCAACACCCCCTAATTCCGCCTTTATAGCTTTTTCCTTAGCATCAAAATCATTCACATATTGTTGAATAAAAGCAGAGGTAGATTGTTGATTGAACATATGAGGATTGGTAAGAGCCATGTATTGACCTTCCAATTGTATTTGAGCCTTAGCGTTTTGGGACATACTGGATGCTATAATATTCCTTATCTCAGAATACCCCATCTCATCAATTGTCTTTTCAATAATCTCTCCCGTTCTTTCGCCCTTATCATTGAGAACCGGGATCTGTATTTTCTGACCCTTATGCTTGGTCAAAAAATCCTTCACCTTACCATCTATCTCAGCGTTATAATCCGTATATGGAGTGTAATGAAGAGGTTCTAATCTAGTTCCTACCTGACCATCATTCAACCATTTATAATAAGGCATAAGAGCCATTGATTCATTTATGGGACTATACATCTTAGGATTATTCAGCTTCATATCCTCTAATTTAGTAGATAGTTCCCTAAACTCACGCGTTCCAGCGATGGCGTTCAATACACGGGTATCTAAAGCCTCTCCAAGACGAGCCTGTATGCTTCTGGCTATACCATCAGAAGCCAGATTGGATTTACGATACACGTTATTCACGTCCTGTATCAATCCATTTAACCTATTCTGAAGATATTCCCTATCCTGAGGTTTAGCTATATCAGAATTGATAATATAATCAGCATACTCGTTTATAGCCTGCCGATTCGTATCTATTTTCTGTTGCATGTATCCCATACCCTGCATCATGACATCCATGTTGTAGGGTGATACGTACTTACCGTAATTCCTTAATATACTATATTGTGAAGCCATCCTTTATCCTTTCTTGCCTTTAGTTACTTCCTGAGCAGGATATAATCTCCTGTAACTTAATATATCTCCTTGAGGGTCTGCGATCAACTGACCATTGGGACCAATCTTAACATCCCCAAATATAGATCTTAATGTATTCATGGTCGTAGCCGTGTTCCACTTCTGCTGGATCTCGTCATTTACGCTATCGAAATACCTAGCCCAGTTCTCGTCATTTATAGCCAATCCCTGCAATATCCGTTGTTGATAAGCTTGACGTTGGGCTATGTTCTTGTCGTAAGTATTCGCCCATGATTGAGAATTGACATTATCAGCCCAAGTTCTTTGAGCGACATTGCCCTGCTCTACCTCGTTAATATACCTACCTATATTAGAACTCATGATAGCCTGTAGGTTAGATGATAAAGCTCCTCTTTGAGAATCCGGGACATTACCCATCTGATCCAATTGTGATTGGAAAGCACGATTGGCCTCAACCATATACTGATCAGCCGATCTCAACACCGGATCCACGGTAGGAGCGTAATGCCTTTCCAGACCTTCCGTTGTCACGGCTCCCGGAGTCATCCTAAACACCTCGGGGAAGTCAAGACCGCCACCCACTATATTCCTGCCTCCATTGCCGCTGTTCGACTTACCGGCATTTGTATTGGTCTTAGGGGGTGTATTGGGATCAATCAGCTCAGGCATATCCAGTTTAACATCAGGATCCTCCACATCACCTATATCCATAGGACCGGGAGCCACCTTATGAGGGTCAAGTATAAAATCAAGACCTTCCATTCCTTTCATGGATCTCAATGCCTGCATCTTAAGCATATCCTCCCCAAGTATCTTATTAACGACATCCTTGTTCTTATCAGAGAACAGTTGGCTAAAATGGGTGATACCGGCATCGTTAAGAGCCTTATGCTGTTCCTCTGTAACAACGTCCAGACCGATCATAGGACGAGATGACGAATATTGACCAAACTTATTGTCTCTCATTCTATCATGATATGTGGCTTTTTTATCTTCCGGATAATTACCTTGACTATCCTCACCACCAAAAGAAACGAGCGTCGTGTAATCCCGAAGCGCCTCTGCGTTGGCGATGATCGGGTTCTCCGCCGTAGCCAAGCCCATCCACCCACCAGTGGTGCTATATATAGCATCCTGAAGAGCTTTGGCGGCAGTAGCCTTAGGCGCACTCATATAAGCATCATAAGCCAAAGGCATGAATGTCTTATAATACTCCAGTCTCTCATCAGCGTTAATGCCGCCATAAGAACCGTCCTGACCCTGACGCTGATACCCAAACGTATTATCCTTATTATTATACTTGTTCTCAACAGGACGGAAAGTAAGGAGATAATCGAATAAAGAGCTACCACCTTTCTCCATCTTCTGACGAATACCAGCCACTTTCTTAAGCAGCTCTTTCTTAGCCTCAGCTATATCCTCCTCCGTAAGACCGTATTCTTTCATGGATCTGGATATGATGTTATCTATCTCACCTCCCTTGGCAAAATAAGTATCCTCATCCTTCTTCATCTTCCGGTCTTCCTGCTCCTTGTATATGACATTAGCGAAGTCCGTAAATCTTCCTTCTAAGCCATTAACCGTCTCGTTACTATCATTTATAGCCTTGGATAATACGGAAGCGTTTAAGCGCCTCGTATTCTCGTCATCTATCTTATCGTTCTTCTTCAACTTATCCAAAGCCTTCTTCTGATCATCATAAGCTGATTTAAGACCTATCTTAGCCTTATACCTATCCATTAACGTGGCGTACGTATCCTTTGGCGTAGCCTTAATACCATACGTATCCCTAATGTATTTAGCGAAATCCGACTCTATGGTGGTATCATCGGTAATAACCTTCGTACCTTCCTCCAAGGAAACGGGGGTTCCACCATCGGCGTGCTTCTGCCCCATAGCCTCCATTGGCGCCTCTCCGGGCTGCGTCACGTACTCACCCTTCTCGACCTCTACGTTGGCTTGATCTTCCATCGACTTAGGTAACGGATACAGATACTCACCGGTAAGGCTTCCGCTATCGAACCTATTATTAGGCCCTAGATAAACACCCCCACCATCCTTGTACTGCATCTGGGATTGCCTTCTTTGTCTGGCCTCACGCTCCTGAGCCAACCTGATATTGGTACGAGTACCTTTCTCAGACGCTATCCCAGAAACCACGTTACGAGCCAATCCCATGATACCACTAATCCCTGAGGCTATGGTGGTTATCGTATTAGCTGTTTTAGCCCCAGTGGATAAATCTCCATATCCCTCACTTCTCATACGCCCTATACCACGACCCATCTGAGTGAATCTAGACCCTATATCATCAGCGCCATAGTAAGGGATGGTGGTAAAATCAAAAACATCCGTACTACCAGACTTATCAACCTTCTTATTACTGTCAACCAAAGCGCTCAAATCACTTGTATCAATGGCATTAATATCAGGCTGCTGAATATCAAATCCTATCCGGGTAGACGAAACCAAAGGTTCCACTCCAAGACCCTGAAGACCAACAATATTACCAGGCATGACAGGATCAACTTCCCCAGCATCTTGATATTTAGGTATCTTCCTTTTAATTACATACTTTCCCATATATCAAATTATTTCGTTCTGATACAAAGATAGTTTAAAAAAAATACAGACTCACCATTTGACAATGATGAGTCTCTTTAATACTAATCCTTTAAAGACATAACAGGATTACCCCATTTCTTTTTCCACTCATGACCAAGATAATCTATAAGTTTATCATAAGTATCTATAAAACCACCATCTATAACCCCGGTGATAACATTCTCTACAGCTACTATGTCGTTTAACTGATTCTTTGTAGCCGTATTCCTTATCCCACTCTCATGCTTGTTAAAGACGATAAAATTAATAGCCTTAGCTACCCTTGATATCTTATCAGACAACTGATCCTTGTCACTAACCAACCTGGCGACAGCCGAACTCATCTTGATATAAGCCTCACCAGCGGCATTCCTGTCTTCTATGAATCCATCGTGCAACCATATTATCACCTTGGCGTATATCTCTGGATCCAATTCCAATGCTACCATAACAAAAAAATACGGATTTACATACCATTTCTGACCCTCCCCCTTTCCTCTTCGGTAAGCCATTCCGTATTTTTTGAGATCGGTTATCTTATTGATTTTCAATTCATGGTTTTGTACCGTAAGATTTCTTACAGTACATATATCATTAATACTCAGCTCCCTAACAAGAGCTTTCATCTTTTCCTGAAATCCATTAGTAGCAAACAAATGATCAAGCCTTCTAGACTCCAACCCCATAGATTTACGTTTTTCATTCAAGGCTTCCATAACTTCCGTTATGCATACAAACCCGTCCTTGGACATAACAGAAATGTTCCTACCTAATAATTCCCTACTCTCTGATGATAAAATCAAATTACTTTTCATACCTTTACTAAAAGTTTTAAATTAATAAATGCGCCTATCCGCTCGTGATGAGTAGATAGGCGCACAAATATAAATAATACTAATATAATTACAAAATATAATTAACTATATTACAGATAATAATACCTTGTAATTTTAATTCATCGCAAGATAGTTACAGCAACTAGATCCTTTTTACAAATAACGAACCTATTGCTTTCACTAGGTCATAGAATCCAGCAGCGCTAAGCCCGACAGCCACCCCATACAACAGAGCTTCCCACCATTCACTACCTACCAACAACGGGGATACCTGAAGGAACCAAGCCAAGATACATACCAACATGCCGATAACTACAGCCGACAGGATCTTAGCCCACTTATGAGTGTCAATATACGGCACCACCTTAGCTAGCTGAGTGGCTGACATCGTGACGAAAGCCATAATACCGGTAAAGGTAGTCAGATCAATAGTAATAGGCCCTTCTGATGGGATTACCTCTTGCGCCATCAAAGCGAATGGCGTCAATAACATAGCAAATAAAAACAACAATCTTTTCATATCTAAAACGTTTAATGATTTCACAAATGTAACATTAATTTTGAGATCTACTCATGCCCTTTATATTCAGCATCAACCCCGGTATCATGTTAAGCACCAACTGCCTTTTCGCCTGTTCCTTACGCATACGCTCGGCCTCCTCTATCTGCGCCTCTGATTGAGGATCATTCTTAATATTATTAGCGATGTCCTCTATAGCTTTCTTGTTAGCGCCGGATTGAGCTAGCATCTTATATAACAGGTCTTGACCTTCCTTCTCCCACCAGCTATCCATGGCAGGATGGGAAGCCAAAGAAGGATCGGCGGGGGCTACCGTCTCAGGCACGGGCTGCTGGCCTCCGTCTCCCGTACCAGAATCCCGCTGCCCGAACTCGTATCTCATTGGCTCGTTCTCCGGGACACCGTATCTGTTGGAGAACATATCGGCGAACTCAAACCGCTTCTCGTTTCTTAATGTCGATCCAAGGGGTCTTCCGTATCCTTGATTCCATGCTACGGTAGCGTCCTTATAATTCGTGGCGTTATCAAAATCAGCCTTCGAATACATATAGTAATTATATATATTGCCTTGAGCGTCCTTATCAAAGAACTTGCCTTGATTGATGTAATTCCAACCTAACCCCGGAACCTTTCCTTGATACTCATCCACAAGATAATCCAGTTGTTGGGTCAATGTCGGTTTCTTTCCATACCTGCGCTGTAGCTCTTTCCTCCTCGGCCCAAGCCATTGCTGGATACCAAAGTCACCAGCGGGTCCTAGGGCTTCGGTGTCCCCTCCGGACTCGGCGGCGATGTTCGACAGGATGCCGATAGCTTGCGTTTGTGGTATCCCCTTCTTTTCTGTCAGATAGTCCCATATCTCATCATACACAGCCATCTTATTATCCTCTGATCTGTTTGGGTCAATAACATATTTACCAGACCCGTAATCTCGCCCTGTATCAACCGGCCCTCCACCTTCCTTATTCTCTAACTTATTCTTAGACATAATAGCGTTACGGACAAGAGCCTCCTTTCCGCTTTCCGGGAGAGGACTATAATCCTTAAACGAACCTCTCTCATCAAACTTATTACCTATAGCATCCAGCGTCTTGGTAGCTATATTGACAGGAAACTCTTGATCATCGCTATAAAAATCATACACGTCGTAAACACCTAACCTCCCATCCGGACGCCTATAAATTGTAAAATTGCCAAACCCTGATAACGGGGTAAGCTCACCAGCAGCTTCGGGGTAAAAATCATACTCAGAAAAAACCGTAGGCTTTCCGGATCTTACCGAATTACGATTCTTCTCAAAGATATCTACCCATTCTCTAGACTTTTTCAAAAGCTTCAGCCTACCATAAGCATCATCTGTAGCCGGCTTATCAGAGCCATATATTTCTTGCTCCGTATCACGAATCTTTTTATCTAGCCTCTTTATCTCATCCTTAGTGTCACGATTGAACATCTTCTCAATATCAGTAATGACATTATCAGGAATCCTTATCTCCTTGCTATTTCCATCAAGACTATTAGGCTGGGATAAGAATCTACCCCATAGCTGTTCGCTATATTCATCAACATTAGCTTTGCCATTTCTTCCGTATATAAATTCCTTAACCTTATCGGGAAGACTGGCATTTGAGGCTACCACATCAGGTGTTACATTCTCATACAACCTCCTTCTTATGGCGTTACCTATGATGTCTTTTAAATACGAAGCTCTATCAGATACATCTTGTCTTACATACATAGGATCATTACCAGTAGGACCTCCTTCGGCTTTCTGCTCAATTTTCTCTCCCCATAACCCATATTTCTCCCTAGGCCATATACCGTCTATGGCATCCACATAACCAACGGGATGCTCCCCTTCCAGACGCCGGTCCCGTCGCTCGTCCGCTGGGTACAGGGCGTTGGCCAACGGCTGCGTGATATGACCCAACCCCTTATCCTTGGAACTCGACATAGCATCCACCACAGTCCGATATACAGGTCTTAATTTCTCAGGTAAATATAGCCCCGCCTCATCAACCAACCCACCGATCTTCTTATTTATACCCCTGATACTGAAATTATAATTACCCATGCCATTATTCAACGGAGACAACGCACCTCTTATCCCATTCATACCCTTAACAGCAGCTCCTCCACTAAGGATATCAAACTCCGGGGATACGTTCCTTAAAGGACTATCATCCATACCCCTGAAATACATGGGACGCTCACCTCTTACAACACGATCAAGATCTTCCTTATACAAATCCTTTATCCATGAAGGGATTTCCTCTTTCTTATCTTTCTTAGCCATAAATCACGTTTTCTACAAAGATATACATAATCGGATGCAGGATAAAACAATAGGCGGGTACATGATTCATATCACCTACCCTCCTACACCCTCAATGCATATGATAAGCCGCCAGAGCTTTCTTGGCCAAATCCCTCGACTTATACTTCGCCGGCCATAACTTTCCAGTTTTGTTACTAACCACCCTCCAATCACTTCCTACTTTCTTGATGCACCCCGATTTAGGGCACTTGCCTGATTTACTAACAGCAGATCTATTTTTCACCATATCATTGCGTATTAACAGTTATGCTATAATCTTGTAAGTTTATATCAATATTGACAATCTTCGAACTACCAAAATCATATACACACAAATTTAAATTTCCATATAAAACACCAGCGATAACATCGGCATAGAAAGAAGCCTCATCACCACCCACAGCATTATAAAAATACAGATACATATGCTGTTTATTAATAACACAGCTTTTTATCTTGTCAAAACCTTCCTTGGTAGTATTTTTCTTAAAATCAATTCCTTCTAAAATATAACTTGATATATCCACTCCAGAAGAACCTATCTCCTTATAAGTCCCATCATCCATCAAGGCCTTATCACCCTTACCTTTCATCTTAAGATGAAGTTGATTATCAAAATCTATATCCTCTTCAGTATTTTTAAAAGAATTTACAAGAACTATCTCGGAATCATTTGATGCAGCAACATTTGAATTAGAATGAATATATCCGACACTTAGATTAGGATAAACAGAAATAGATATATCCATAAGTCCCATACCAAGAATGGTATTTGAACCGCTGATGTAAATAGTGATACAATCATTCCTTTGATCATTAAAAACCATCAAATCATTGATAAGAAATTCACCTACCAATTCCACAAAAGAATCGCTAGGTTTTATCATCCTGATATTAGACGTAGGGTTACTACCAAACAACAATTTTATAGTATTATACTGATCTTGGGTTAAAGTAGAAGGTTGATTAGACGCTAGATGAAAAACAGTATCTAAAAACGCGTTCTCGATATCACCCCTAGCTTGCACCTCCTTATATTTCCCATTATCCATCAAAGCCTTGGTCCCTGTACCGGCCGTAGAGAAGTTGATGCCCCTGTTATCTCCGACTGGGTCACCACCAATCGTTAAGGATATGTCCTTAGTTTGGTTAGATACCGATTGTACGGTATGACTGGTGACAATGGACGTATGGGTAAGGTCGCTGGATATATTGATCATTACATGATAAGATACAATGACCCCAGCTCCCGTATTGCATCCAGAGCGCAACATGGCTTGAATATTCCCGGATGAATCCTTAATTAATATCAAGTCCCCAACCCCATACGTCGATGATGCTCCGGATAAAAGATATTGAATTGGTATATCAACCTCACATTTAGAAGCTATTATATCATATTTCGCTTTGGTAAGGGTAAATTCCTTATCAAAGCCCAAATTAAATAATATAGTTCTAAAATCATCCTCGCTATCGAGATTATCGCCCAAGAAGCCCGGCTCATGAACATCTATATCCTGCCATGTGCCGTCACCACGAAGAAAGGCTGTACGCTTCTCCGCAGCGGGAGCCGGCACCAATCCCGCAGCGCCAGCCCCGGACGCCGTGGCACCAACCATATCCTTGACCTTATCAAGCCTACTGTCTATTTGATTACCATCGTACTTACCAATAAAATCTTCCATATCATTTCAATATATAAGAGGAGGCGGCAAATACCCCCCCCATATGTTAATAAATCAATAAATTTTCTCATCATTACTAAACCATCTTACTATCATCTTGAACCGACTCTCAATGTCATTCACGAACCTTGCCAAGAACCAATCGCCACGAAGACGATCACGCCACCTCCGATGATAATCGACAGCCCTGGGGTCGATCTCCCGGCCAATATCGTTCACGTCCTTAACCCATACCGGTAGGTTATTAGTATCGTCCTTAACCTCGTTGAAGTAGTCGTTGATATTGATCTTCTGGTCTACTTCCGTCACCAGTATATCACGGCTATCGTCGTTAGTTATAGGATATCTTAGGCGCTGGCTCATGTCGTTCTTATCGGCGATGGTCATCCTAAGCTCTCCACTGTTGTTGGTATCGTTATAGAACCATGCCTTATTAAATCCAGTTGTTCTTCTAACCTGATAATTAACCTCATCCTGATACCTTCTGGCATCCATCCGATATTGGTAGTTCGTAAGGATCTTATTCACATACTGCTCACGGACAGGTACCTCTATGACGAACGGATATAGCTTACCGTAAAATACTTGATACGATTGATTGGTTAAGCCATGAGACCACAATCCCACTTCCCGACTATCACTAGAATAGTTCTTACCAGACTGGAAATAATGCTGGTGCTCGATATAATAGTCAGGGGTGTATGATAGATATGATTTCCACTCACCCTTCAAACAATTATATCCAACGGTAAAGGAGACATCCGTGAAATGGCTGGTGTCCGAAAGCTCCACCGCCTGCCCGTTCCTGTAGAACCGGCCTCCCCTGAATTGGTACTCGCTTGGATTCCCTACCGGTATGTAATCCCTCTTGGTTATCAATACCCTCTTGAAACGATTATCCCAACCCATGGACAGACCTATACCAAAGAACTTGTTATCGATATCATAATAAGACAGCTCAGCATCCGTATCGGCGTTATATATCCGGCTACGGATGATCTTCATCTGAAGATGCTCCTTAAACCAGTTTCTAAGCCCCGGTGTGACCTCCGCAAGATTCCTGCCATTAGAATCTACCTTGAATACCTGACCACGCCTTAAATCGACCCAAAAATGCCCAAATTCACAACTGACCATATCCCGGCTCTGGGTCCCGGAATATCCTAACGTCGTATTATTATACTCAATGCCACGAGAGGCGAAAAGCCCACCTGTCCCTAGCTCGCTATTCTCCGGGGATATTCTTTCCGCCAGCACGTCTATAGCGTTATATAGTCCTACCTGATTCTCGAAGCGAGCTAGTATTTGATCCGACTCTATTCCCTTCATGCTTATAAGCTTTCCGAACGAGGTCTTGAACTCATGGTAATCCATAGGCTTGTACGACAGCCAAGGATCGGTCATGCCGTTCTCCGACACGTCGGCGGTGCTCCATATGACGCCGTTGGGTCTTTGGTAAGCGCAGTCCCAAAAATTGCTATCATACGTCTCTGGTAATGACCTGCCACCTAACGTAAATCGATTCTTATACACAGGACTCATCTTAAACACATTACTCCTTGATATAGGGACATTACGCTCCTGAGTCCATGATATATAATCCCCCACCTCCGGATAGAACCCCTCGTAAGGCTCAGGGCCGGCTATACGGAAATTGCAATTGATCTCAGACTCCACAAGAAACTGAGGTATGCCATAGAAATATAGGAAGAAACGACCGCTAAGATACATATCTCCGGTCTTGCAAACCATCTCATAAGCGCTCTTCCGGCTAGGGAAAGAGTATAGCGATCCGGTATCCGTATCGGTCTTATTAAGATAATCCTCCCCGGTATCGTAATTAACGAAATAACGGGGATACCCGATGTTCCGATAATCATAATAAGGGAATGGTATCATGTCCCCCTGACCGAACTGAGTCAAATAAAACATAGGCATCTTCCTCTTAAGCGAGAATCTTGATATAAATACATCACCTCCAAAAACAGGTTTACGCTTATCCTTATCCATCAACCCGCAACCACCTAACGATACCCACCTGATATCCTCTATCTGCCCGTATTGAGCCGGAGAATATTTCTTTATCCTCATATAGGGGCAGGATACGAAAGATTCACGTGTCATAAAATGAGGCGTCATACCAGCCACCTCATCGTTACGAATATTACACTCATCCTGAATACGGCTGGTATCGTAACTTGAAACCAACTCCGGATATTCAAGCATATACTTATCCATACCAAATGACATGAACAATGAATGCTCACGATCGAGGTTGTTTATGATAATAGGCTTACCGCCTACGGTCTCCCCTTGCGAAGAGATATCTGTTACCGGATATAACCCGCTCTTGATATATTTAGCCGTTGACAATCCACGTAACTCTGACTCCCCTATTTTTTGGTAAAATAAATTATAATGAGCGACAGAAGTATAGTAATAAGCATAGTTCCGTCTAGGTCCCCTATCTATCAATGCCGTTAACCACTGATACCTATACTTGCCTATATCCACCACGGACTGGGCTGTGGCCTTGGCGATACCTGTAGCCAGACGGATAGCCGTCAGCGCTATGCCGACAGGGTTGGCTAAAAAGAACACACCTCCACCGACATATTGCTGTGAAGCCGACTGATATGTATACTCAGCTATAGCGGATATTAAATTAGCCATAGCCTCCACCGTAGCCAATGATGTTGCCATACTGTAAGCCTTACTCCCTAATATCGTCCATTTAGGGTGATCCTCCACCTCCCTGAATATACCTGAGGATTTACCTAATTGATAACCATCAACAAGGCACTCGGTGGGAGCGTCAGGCTTGTTAAAGGCAATATCAGGGCTTAAGAATGAATACCAGATATTACCCTTCCTGTTAAACGGATGCGTTATAAATTTCTCACGATTAATATCCTTATAGATATACATATCATCAGACAAATCGTTGTAAGGGTAATTAGGATAAAGGTTAGCCGATCCGTCGGGATCATCGTACTTAAACATATCATAAGCCAGACCGGTCCCGATAACGCTCTTATCCAACGTCCTATCGCCCCTATACAACTCATATCCTATTATAGAATCTCTTCTAGCCTTATCTATAAGACCGTTCTCTACCGCTATATCCAGAAACTCATTAACGATATCGTCATCAAGCATCACCCCCATAGGATAAATATAGGAGTCAACTCCATATTGACCGGTCAGCTGAGACGGATTACCCATAAAAGGAGCGACAGAGTTATCCGGGAACTTGTAATGACGTATAGGTCTCTGACAAAACGTGGTTGACGTATTGGGGTACTCAGCGTTACCCCCATTACCGGTGAAATAAGACTTACCCCCAACTGATTTAGGAGACCCATAGTATTTCGTCAAAGAATCTATTATGTCCTTCCTCTTTGATCCTCCCAATGATATCCCGATCTTACTTGAATCATACAACTCAAAATTAGCCGGGTACTTATTAGTAGACTCCCAATATCCGAAATCACCATACTGATATGGTCTGGGAGCGCAGTCAGCGGGTTTATCTCCACATGAGACACATTTCGCCTCATAGGTAACAAATCTCCTTAATTTCAATTCTTTCGTGAAGAAGAACACGTATTTCACCTCCAGCGGCCGAATGCCAAAACAGAACGGGGCGGGGAAGATGGCGGTGCCGGCCGTATAGAATCCGGCAAGCTCCTTCATGTCCTGCCTCATGGCGAAACCGGTGAAGAACACGCATACCGCAGGCTCGATGCAAACATATATCTTATGGAAAGTAGTCTTGTCATCATTCCAGAACAAGTACTTTGGCATCATAAATATCTTATGATCCACGTAATTCACTATAACACCTTTCTTGGCATCATTAGCCAAAGGATTAGGAGCCACGGTACCTTCCTTGTCCGAGAAAAACGTTATACGAACCTTATTGTATGATGATGAGTCGCCGATCGGATAATTATAGTTACCCATCATCTCTATATACATAATACCGTTATCAGGATCGGATAAACCACTTATGTATTTCTCGTAATCCAACTCCACCCATCTGGCGTATGAGGATACATGTGGATAGAACTTGAAATAAGTCAAGTTGCTTCTACCGAACCAATTGGTCTTGGCGTCAATATCATTCTGCACAGACACACGACCTTCCCAGTCAGTAGTTATACCGGTATTAAACTTAGAATTATCACCATCGCCAAAAAGACACATGGCGTTCTCGATACCAAACTGACTCTCATATTGGGGAAAATAAGCCTCCATCGTATCCATTAACTGATCAAGCATCGTCTCCGTATGCTTCTTTCCTTCCCATCCGGGATATTGATACAAATATGTGCACTTACCCAATGACCTACCCCCTTGGAATGTAGGAAGTTGAACATCGTTAATAGTAGGATTCACGTGAGGATCACCTACCGAACACCCATTAGTACATATACCCTCATCATATAACTGCCGAACATTAGACATATCCTGACACAAGACCAAGGCGGAGGAGTCTATATCAGACGGGAATTTATCCTCATCCTGACCATCCAACCATTCCTGAACCAGATCTATGATATTCTTACCTCCACTGGAATAATTATCGAAATCACACAATACAGAGAATTTCCTTTGTGACTCGGCGTTACTTTGTATTAAGGTGGTAGGCTCGGTCTCCGTATAATCACTAGCCAGCTTATATGTAAAATCAATCCTAGAATCCACCAAAGAGTTTTTATCCAATATAGTCCTGGTCTCTATCCTCTCGATATCATCACATCCACTAGGGAAATCGGGAGCCTTTATACCGTCTTGATCCTCCGGCAATGATATAGCAGCGCATAACTCGTCAGTAATACCTACATTAGATTCTATGATATCACACAGGTTCTCTATATTATCAGCGATATAATCAATAGCATCATCTACCGTAACATCTTCCCCCATCGTGTTGATAACGAATTGGGTCTCTCCTACCGTGGCATATTCCTGCTCTACATATCTGAGTTGCTTGACATCTAGCTGATTCTTGCATTCTCCTCCAAAATCATCAAATCCCCAAGATGGGTCGTTTATGATCTTTGCCGTATTCTTAAACTGCCAAAGATGACGGCGGCTGTTCCCCGCGCACTGCGGGTTGTTCTCCAGCACCGACGCAGCCGACAGGTCGTCAGAGTTACCGTCCTCATCAACGATAACCTCCATCTCCTCCCTTGTGGCCGGACGAGGGATAAGCGGGAATCTAGCTGTCCTGTATCCTGTATTGGTAAAGAACCTTATACCCAACGGATATACCTCGTCACGCATGAAAGAGGCGTATTTAGAGCAAGCCACACCGTCTTTATACAGATTCTCCGTGGCTATCGATGTCTGCCATTTAACGAAATGACCCAAGAAATTAACGACCGGTTGAAGATTCCATTCATTCTCCACGGTCAATCCGTATTGAAGAAGACGATTTCCGACAGACGTCATGCCTCTGGCTGTCTTATATACCGGTATTTCCTTGGATAACTTCTCCATGGTCGTACGCTCGCTATACTGATCCGTAAGGTAATAGATGGTCCTTTCCGTTATCGGATGTATACCTTCTATGAAATACTCAAGAACCGGGCTTTGCTCACCATTAAACCCAACCGTGTTCTGTATAACACCTATCTTATAATGAGATACCTGCTTGTCTATATTGGATACAGTAAGGCGGATACCCATATTGGTTGACTTACCCCATAAACCATCACGGATAACCACATCTTGGCGATCGAATAACATGATTGGGTTGGTCAATGAGCAATATCCGGTCTTCTCTATCCCGAACTCATCGCACAACGCCACGCAGAACTGGTAGGTCCCGGCACGCAGGCTCCCCCCGAACTCCACGACCTCAGGCTCCACGCACGGGGCCGTCAGCAACGGGAACACCAGCAGCTTCTCGCAAGCCAGCCTACATCTCTCTATTGGCTTGTCATCCCCACATATCTTATACCCATGGTAATGATACCAAAAGTCACCATCATCATCCGGGTTAAGGGCCTTATCGACCATAACATATCGCTGGGGATTATATCCATCGGTCCAGTATATCACCTTCCCGCATTTCTCGTCCTTGATCTCTATATCGAAGATCGGATGATGAATGGAGAAATTAAGACAAGGGTCATCAACCCCGTCCTCTATCAGGACCTCCATCAAATCACATATCTCATCAAAACGACCATCCGACTCCTCAAGCCTCTCGCCAAGGATACGATGGATGTCCTTTCCCGATCCAGCCAATTGATCCTCCACGGTCTTGATATAATCCAATGACCGCATGAACGTGATCTTAGACGTATTATCATCCGGATTAGATAGAAAGAAATAAGTGTTATCACCAGCTATGTCATTCTTATACCCAATAACCTTATAGCCATCAAATCGCTTACATAAAAGGGTACTAGGCTCGTTCTGGATCTTAAGCTGGCTTCCATCGTCACCCTCTATGGTAGCGTTCAAGGCGAAACTATATTCAGACGGGGATAGATCCTGTGGATGCTTATCCCTGTTCATCCCGGAGTCGGGAACCGCTATGTTAGAGTTATTTTGCACGACATTATCTTTTTCGCAAATATAATAAATCCACCAGATAATCACTTATGTGGCGGATTCTAATAAACAGTACGTATTATGCAAAACATTCAAATCGTACGAAAATAAAAAATCCTCCAGACTTTCACAAGTCAGGAGGAGAACTAAATACTTTTAAACGCTCGTGTAAAGTACAAAAACACAACAATTACAAATTTTTACCCATGTAGTTCGATTGCTTATCGGCATCCTCTACAGATATGTAAAAGAAACCGTTAGTCACGTATCTCTCATTGACATCCACAAAATCGGTAGATCCTTTGTCCACTCCTTTCTTCGATCCCTCATCACACACAGCTACCAGACTATTAAAGTCATTGGAATAACCTACGATCACACCGTGTATATCCCGATTTCGAGGATCGAATACGTACCTCATCTTACACCTATCGTAAGCTAACTCTAAAGAGCTTTTGCTTAACCTCTCATCTAATCCAGCACCCGCTACCAAGGCCAAAACGCTCTTTGATATGTCACTCATGGTGGTATCCTTGGTCGGAGCCTTAGGCATAGAAACGCCTTCCATGACAAAATCCAACGCCTTATCTACAAGGCCATCGAAATCATCATCTCTTATATAATCCTTAAGCACCTCCAGTATATATAACCGGACATGGAGTTCGTTATTTACATCATTTAAAGTTATCATGATCCTAGTTTTCGGCAAAGCTAGATTATTCCCACGCAATAAAAGATCAAATATGTCATAAGTGAAGGATTAAAAAAAATAAAAAAACTCTCCTATCCTCACGAACAAGAGAGCCGATGTGTTTATATTATGAAGAAAAATCTATTCACCTATTCTTACAATACAGTCACGAGATTCCTTGTTATAGATCATCGTGCCTACCTTAGAATACAAGGTCTTTATATTTTGCCAATTATCCTCACCATGAGCGGATACGTTGGTAGGGGCATCACCGGTATAAACCTCCTCGCCTCCGATATTGACAAAATCATATCCACGTTTCTCCATAGAACCGCCCTTATATGCCGTGAACCTGATAGTGACATTACCTTTCTCACGACCACCATACCAGTTACCGTATATACTACACCTGATCTCAAGAGGTAATTTATCGTAATTATCACCATCCAACAACGGCCCCATCTGGATCAAGGCAGCCTCATTACCTGATTCCATGTTATCACCGCCATGGATAAGATAATCACCTACCCGTTCCTGCGTGGTCTGATACTGTTTACTCCAACCAACCAGCTTGCCGTCAACGTCCGGGAGGCCGGTGTTATCGAAACCGGTAGCCGTGTCAAAGTCAATGCCGTCCTCGTCAGCCCAGATATACCTAAGAACAAGGTAATCGAACTCCGGGATGATCACCACCGGGACGGACTCCTGCCTGCACACGAACGTCTTCTCCTCCTTGGTTCCCTCTTTTATAACCTTGTACGTTACCTGACGTATCTCGCCAGTCTCATTAATATCAGCGGTAACTTTAACCTCAGCGGGACCAGTACCACTTGTCTTATCTAAATGTATCCAATCATTTTTCTTTGCCATATTATCTTTTTTTCTTTTTAAAAAAACGTATATTCGCGTCATAATCGCGGGGTGGAGAAGAGGTATCTCATTAGGCTCATAACCTAAAGATCGAGGGTTCGATTCCCTCCCCCGCAACTAAATAAATTTGATATACTTATCAAAAGCATTAGGCCACATCCGCTCATAAGACAACATCCTTCTCCTATTATCCTCAGCCAACTCCCGATAATCATTTAACGTGATCATCGACATCTTAAGCTCCTTCATAGCCCTAGCGAACTTACCCGGCTCCTGCTGAGCATATAATTTATAAGCGTCACCAGCGCCTTGTATCAAGCCATTCACGGCGGCATTCTCGAAGATCTTCATCTTGATATACGTCTCGACATAATCCTCAAGGTATCCTAACGCCGTTTCAGGTATATATGGGAGACCGTCATCATCCTTGGGTGTAGCACGATATATGATATAAATAAATCCATCAAACCCTGTATACATAGTATTGCCGGATATAGTTATATCATAATTATCCCAATCGTACTTATCCCGATACTTGTCGGCGGCGCAATCACGCCTCAGTCCTCGACCTATAGACAGCCTTACGGGATGATGGTAATGAAATCGAACCTCGTGAGACCCGATATATATCCTCTCCGTGATCGTCTTCTCAAACTCCTCCTTACAGCACTCGGTGCAGGAGTTCCAACGGAAACCGCGCTCGGTGCGCTCGACCCAGCCGATCTCATGTTGGAGGTCAGCCTTAGCCTTGTCGCCGCCCGGAATCTCACAGACAAGAGGCTCACACCTATAGGCGTCAAGCATGTCGAAAAAATCGGAAGGCAATACCGCCTGTTTGTTGCTGGTCTTGACAACTGCCTCGGACATGACCGCTATAACACCCCCGAACCTTTTCAAGGCGATCTCAGCCCATCTATAAACAGACGAGGTATCTATAGCCCCGCTATCATCGTATTTATGTAAATCGGCCTTGATCTCGGCCAATAGCCCTTTTATAGTCATATTTAAGTCTTTTGCACAAAGATATGTATTTGAATCCGTGATACAAAAAAAATCCAGTCTACCCTCACGGGCTAACTGGATCACAAAAACTTCTACAGCTTATAAACCCATTTAACTCCAAATACCTTACTCTCCGACTCAACCTCCCGGTACAAGAACTTATACCTCCTACCTGATTCCATAGCCAATCTACACTCCTTATTCAACGCCGGAGAAACATAGAGATGGAAATACTTGTTCCGAGGCATAAAATCAATACATGTATGGACATAAGAATATCCACCAGTTCCACGTCTGTTAATAGTACCGGTAAGCTTATTTAGATATATCTTACGATTAGGATTGATCTTATGGCACAGATAACCGATGTTGTTTATATAAACCCCACCCTCATTATCCAGATACTTATCACGTATGACCTTCCATATCAAGGACTGACATTCGAGAATATCATTCTTGTCCACAATCGTATGTTTCCTTCTCTTGCCGTTCTTAGACATAATAGATCTATAAAAACGGAGAAAGTACTGATCAAGTATTTTAAATGACTTTGTTTTCATATCACAAATATAACGATTTCATCCTAATACAAGAAATTTATACACAAAAATACACCGCCTGCACCAAGGACGAGGCAAATAGGATAGCCGACAATAACCTCCAATCCGATGGTATCTCTTACGCTAATGGCTTGGCGCAGGCCGATAGATGCGATTGCCTCGAAACATGGAGCGCTTACGCTAGCGGAAGTTTTAATGGACAATGCTTAAGTATATCCGTAAGCTATGATAATCCATGTGGTAAATCTAAAACAGCATCATTTGATGTGTATTATACTAGATCTGAACCATCTGGAGATGTAGAATATTTCTCTACCACTAAAACAGTCACCATACCATCCGGATCGGGAACGATATCAGGCGGAAGTGATTGTGTTAGCAATGCTACAAGCATGTATGTATCTAATCCAAGTCAAGGTGGAGGCTGTTAAAAACAAAAAGGAGAGGTTGATTATCCTCTCCTTTTTATATAAACCTAAGATCTTTTCTCTTAGTATGATTTAATATCCTACTAATATGTCTGGTACTTAATCCCGTTCTTTCCTTTATCTTATCATAGATATAACCCTTGGATACGTAAGCCGACATATCTCCCAGATCTTTTATAATCTTGTCATACATATCGTGCACCTCATTATATCTTATAATAGAGCTGTCTCTCATCCCTCTTTCGCCTATACCGTCAACTATGGCGTCATTGAAACCAAAGAAATTGATTATTGATCTTATTAGATTCATGTTATTGAATTTTTTGTGTTTTCTTATTAATATCCATATCCGGGTTCTCATCCGTAGGGATCTGCAATTTGGTTACAGTTTCCCTTAATGTTTCGGAAACCACATATTCAAGAAGTTTGTCTGGGCATATGAAATCATAATCCCATTGAGATGTACATGGCTTATCTTTTTCAGCTCCACATCCCCCTAGCTCTAACGCCGCTTTTCTGTCGAGAGTTATAAGATCAACATTTATAGCCTCTATGTTAATATCTGGTATATAGATATATCCATCATTGACATAATAATAGTATTGATCTATATTCCCGTATTTACGTTCCTTGTTGTTAGCGTATTTTCTTAACGATATGGAGGTAAATATAATATCATCCATGATGTTTGATACTTTGATGATAGCCGGACCTATACGGGTATATATCATATCGGGCAATCTTTTCTTGGATCTCATAAGTATCCTGCATAGTTTAAACTCATCAAAACAACAATCAATTTTCCGAACCCTATCCATCTCCATGCAATTGATATGAGTATACAGTGATTCCTCGCCGAACAAGGTTCCATCAGCATACTTCTGGGCTATATATGATCTTGCCTTTTGTCTTCCTATGGATAATATCCATCTCCTACTGACATGAGCGTCCTTATTGATGGAGTTCATATCATTTATGATTCTAGATACAAATTCTGAATTTTTCATATGCTAAATACTGAGGAGGGGATATACCCCTCCGGTTATTACTTCTTTTTCTTAACCTTGCCTCCACATTTCAGTTGAGGTTTCTTTTTCTCGGAGACCTTGCCTCCATTAGCCATTTTCTTTTTCTTATTGCAAGCCATAACTTAATGTATTAATATTAACGATACAATATTAATGATTTTAATTAATAGATAAACAATACGCATTGAATAAGCTAAATTCACATCAAGTCAGACGGTATCTCTTACGCTAATGGCTTGGCGCAGGCGGATAGATGTGATTGTCCACAAAATTGGAGTGCCAACGTGGTAGACTACAGTGAAAGCGGAAGTTGTATTAACTTTACTGTGGAATACAGTAATCCGTGTAGTTCCGGCAAAACCATAACAGTGACAGGAGGAGCGGAAGCGAATACCTCCACGGGTATGGAGATGACCACTAGTACTACGGTTACGATAGGTACTGGTAGTGGATCTACTAGTGGTAGAATGTGTTTTCAAGCGGCCATAAGACCAGGAACGGCGCATGTGGCTTGTACCACAGGTGGACAATGCTGATAATGTATATACAATAAAAAGGAGAGGTTAGTTAGCCTCTCCTTTTTATTATATATCAGACTCTTAACATTGACCACCAGCTCTTCCACTTATATTGATAGAATTACATGGATATCCACGATCAAAAGATATCGTGGCCTTTTTAGTGCCTGATCCAGTAGGTATAGTTACTGTCGTACTCCCGATAGTAGTCCCTGAGCTTGAGGCTGTTACCGTCAAACTCTTCTGCGTAGTACATTCATTACTATACGTAATCTCGACCTCTACTCTTAGCACTGAAGTGCCCGAAGGAGCGCCATTGCAAGGATCACCATCGGCATAAGCGTTGGCTGACCAATTCTTCGTTGGCTCCACGCAATCACATCTATCCGCCTGCGCCAAGCCATTAGCGTAAGAGATACCATCGGATTGGAGGTTATTGTCGGCTATCCTATTTGCCTCGTCCTTGGTACAAGCCTCATATTTACCAGCGATTTGCTTATAACTGATAGTCTTAGGAGTACAGTTGCTAGGACAGTTCGTAGCCTTGACATTTCCCCATCGGTCATCATTGCCAACCTTAGAAGGACATATCCTAGCATCAACTAAATTTTGTAATGCATCCTTGTACTCTTTATACTTGTTATAAGCTTGTTCACTAGCCAGATTCGATGAAGAAGCACAAAATTCACCAGCGCTAACCACCTTAATAGGGCTATCAGGAACACATACATCACCGCATTCGCCCGAACATCCCTTACATACCTCATTGGTATAGATAGTGTAGTCATGTGGATTACAGCAATGTTTACCACCATTCTGCCAATATCCTGTAGGATCGCACTCGCTAGAATAATGCTCCTCGCTATTACCATTATTACACCTGCTATTATCCATATGATATGTATTATCACACCCGCATCCACAAGATCTCGAATCGGACTCAACCAACTCATCTTGATTTGGGGCTGAAGAGCAAGGATTGGTCTGATTCCTACTCCTACGATAATCGCATCCACTACAATAGTAATTCCAATCATCATAAGATGGGGTATCATCGTCATCGGCGCAATCACCATTCTTATTAGCGTAAGCTTGAGCGGCGGTCTTAGTCGCCGTATCATTCTTGAAAGCGTTTTGAACCTTGCTGTCGGCATCCGCCTGAGATACGGTAGATGTCAACGCTGACAACCCTAAGGCGCTATAAGGAACGGATAGAGCAACACCATGTTTACATGTACCACAATTATCCTTATAAAATGTAGCGCTTCCAGTACCGGTCCATACACAAGTTCCATGTTGGTTAGCGTAATCCTGTCCCTTCTGGTCTAAGATCTGCTCGGCCTTGCTTCTGGCATCAGCCAAAGAAACCTTGCTGGTGATAGGCGTACCGCCGTTAACCTGCGTAGAGGTCACTGTTATTCTCTGACCAACCCCGCTTCCGGCGCAATTGTTCCTATAGAAGTCACGGCTTGCCACGTAAGTCCATGTACATCCTCCATTCTTATTGGCGTAAGCCTGACCATCAGATCCACGAACCGCGTTCTCAGCCTTCTTGTTGGCGTCAGCCAAGGAAACGGTGGAGGTGTACGGGTGTCCCGGAAGCTTGCTGCTACTTACGGATACCATGTCGCCCACGCCGCCGTCAGCGCAATTGTTCTTCCTAACCTGTCCGGTATAGCTTCCTGTCCAAGTACAAGTACCCTTCGAGTTAGCCACGGCCTGACCCTGAGAGTTCACGGCGGCCAATGCCTTGGCGTTAGCGTCAGCTTGGGATACACATGACTTAAACTTACCATCAGAGCTAGGACTTGGATCCGTAACATCATTCTGAGTTACGGTAACAGAGCTTCCAACTCCACCATCCGCACATTGACGGGTAAAGGCCTTGGATGCCGTACCAAACCAGAAACATGTATTATTACCACCAGCTATATACCGCTCTTGATTATCAGGATCAGTATAACAGGTATTGGTATTACGTTGATGTAATTGAGAGATACAGTCCTTACATACGGTCTCTATAGTCTCCCATACCGGTTGCTCGGTCTTCGTATGGCACGTATCATCATAGTTCTTGTTGACGAACGCCTGACCCATTCTGTCGATATAGGCCTTAGCCAAAGCGTCTGCCTCTTCCTGAGAACGGGTTGAGGTAAAGAACTGACCCATAAGATCCGGGGTTACGGTGATAGGATCTGCATACTGACAAGTAGGACACTTAGGAGTGAACTCCTTGCTATAATTACCTACATATATCTTCAGTTCGTCGCAAGTACCACGATCGTTGGCTATAGCCTGACCTTGCGCCTTGACAGCGGCCTTGGCAAGCTCATCGGCGGCGAACTGGCTCTCGTATGAGTAGAACGGACCTCCGGTCACGTCAGCCTCAGTAACGGTAACTGAAGACGGGATAAGACCAGACGGACAATTATTCTTCTCAAACGCCTCGCTATAATGACCGGTGTACTTAGGAGCCTCATGGCAAGTACCACGCTCATCGGCGATCTTCTGACCTTGATTCATGACAGCGGCCATAGCGACTAAGTTAGCCTCATCTTGTGATACGCAAGACTGGAACGGATGACCTTCCACCATATCTTGTGTCACGGTGAACGGATCTCCTACCTGATTAGCGCCACAATTGCTCTTCGTGAACTCGAAGCTAGCCTTACCGGTATACATAGTAGCGTCAGAACAAGTACCCTTGGTATTAGCCAAAGCCTGTCCTTGAGTCTGTACGGCGGTCATAGCCATAGCGTCAGCGGCGGTCTGGGAGTCGTTAGACTGGAATGGGTGTCCTTCTACCATATCTTGGGTGATCGTCACCTTAGATCCGATCTTACACTCACCACAGTTGTTTCTCGTGAATTCCAAGGAAGCACGGCCAGTGTACGTACAAAGGGCGTGGATATTGGCAAGAGCCTGTCCTTGGGCGTCAACGGCGGCCTTGGCCTTGTTGTTGGCATCCTCCTGAGATACGGTAGATGTGAACGGATAACCGTCAACCATCCTATCATTTACCGTATAAGTACCACCAGTGCCAGCACCACAATTGTTACGGGTAAACGTACGTGTATAAGTACCGGTATATACAGGCACCTTCTCGCACTTACCTTTCACGTTAGCCACATCCTGACCTTGAGCCTCGACGGCGGCCTTAGCCTTATTGTTGGCGTCTTCCTGAGATACGGTAGACCTGAAATCTCCTGTTACCATAGTCTCATCCACGACAACCTTAGTACCGTATTGAGTCTCATCACAGTTGTTACGAGTGAACTCCTTATTATACCTACCGTAGTAGATCGTCTTCTCCTTACACTCACCTTCTAGGTTGGCTTGTTGCTGGGCGTTAGCCTCAAGATCGGCCTTAGCCTTATCATCAGCGTCCTTCTGGGAAATAATAGAGAAGTACTTACCAGCGGCTACAACATAAGTATAAGGTTGACCGATATGGAACTCATCGCAATTGTTTCTAGTGACTGTCTTCTCCATCCTTACGTTATAGTAGACGTTAGTCTGACAGTCGCCACGCTCGTTGGTGATAGCCTGACCTTGCGCCTCGACAGCGTCCTGCGCCAGCTTGTTGGCGGCATCCTGCGATACCGTAGAAGTGAACGGATATCCAGAACACATCTTCTCGTCCACAGTGAAGTCAACAGGAGTAGAACCCTCAGGGCAGTTGGTTCTCTGGAATACCTTGGAGTACGATCCGGTAAATACCGGTATCTTCTCACAGTTACCCTTGATATTCGCTATATCCTGACCTTGAGCCTCGACAGCAGCCCTTGCTAGGCTATTAGCGTCTTCCTGAGACACGATGGATCTGAAGTCCCCTGTAACCATCGTCTCATCGACAACCACATCAGTACCATATTGCGTGGAGTCGCAGTTGTTACGGGTAAAGGTCTTACTAAACTTACCATAATAGATATTCTCCTTAGGCTTACACTCACCCTCCAAATTGGCTTGTTGTTGACCGTTCTTCTCAATATCCTCAAGAGCCTTCCTATCGGCGTCCTCCTGAGAGATGGAAGATACGTACTTGCCCTCAGGAATGATATAAACATATTCCTGACCGTCACTGAACTTATCGCAATTATTACGTATAAACGTCTTTCTCTGCTCCTCGTTATACCAGATATCGGTTATACACTCACCATGCTCGTTGGCGTATTTCTGACCGTTCAGGGCTATATCCTCCATAGCCTTGGCGTCTGCGTCCTCCTGCGAGATAAACGACTTGTAAGTCCTTTCCTCGACCGTATACAACACCACCGATCCATGCTGGTTGGCCAGACAGTCGTCCTTGGTGAACGGCTGAACCATCTTGATATTATAATAAACGGGCTTGGCGTCCTGAGCTATCATATACTCCTTGACAATATTACCGTCCTTTGACGTTATACGGAACTTAGCCGTACAGATCTGACCGGTATAATTAGCCTTGTATACGATATTAAGCTTATTATCGCCTACCCCATGGCTCTTGTCGTTAATGGCAAAGCAATTACCCTCGACACAATTCTTATCTATTTCCCTTGCCATATTATCCTTCAGTTATTCTCCATGAAACATCATCTCCGGCCTCTACCCTCACGATTTGGGTATCACCATCCTTATTAAGCGTCAACCTTTGCGGATCCACGTTGAAGGGTGGTTCCGGTTCCGGCTCACTACCATCACCGCAAGTGCAACATACCAGCTCGATATCATACTCGGTATTGGACTTGATATCGATGACAACCTGACCGTTCTCGCTAGTCACGTTATCGAAGTCATGATCAAGTATGATATAAGGTATATCATTAGGCTGTTGATTGATATTAACAACCTTACCGTTCAAGACAAACATCTCATGATGCTGTTCGTTATCCATATTCTTAGGCATAGCTATGACAAAGCTAGCCTCATACAAATCAGTGGCTCCGGGATCCTCAGGATCGGCATACACTATATATCTGCTATCCTCTTCCGGGACCTTCATGGATAAGCCGTTCACGTTCATGGAGACTATATAAGACTTGCTCACCGAGCCACCAAGGGTAAGGCAGGAGGCCTTGACCGAGGCGGAGTTAAGCTTGGCGTTGATGACCGCCGTCCCGCCCTCCATATCGAACATGATATTGGTCGGATCCACGCTTACCCGCTCCATGCCCTTCTGGGTTATGGTAGCGAGCTTCGTAACCTTGCCTTTCTCGACCGCTACGTAAGTCTCCCTAGGCAACCTACCCATCCATCCCGGCTCTACCTTAATAGCCACCTTGTCGGGGCCGGTACCGGAAATCTTGTCGTAGGACACCCATGAGGAGCCTTGCTCGATCTTGGCAAGAATATCTTTTAAATTACTAGCCATATCAATCCGCTTGCGTTATAGTCCATTTATCACTCTTGCCGACAATAATCTCAAGGATCTTCTCTCCACCCTCAGGAGGATACTCGAAGTTAGTAGGCTTAATCTCAAATACGCTGGCGCCTCCACAACCAAGATCACAGATCATATCCGGCAACCATCCCTCCTCAAAAAACCGTTCTATAAGCTCCCTGACAGCCTCTGAAAAAGAATCAAGCTCTAACCTGTCTACGGGGAGAGATCCCTTCTTGAGGATCTCACCACATACCCAGCCGTCACAATCGGAAGCCAAGACCGTATCGTACACTCTCTTAGCCATAACAAGAAGTATTTAAAATATTACTATTCAATGTAGTATATACGATATTAACATCAGTGAACTCATCACCCATGCAATATTTCTTCTTAAACTTAACGGACCTACCAGAAACGACATATCCGTCATTAGGGACGATAGTACCACAATAGGTAACGCTGAGCACATTCAACGGCTCGTATCTTAACCTGACAGCCTGAACACCCTTGAACGAGTCACGTTGGATGGATGCCGTGGCACCAGATACGGCAACCAGCTTCCTTACCAGAGACTCGATTACGCTATTCATGCTATCACCGTTCCTGATATCTGCCTCAGGGAACGACTGACCGTCATATATGATCTGGGAACTGTAGATACTACACTCGTCCCCAGGTCTATATTCCGGCTTACATGGATTACAATTATTTCTCATATCAAATCAATTTGTTGATCATTCTTCTTAATTCAAGTATCTCAGCATCCCTATCCCGTATAGCCTTTATCATAGCGTTAAGGGTATCGGACATATCGCAATTAGGGGATAATCCCAATGATTCCACACGTACCTTATCACCGGGGTAAATACAATCGGTACTCATGTACGTAGAGCACGGTACTTTCGTGTCGTCTATAGTAGGCCTATATTGTTTTTTGTTGCAACCGTTCATCACCAAACCTCCTCTTCAGTTCCGCTATCCCCGCCGCTACCACCGGCGTTGACAAGCTCGTTTATAATCTTCTTCAAATCCAGAACCTCACGATGGTATAAATCTATCTGCTTATCCCTAGACGCTATAATACGCCTCAATGAGTCTATAACGACAGAAATGTCATTACCTTTCTCTATACCATCCGCCACCAACTCATCGCCTGAGTATAAGACACATTTATCATACAAGGTTATAGGACATCCATAACCAACACAAGGTTCGTCCTGACAATCCCGATCGCAAGGATCACAAGGATCGTTAGGGCATTTGTTAAGAAACCTGTCTATCTTAACGCCATGACAACACTCTTCGGGACGTTCCCTTGAATGATCATGGCAACAACCATTTGTACTACACATATTAATAATGTTATTGTTTTCAACAAAGATACAGATTTGATTTAATAACAAGATAACACACTCCATTAAACAATATAGGGAATACGACATTCGTATCCCCTATATCTGCGAATTATAACAACGAAATAAAATCAAGACTTCAATTTAAGAACAGGATTACCCCATCTTTCTTTCCATTGCCTTCCCAAATCATTTATAACACCATTGTAATCTTTTATATATCCAGCCTTAATAGCATAAGATATATTCCTTTCTATTGATACTATCATATCCAATTCTTCAAAAGAAGCTCTATTCCTTATCCCTTCCTCATGCACGCCAAACACGACGAAATTTATACCCTTGGCTATCCTTGATAACAACTCCTTTAAATTACTTTTATCACTTATAAGTGAAGATACACTACTGCACATCTCTATATAAGCATCACCAGCGGCATTTCTTGTCCCTACAACATTATCAACAAACCACATTACAACATCAGCGCAAACCTCAGGACTCATCTCCATGGCTACCACGAGAAAAAGATATGGATTCATATACCACATTTGACCATCCCCCTTACCTTTTCGACATGCTAATCCCATTTTATTTAAATCGCTAAGATTTAGAGCCTTATTTTGTAGGCTGATATTTATCCGCTTACATAAATCCCTGTTTTCCAGCCTACTAATTATCTCCCTGCATTTTTCCTGAAACCCATCATACTTAATGATATCATTAAGCTTCTTGGGAGACAGCCCCTTTTTAAGCCTATCATCAGACAAAACCTTCATGGCTAAAGTGATATTAACAAAACCATTATCACTAAGCGCCGGTATGACAACGCCCATCAATTTCCTGTCGGAAGACTTGATTTCAACCCTACTTTTCATAACTTTGAACAATATTTTAAATTAAACATAATACCTATCGGTTCGAGATGAATAGATAGGTATGCAAATATAAAATATATTCAACATACAAACAAGTGAATCACAGTATATAAACTTAATACCATTGATATATATACAAAAAAATGGAGGAGATACACGATCCCCTCCAAGCACTAATCTATAAATTATGGGAAAACAAAAAAAGGTATTATCACCAATAACACTGATCTTCTTGATCGATATTCTCAATCCATTTCTCACACTCAAGATTAAGATCAGCGTATTCCTGTCCCTCTACCATCAAGACCTCACGAGCCTTGGCGTTGGCATCCTCAACCGATATCCATGACCTAAACCTGTTGGCTTTGATAGAGTAATATACTTTACCGGACTTATATCCGAACGGACATACCTTTTCAAACCAATCACCGATCTTCGTATTATAGAATACAGGTGAACAACTACCCTCTGCGTTAGCCTTCTCCTGACCTTCTTTCATAAACTTCCTATAAGCTAACGTATCGGCGTCTATCTGGGATATATCGGATATGACGGCTCCGGCTGGTAATTCATATACAATACCTCCCTTGCCTGATGTGCCAGCCTCACAATCGTTCTTGTAAAACAAGCCACGAAAAGGCTGTGAGGCCCAGTCCTCGCAGCAAGCCCCGACGGAGTTGGCCTCTCCCTGCCCGATCCGTCCAAGCTCCACCCTGGCCTTATCATTGGCATCTTTCTTAGATACGTAAGAGACAAACCTGCCTTCCTCTATGCATACCTGCTCCTTGGACCCCCTACCGCTTACGCAATTGTTCTTGATAAACTCATCGCATACCTGATCATTATACCATACAGCCGGTATTATGTCGGCATATGTATTGGCGTAGTCCTGACCGTTGGCTTTGATATCATCCTCAGCCTTGTTGTCAGCCTCCTCCTGCGTATCGCCAAAATAGACGTTGGCCGGGACCCGGTAGTCAACAGAGCCGCCCACGTACCCGGCAGGCGGGTTATTTCTGGTGAACGTCCGAACTATTTCTTTATTACCGTATACCATTGTGATTCACTTTGTCACAAAGATAAATATTTTACCGATATGAGACACATAACCGTAAATGCAAATACGCAGTTGCCTGATTATCAATTTTTGGGCAAAAATGGAATTAATTATCCCAGTGATTAAACGACTCCGATCCGGCAAAAACGCCATAATCCCTGAACATGCCTCCACATAATATAAAATCGCTTTTCTTACTACCGTTTATAGATGACAATATATACCGGTAACCCTTTCCTGTTATATAGATAGTCCTTGCATATACAACCTTTCCGGATTCCGTACATATATTCTTATCCCGATAATGAGCAAATCCTTTCTTTACGGCGTTAGCCGTAATCTCCCAATCTCCATTAACCTTGATCCTTTTAACTATTATCTTTATCTTAACAAGAAAATCACGAAGACATTTATCGCTTATAATTATATCATTCTGCTCAAGCTTCTTGGCTAAATCCCTTACCAGCAAATCTGATTCTCCAGACATGATAAACGACTCTGAAAATTTTATATCCTCTTTCTTCGACTCAAGGACCTTAGCCATCTCCTCGGCTTTGGCCCTCTCCTCTAACGCCAGCTTCTCGGCGGCTACCCTGCCACGATATTCCTTAGCCCAAGCCTCAGCAGCGGCGGGAGGATCATTAAAATCAGGAATCACGCATTTGCCTGTAGTGAGAAGCTCTTTAATTCTATCCAAACACCATAACCTAAAATCAACACTAAGCCACTGAGCGAAATCCAAAGCCAGATCCTCACACATCCATGTGCCAGGACTAACCGTACCCCTGATAATCGTAACAGGCTGAAAATCAGCATTACCATATTTTCTGGTAATGGCATTAATTAACTCATTTACAGAAGATAACGATAAATAATCATTTGGTCTCTTTTTAAACGGCTTCGCCATTTCGGTAGCATTCACATAAGTGATACCGTTCTCTGTTTTGAAAGTTATATCATTACCATTGTAGCTAAATATTGTAGATAATCCGTTTTCGTTGGATTTAAACGCCAAAATCCTACTACTATTATTCATAGAATCATTGGAAATAATTATATTTGCACTCATAATAAATTAACCTATGTCCATTACATCGTGAGATATGATGGACATACAAAAATAGCCAATCGAATCGTCTATGACAAATCAATTGGCTATTTTTTATATCTAACACATAAAGATATTTTACAACTTACAAGAGTATCTATCTAACCTACTTATTTAGAAGACTCCTTACAAATTGTATACTTGATTTACAGTAGCTTAACATCTAGTAATACATCATAAATCAATATCTATACATCTGATTATCACCAATGTCGACTTTTCTCCATTGGTTCGTTACCTATTACAAATCTTATCCTCCAAAGCATAAAGCACCTTAGCGACAGTCTTATCTCCATTTACCTTCACACAAGACTCACCAAGATCCCGGACGTCTATAGCCTCCCTAATACGGGTAAGCTCATCGTATATCTCCTCTATCACGTCAGAGATCATAACGCACTCATCAGAGTCCTTATGCTTTGACCACTCTGGAAGATCACCCTCGTAAGGTACGCAAGTGGACGGAGTTATATGTGAACAACTGTATTTTCTCATGCCAGTAACTTATTAACACGTTCCTTTAACGATCTTAACTCATCCGGGCATAACCCGCAATCATTATCGCATAATGATCTTTGCAGACGAATTATCTTGCCCCAATAGGATATATCGGGCTTGTCCCCGATCCTATACCTATGGTATCTCATATATCTACCCCATTGACAAGACAGCCATTCGTCTACGACCTTACATAGATCTATTCTATCAAGGTTTGATATGCTCTGCGCGCCCATCGAGAATCTCCTTTCTCATTTCCTGTACCTCCTCGTCAGGCGGGCATCCATACGGCAGGTTCTTGATCCATTCACGGATCTTTTTCTGCATATTAAGATAAGATACACCAACGCCATCACCCTTAGTACGAACTTGCTTATATATACTAACCACGTCACGCTCCATGGTCTGCAACGGATCTTGCATAACCATACAACCAGCGGTACTTCTAGAAGCGTACTCCATATCGCTAACAGCGGTAGAAGAAGAATGATTCATCATGCTTCTCTCAATCCTTTCCCTCTCGGCCTTTAACGCCTTTTCCTTACAAGTATTACAACCCATAATTATATCTTTAAAATTCAACAATCCACGCAATTAGTAGCCATCTCAAGAAGCTCTCCAACACGATCAATGATCTCATGAGCCGCCTCTATATTATCCAGCCTAACATTAGCTTCCGCTACAGTCATAAGCGTCTCCATCTCCTGTATCTTATTTATAAGATCCTTATCCTTGTCCTCGCATAAGACATCAGTCTTAATCCATAGCCGGTCAAGACGCCTGCGTATAAGATCCGTCTTAAGATACTTGCGACTGAAATTGTAAGTGGAAGGGCTACCTATGATCTTAATGTCATATATACCGTCTGGAAGATCAAGATACTTAACATTGCAATCATCATAATTAAAACAATTGAGACCTAGTGTTAGGCTGGTAAAGGTATTGACCTGATTCTTGCCAAGAAACAACGTAACGGGGTCGGACATGCCCGGCGTAGTGATCTCGATAATCGCCTTCCTATCCTCCAGCAGCCCCCACTCAGACTCATCCAATACCTGCAACACCTTGGGATCACGTGTCTCTAGCACCTGAAACGACAAGCGGATATCGTTCATGTTAACCTTCTTGTCGTACCGGCACAAGCTATCGTCATAACGGGCTTGCATATCAAGATCCGGAATATCGATATAATATGTCTTGACCTCATGACCGTTGATAAATACCGATGTTATCTGGCAAACATGAGACCTAGCGACATCAAAAAACACTATCCTTACATTACCCTCATAATCAACACCAGATGTAGGGTATGTCAATATCTGGGTATTATACTCACCATCGTTACGTCTAGCCACGACAGTAATAACGATAGGTTTCTCTATATCGTAATCATCCATGATAATCCTAGCGGCGAACTTATCATGAATTATCTTCGGTATGATATTGATCTGATTCATTCGTATTTCTTTTTCACAAAGATAACTATAAAGACGAATCTTAAAAAATAGATTCAAAAAATAGTACCACATGAATATATTAGGTGATTATATGCCATTTTACACTAAAATCGTAAAATGGTATATATCTATACGGAAATCCGTACTGGGTTCCACCAAAACCCTCTACCTTCTGGTAAGGTACTTACATCGAAGGCTTCTTTTGCCAATTTTCTGATGATGTTAAATGCAGCGTTGATATCGGCGTTAATAATACTACCGGAAGATGTTTTGAATAATCCTCGTTTGATACGTCTTCCGGCATATTCCTCATGCTTGCAAATCTTCTCGTTATCCAAGAAACTACATTTCGAGGTATAGGATTCCTCAACGATCTTAACATTAATACCCTCAAGTGTAGCTTTATATGATATCATTGAGATAAACATATTAAAAGGAATAGATACAAAGTTCTGGTTATTTCGTTTTCCGATATTGATCTCTTGTTTCCAGCATCTGTTATGACCGATCATAATCGTATTAATGCCATTGGAGACTACGTGATTAATCAATACCCTACTAGCTTTATGAAGATAATCCTTGATCTTGTTATTCCTTTTGTTGGTTAACGACCTTATTCGCTTTGATATTTGTTTATTGCCTTTTAATATTGATTTTAAATATGCTAATCTTTTATTATAATACTGGTTGATGGACTTCAAAGGTCTACCATTGATGATAAAGCAAGAACCGGTATTTGATACGCAAGACGCAAGATTATTAAGTCCAAGATCAATACCAAGGTAATTCCCATTATCATATATAAGGTTTTTCTCTTTCTTATTATATACGATCTCAAGAGCAATATATCCATTCTTAGGAACAAACCTAAGCTGTTGGATATTTTGCTTGTTGGTTCTTGTAGTAAAAGAGAATTGCTTTGGTAACTTAATAATACCTTGCTTTATCCATTTCTGAGAAAAGGCTGTTGTCGAGAAAACAGCCATAAACATCCCGTCTTTGTCAAGATACTTAGGTATTCTTACTTTCTCAGAATATTCACATCTGTTTTTCTTGTTAAGAAGATTGAAGAAGGACTTGAAATTCCGATCAACCATCATAAGTACCTGTTGGGCTACTGGTGTTGGTAAAGCACGATAGTCAACGTCATCTTCTGTTCTTAATTTCTTTTCAAGGGAGTAATAGTTGAGGTATTTATACTTAACAGTATTATCATTCTTATATTGAAAGTAATGCTGCCTAACAACATACAATCCTTTATTGTATAAGCTCTTGCACTTATGCAACAAATCTTGAAGCTCATTGTAATATATTGAGCTTTGCTTGATTATATGTTGTTCGACCAATCTCATGACACAAATATATAGATTATTATTTATATATAAAAATAATTCCTTACATTTGTGATGTAAAGTTATATATAATCACCATATATTATCAAGAAAAAATGGATATATTCGCGCCATGGTCGGTTGGATGAGTGGTTTAGTCGGTGGTCTGCAAAACCATATACCTCGGTTCGAATCCGGGACTGACCTCATATTTGCAATTCTTTTCTGGGGTGATAACCAATAGGTGTATGGGGTTTCTTGTACACCTATTATTTTATCAATCCGAATCTTTTCAACAACACGAATAATACAACCAATATACCTAAGATCGACATAAAGATAATAGCCATCGGCCACCTTGATTCCTCCTTATCATCTACATCCTTATGTTCGATGTCTGTCTTCTTATCAATATCCTCAATACCGGTGATCGTCTTATCAATGCCAAGAGAATCAGCCGTCACCGTGCTGTCCCGCCGGCCGATGACGATATGGGCGTCAGTCACGGACGATACCGGTCGCTCTCCCGTGGCGGGATCAATATCCTTATCCGTATCGAATTTCCTCTCAGTTATAACGATATCGGCATTAAGATCAGAGGTCTTTATCTCCACCATCTTGCGGTCTATAACTTCGTTTATCATCGTCTCTATCCTGCTTATCAGCCGGCTATCAATAGACGCCTCGCTAACCTGCCTCCTGCTTCCACAAGAGGACAGGAATAGCGACAGACCTAAACAAAAAATCGCCCTAAGACTTATCCTTAACCTCATCATCGGCAATCCTCCTTATATCGTCAAACGTCTCATCAGGTATGTTCTTGGAGAAGCCAAACATCTTGAATACGTTTATCCTCTTGAATACGGCCTTGAACACCTTCACCAAATAAGCGTCAGCGAAAGCATCCCCTATCGTATTCAGGAAAAGCATCACATATCCAACAAGGGCTATATACACCCCATATTTGGTAACGGTAAGTATCATGCTAGCCTCCTCCTCGATCGGGTATAACGTCTTATATATAACACATAATGTCATTACTATAAAACAAGACAAAGCGAACTCCTTAAGAATATCAGTGAACCTGACCTCCCTAAGCCATCTCTTGAAACTAAACCTCCTCCTACGGCTTCTACGGAGCTTCCAGCCCCTTACGCTTTGCGCTAACCTAGCCAAAAAATTCGCTATTAATACTATAAGTAATACAGTCAATAAATGATGCACTGGCTGGAAGTAAGCCCAACAAGAAGCACCATACGCAAGCGCTATATTCCATAAAGCCCCCACTCGCTCTATCATGTCTTTGTCTTTCATTTTATACCCTATACGCAAAGTTAACCACTATACCGTTAAGTACCTAAAACACCACGGCGTGTATACCGTTCCTCGTATCAAGGCTGTCAAAATGCAACCAACCCACCTTCCCTTCAAGCCGGAAAGGATATGGTAACATATCTTGATGATCCAAAATCAAGCCTCTGGCCTGTTCCGCCGTCATTGACTTGACATCGAAATCCCCAGCCTTACCCAACACATGAGCGGATAGATAAACATCTTTCTTATCCTTGACTATCTGGCAGATGTTGCATCTAAGACCACGTTGGGAAAACTGCCCCTGCTTGTCCCAATTATTACAATACATAGGCTGTTTAATTATATCCCTCCGTAATATAAGAAGATTATGGAGAAACGCTGTATCAAGAAACTGCCACGATCTGTCCTTCCACTTATTGTATGTATGAGGACACACCAATTCCACTATATCAAAATACGAACCTAATTCTTTTATAATATCATTCCTATCCATATCATCCATTTTTAAAATAATGTAAAATAACAATACCACGATAACCTGATCCTCCTCGACCGCTCGTAGCCCCACTATTAGAAGCTTTAGAGGCTCCTCCTCCACCACCTCCATAATAAGTGGCATTACCTCCATTTTTGCCATTAATAATAACACCCTCAGTATCCTCAACTCCAGCCCCATCACCTCCTCCGTGATTACCACCTTTACCTCCGGATAAAAAGCCTGTATCCCATCCTCTTGTATAAGCTCCCGATCCACCACCAGCGCCCATAGGATAAGGGTATCGGTCAGGATATTTGTTGTTAAAAACATATGATCCATCTTGCCCTGGATTCCCCGGGGAAGGATCATGACCATCCCCTTCAACTCCATATCCGCCTCTTCCACCTTTACCGGCAATAGCCTGATATATACCGAATATACTATCACCACCTATATCTCCTACAACCACCCTATATGTAACACCTGGATTTACGGATATAGTCCCAGTCAGTACACCACCTCCGTTACCGCCACTCCCGGCATTATATACATCGGAATATTCTCCATTAAGACCTCCGGCGACCAACGCGAACTCAACCTCATAGACCCCATCAGGAACCTCCCAATATCCATTATCCTGAGGAGATAGTTCCTCGAATACCTCTATTATCTTCTTTTTGGGTAACATCCTTCTTCTCATCATAAGGCAAACAGGATTTTACCCCCCCCAATTTAATTTTAAAATATTGATATTCATAATATTATTCTGGTTTAATCGTCCATCTCTGGGCGTAGTTATTTTTTAGCACATATATCTTCTCCATAGGTGTAGCGGGAAACCCGTTGGATGAGCCTTTCACGAATCCCTCTGGAGCCTGCTCCGTGCCGGAAGGACGCTGGTTTTCGGTTGGAAAAGCAGCAGTATACATGCTTACCGAAAGACCATAGAACTGATTCCTCTTTCCGTCATTAGCTACCGATGTCATGGTTATCTGATCCCATTCCGTAACCAGTTTATAAAAAGAATCCACGAAATCATCTGATCGTTGCTGGCTATGAGTAGAACAATTCACGTTAAACCATGTAATAGCCCTCATCTCATAAATATAATCCGGAAGCTTATCCATTCTAAGACTATTGCTATGAGCTGCAATGAAACTAGTAAGATGTTCCAATCCCCTTCCAGACATATTATCATCATTCCAACCCGTCCTCCTTTCTCCACTTACCCAGTCATCTAAAAAATAAAAATCAGTAATATTAGGATTTATCTTATCTACCTCGAAAAAAGGAAGGGTATTTATATCAAAATAATTCCACATATCAGAAGGGCCAGGATGTATTTTCAACCAAGTTAATTTAGGAAGATCATTAAACTCCTTTATATACCTATCCAAATAACATGAAGACAATTCAAGGGTTTGAAGATTTTTCATATTCTTTATATTCCTTATTCCGCTAGATTCTATATCCCTAAGATCAAGCATATTAAACATATTTAAATAATATACCTCTGTCTTGCTGGTTATAGCCTCAGGAATTACGGTCATTCTTTGCCCTATATTTTGAAGATCGATATAAATTAACTTTTTGGATCTTGACAACTTGTCTACAGGTATACCGTCATTAACATACAGCGTATGGGATACGACCAAAAACTCAAGTCCTGGTATATCCACAATCGGGAAAGCCGTCATCTTACAAACTTGGATATTGGCATAATAAATATCACAAGTAAAATCTATCGACACAGCCCGTTGCACGTCCCTCCTCCCATCAGCGTAAGCATGATTATCTATAGGTACGTATTGCGATCCATCCTCCTTCCTGAACCACCACGTAGTATTGGGATTTTTCCTGTGTTGTATTGCCAAAGAACGGAATATAATACAATAATTATCCCGCCCTTGAACCTTGGTCATAGGAAACTGCTCCTTTATTCCATCCCCCCAATCCACATTAGCCATACCGGGCTTTCTGGATCTAAACTCGACAAACGTATTATAAGGATTACCAACGACAGGATCAGGTACATAATTATAATCATCGGTATAATAATTTCTAAGTGCCCTATCCCATGTCGTGAACCACACGAACTTATTTGATGAAGCCTCATATTTATATAATGTCTTAGCCATTACCTATCTTGTTAAAATATTCTACAATAACATTCCTGTCCAATCCCATAGAATCACATAAAAACTCCCCTTCTGGTTGACCCCCAAACGATAATACCTTATCCGTATCATGAGCTAAAACATCTCCATTGCCTACAAAGGTACGCCCATCGTCAAATACGATAAGCTTATATGGCTTATACAACCTCGTGTCAATATCAGAAGATCGTATTGACCTTAACACCGAAGCCTCTGGTGCCATACTAAACCTCCATCCATAATTATTCATAAGCACATAAACCATCTCCATAGGAGTCGACGGAGAGCCATTAGACTGACCCTTTATAAAACCAGAGGGAGCCTGTAATACGCCACTAGGTCTTTTATCATCAGGATTGGCATCCATATATATACTTAGATACAATCCATAAAACTGATTTCTTTTGCCATCGGAAGCAGAGGAAGACATAGTGAGATAATCAAACCCCATCACCTTCTCATATAATGTCGATATAAACGTATCACATCGACTTTGGGTTGACAAGCTGCGATGCATATAAAAGCTATTCATAGACCTCATCTCATATATATAATCCGGGAGATTACTTACATCTATATTACTATAACCGTATGAAGCGTCGATACGCTCAATGTTTCCCAATCCCTTACCGCTCATATACGGATGCCAGCTCACGACAGACCCATACCATCTATTTATATGATCGAAAATCCTTAAGCTAGGATTTATCTTATCCACCTCATCCATAGCCGGGCATGTATTAGGGTCAAACGATGGCATAGCCACTCCCGGGGATATATATAATTCTCTTAGCTTGCTAAAAGACAGCCATTCCCTTGGATATACCCTAACCCTGCAACCTGCCAAAGATAATGTTACAAGATTAGGCCACATAGAGGGGAATTTCCTTATATTAGAAGACTCCGTATCATTAAAATCAGCCGTTCGACTTAAATTAATGCCTTTTAACTTAGTCAACCTATCCCAATCGTCCGGTATGGATGTCAATGTCCCTGCACCCAATTCGTTAAGTGTTATATACTCTATATTTACCGATCTACGTATCCTGTCTTTAGGGATATCGGTTATATTCCCATCGCCGGTAATGGATAAGGTTAAGTTGATAATACTTGGGGCGTCTAATATCGGGAATCCTACCATCATTATCCTCGCTGTTCGAACGTATGTAATATCATTCGTAAAAGTCATGGTAATGACCCGATCTTTATCTAGTCCATCAGCGTAAGCATGATTGGGGGCGGGAATATACTCACTCCCATCTTCCTTATAAAACCACCATGGATGGCTATCCGGATTCTTACGATAACTTATATCCCTTCTCCTGAACATCAACCTATATCGCCCGTATATGGATTCGCTCCTGTCCTTCACGAAAGGAAATTGATCTTTATTCCCGTCACCCCAATCGACCTCGCACATGCCGGGGGTCTTGGAATAAAACTGTATACTCTCATTGTAATTATTAACATCCAATATAGGATCAGGCACGTCATCAGTAGTATCATTCCTGTCAACGCCCCTAAAAGCATATTTGCCTTTAGTAAAAAAGGTTATAGACCCTTTATTCGTATCCTTACATATCAACTTCATATCTCTCCCTCCTCTATTCTTCTAAAATACTCGACAACAGGTGAACTATCAAGCCCTAGATTACTACATATATCTATAGCCTCGTATTTATCGGCAAAACTGTACTTGGACATGCTTTCATCTAACACGTCTCCGCTAAACACGGATACATGGCCATCCTTTACGCCAAGAACGAACGGGGTGATCCTGGTCTTCCCCGCCCGCCGTGCCCTCGTAAGGGCAGCCTTGGAAGCCGGGGCAGGTGCCAAGATCCACGTCTGCCCGTAGTTGTTGGTAAGCACATACACCTTCTCCATAGGCGTCGTAGGATTACCATTACTAACCCCCTTGACAAACCCATCAGGAGCCTGATAAACGCCAGACGGTCTCTTATTAGTAGGAGCTACGGCAGCATATAAATCTAAGGTAAGTTTATAAAACTGATTCCTGTTTCCGTCAGAAGCCGTCTGTGACATCGTTATATAACTCCACGACATTATCTTATCATAAAACGTGTTAACGAACGTATCAGCCCTCTCCTGCGTATTTATAAATCTACCACCATCACGCAAATTCCATACCCTAAATTCCCTTATCTCATACAAGTAATCCGGAAGATCGTCTACCGGCACCGTACTTGAAGAACAATATGTCTGCTGAATCTTGTTCAACTTCCCTCCTACCAGATCTTGTTTCCATGAGCTACCATTACCCATAAAATCAACGCCTGCCTTATCATCCCCCACCTTATCCACCTCATCAAATACAGGTATATTATTCCTATCGCTTATAATATTTATACCCACAGCCGGAATAGAATTAAAGGCCGGATCATAAGAAGGGATGTTACACCAATTGAAATTAAACTCGGTAAGATTCTTCCATTCAGAGAACCTTCTCCAATTAGAATCAGGATCATCCCCGAAATTAAAAACGCTATTGCATCCGAAATACCTCAGGTCTTTCATATTTAAAAAACCTTCTGGCCAATTACTCCATACACCAGGATGAGAAAAAGACCCCATCTGTATATTACGAAGATTAACGCTCTTGCTTATCCTGTCATATGGGATATCGCCATTTTTTAAAACGGATCTAACCACAGCAAAATAAGTTATATCGGGAAGATTAGTTATAGGGAACTCATGAAGGACAATACCATCCATATTAAATTCCCCATCAATTACGTTAGAGAACCTCATCGTAACCTCCCTACGCCTGATATCGCTATACTTATGTGGGGGAACCGGTATGTATTGTGAGCCATCCTCTTTCTTATACCACCATACGGTATCATCCGGATTCTTCTTATACTCAATGTCAAGAGACCTGAATACAATCCTATAACTACCATCAGATACCTTAACTAAAGGATATTGATCCTTTGTCCCGTCTCCCCAATCAACGTCCACGAATCCTGGCTTTCTTGTCGAGAACCTAAGACTGCGATTAAAAGCATTCGCTGATATTATCGGATCGGGTATATAATCAGCGCCCTTACCATCATAACAAGGGAACCTGTCCTCATTCACTATAAACGTGACATAGGACGCTACCGTGTCGTATCCTGCCAAAAAAGCCATACCATTAATTTATTGAGGTTATATCATAAGACACCCATTCCTTATATCCATTAACCATCTCATATACTTTGTTGATGGTCTTGCATACGACAGCGAATCCAATATCCACGTTAGGGAACTTCTCGTTAAGCTCATCAATAGTAAGTTCCCTGACAATACTCTCATCCCACTTCCTCATCTCCTTTACCTCCATAAGGATCGGTTTTCCGGTTACGCCTACGCTCATCACCCATTCTCCCTCACGGTTGGAATCAGCCAGATCCGGGAAGATCGTAACACCAAAAAGATCGGAGAGGGTGAAGGTCTCGCCGGTACGGGTGAAGGACGCCGCCGCCCCGGGCGTAAGGACCACCTCGTTCACGGCCAACAGGCTCGTAAGTTTCTTGACTCCTCCTGATACCGTGGCGTTAAACACGACAGTAACATTACCGGTAGCGCTATTAACGAACTTAATCTCATCCTTATCGCTATTTATAGCTTGTAAACGTGATCCAGATACGATATTCACGATCTCATAGTTCTTGTCATAAGTGCTTTGCAACGTGACATTACCATATCTTGTATCAATCAACGTAATCCACTTAGCCTTACCACTTACTATCTCTACAAGTTTATAAAAAACGTTATTACCATCAGCGTCAACCCATCTAGCTATAGCTCCAGGAGCGAAATTAGTCACCTCCCGATCTTGGGTATAACTTACAGTGCTTTCCGTAGGCTTATTAGTCAAAGTAATATAAAGGCATTGCTCTACGTCGGCTTCCATCTTAACTATCCCAGCTCCATCGTAATAATAATCAGGTACGTTCTTATCTCGTATCAACAAGATAGTACCTTCTTTAAGCTTGTCGGCATTTGTAGGATCATCCACGAAAGATTTCATCTGGATATAGGTATCGAAGATGATCGACGTACTCTTATCCTCTATCTTCTGGTTGATATCATCAACAATATTATTAATCTCATCTTTCGTATAATAAGGAGACAAATCCACCTTCGGACCTTCCTGCTCTAAAGCCTGAGTTCCATCCCACCAATAATCAGGCACATCCTGCTCCCTGATCCAGAAGCTGTCCCCCACACGGAGCTTAGCCGTGTTCTCAGGGGCCGACAGCCACTCATTCATGGCATCGACCGTATCAAAGATATACGCCGTGTTCTTGCCCTCGGCTATACGTCTTACGACAGCCAACTCGCTCTCGACATCGCTAAGTCTTTCCTTTATATTATTGATCTCCCGCTCCAGCTTATCATAATTATCCTCCTGATCTATAGCATCGCCTATAGACATATAGACCTCATTGGTGAGCTTATTATAAGTAATACGGGCTACTTTCTGATAAGAAGTCTTATATGTACTTGCTCCCTTACTAGTATTGCATATAAAATCATATGTGTTTTGATACACGACAGATCCTCCGGTATTGATAAAGTTATACCCATCCTGTCTCATCGTACCGCCCTTATACCCTACAAGCTCAAAAGAACACTTACCAGTACCTTTGGATCCAAACCATGTAGCGTAGGCCATGAAATACGTCTCTTCAGGTAGGATATCATAATACTTAGCCCTTAAATCCTTAACCGACATCCAAACACATTCCTTACCGGAACCGGTATTATCACCACCCCATTTAAGAACTTCTCTAACAGAGCTATCTCCATTTCCGGGGCCAGACCAACCTACAGCAAGATTATCTATGGTGGGAACATTAGAATTAAGGGCTTCCGTCATCGTATCCAAGTCCCTTCCGGAACTTGACTCCCATAAATACCTGAAAGTGACATAATCGACATCCCCGATCTTAATGCCTCCGGTATTGCTGGGATATGTCTTTGTGACTAACTCATAATACCATTTACCATCACGAAAAGTAACCCTTATCCGCTCTACCTGCTTGGGGGATATGGAGACATAAGATCCTCCCACGGAGATATTATCACCATCATCCGCCCTAGAGGTACCGTCCTTTGGATCCTCGGGATCTATGGGGGTGTAGATCGTAGCCTGCTTATCTCCGGTGTTGATAATAACTATATAATAGCTATCCCCGTCAAGACCCTCGTCATGAGCCATGGTGACAAAACCTTGCTCGCTATCCGGTCTCCATTCAACGACAACCATATGCTTGTCCATAGGTATACCGGAAACGCTGTTAACGTAGTTGGTTGACGACATAAAAATAGCATGGTCATCATAAGCCTCATCCACACGCTGATGTTTCGTGGCCAGACCATCAAGACGTGATATCTCAATGGGGTCAATTACCTCGACCCCATTATAATCATACCACTTATATCCGATCATCGTATTCTCACGACGATATTTCCTTTTTCTTACGACCTGACCTCCAGCTAAGGCGTCAATCATAAAATAATCATTACATACTTTAACCATAGCCATTCAGATTAACAGGTTTGACATAAACAAGCCACGATAGTAGCACCAACAGGAATGGAAGTAAGCGTAGTCCCCACAGGGTAGGTAGGGGAGGATGACTCAAGAACCATCACCGACATCCGCTCAACGACCATATTATTATCCATCAACCGACTTCCCTCCACATAGAACCGGCCATCATCTACCTCATAGCATTCACGAACCGAGACCATATGTCTTTGGCTCTTATCCGCATAATCGCATATCGTGATCTTGGCTCCCTCTGGGATAGAATTAAGCTCATCACCAGCACTATAATCAGGATGGTCGGAATATACGACATACAATATGGACTTAATATCCTGTAACGCCGGATTGACCGTCCTGAATCCCTTTAAATGGATTTTATGACCGCCAACCTCATAACAGTCATCTACCTCCATGATATTAAGGTCACAGCTTATTACCGTCCAGCCACTAACCGTATCTTGGGTAGGGGTAGTATCGGTGGGATGATCAGGATCGGTTGACTCCACGATCTTATAATCAAACTCCCGGACATTAAGCTTATAGTCAATAGACTCCTGACGCCTTATCTTAACCGTACCATTCCCTGTATCATAGCAGGTATCTGTCGTATCCAAGAACCGATTCTCCATATCAGGCATCTCACACTCAACCCTACTCCATTTATCAATCATAGAGGAGTTAATATCGCCTACCTCATATTTATCATCCTCTGACTGCGTAACCTCGTAGAAATGATACCACTCATATCCTAAAGAGTTATATATAACGATATTATGGATCTTAACCCGTTTATCGTTCTCCGTGACATAACACTGATCATAGTAAGATACATGCCTGTCACGAAGGTTCTCAAGATCGCAAGGAGATTTCTTCCATCCAACAGGGATCTCATCATATTCCTGATCTATTAAGATAGCGCCGTCCTCGCTCTCACGTACAATATACTTGGCTTTCCTATCACCTAGATCACCGTCATAAGAGACAACCTTATCCACCTCAATACGCTGTCCTTTGAAAGCATAACACTCACGATATACTTGAACGTTTCTATCCTCCATATCCGTGAAATCACATGGAACCAAAGAGAAACTCTCTGGAAGGGTAGCTAAGTCGGTCCCCGGGACGAAGCCAGCGTCATCCGACTCAAGGACTTCGAAACGGGTATATCTGGCCTTTATCTTGGAGTCATAAGAAACTAACCTACGAAGCTTGACATGGCCGTTACCTCCATCGTAGCATTCAATGTAAGATCTAATGTCACGTTCTTCCATATCATCGAAATCGCAGACAGCCCTTATCCAAGTATCTGGCAAGGAAATGAAGCTGGCACCCTCAGGCTGTGACGGATCGGTAGTCTCCAGGACTTTATAACTCTTATCCCTAACCCCTATATTCCCGTCCCATGACGTGAGAACCTCCAGCTTCACCTTACCGGCCGGTGTCTTATAACATTCTACAGTTACCTCAATATCCCGGTCCTCCATATCCGTGAAGTCACAAACGACCTCAACCCAGTCATCGCTTATGCTGGTGATAAACTTACCTACCGGATTCTCAGGATCGGTACTTTGCTTGACGCGATACCATTCCTTTCTGGTACCCATCTCGTAATCAAATATCTTATATCCCTCTATCTGCACCCTTCCGGTTCCGGTATCAAAGCATTTAAGCACCGGTATTATCTCCCTTTGGGTCATGTCCGGGAAATCACATACTATACGACTCCATGTATCGGGTATCTTATCATACTCCGTACCGATAGGATTGCTATCGTCAGTCGTATTTACCACCTCATAATGGGATACCTCCGGGTTCAGGCGGGGGTCTACCGACTCAACGCCCTCGATCTGGACCTTGCCCCCTTCCGTGGCGTAACATTTACTTACGAATATCAACTCCCGATCGGTCATCTCCGCTATGCTACAATCTATAGCTACCCACTCGGCAGGAATCTTATCCAATTCCGTACCAATAGGCGTATCAACATCTGAAGAGTTGATGATAAATATCTTCTCGGCCAGTATCTCCCCCTTATTATTCATATAGGTATGGATACGAGCCTCTACCTGACCACCCGGCGTGCGATAGCATTGGTTGACGATCGACACACGGGCGTCTTTGATGTTAATGAACTGATAATCCTTTCTAGGGACATCGCTTACAAGTCTCTTTACTCCTTTATCATCGAAGTACACGTAACACCCGTCATTCCTCATCATGACCGGATACGTCTTTCCGTCTATTACAACCCCTGAGAAGTCATCTGGCGGAACGGAGAAACCCATGCTTCCGAATATAGAAGCCAGTCTCTTTAAATACTCATTAATAGCGGACATATTATATCGTTTAATTATTCACCTCAAAGATATATATAATTATTTTTGAACGTAATTAAAAACATAAGATGTATGAGAAGAAGAATGTTCTTTAACAAAAAAGCCAACAACACGATATTGTTATTTCATTTTAACAATGATTTCAAATATATCGGAAAGAACGTAGGTCCTGTCACATGGGGGGGGGGATCATATGTCTCAGGAAAATTTGATCAAGCCGCTAAATTCGACAGCGCCCCTATAATATTCGACCAATCACAATGGTTCTGGGATATTATATCCGAAGGGAACTATACCATAGAACTATGGTATTATTGTACGAATAAAAGTTCAAAACAAGGATTTATAACATCTGATATAGCAGGAAGCCCTACAGGATTCGCCTTCTATATAGGGTATGATAATATCATATATGGAAATTTCGACAATTATGAAAGCGTAAGCTCTTCTGTCTTAGAGATAGGATGGAATCACATAGCATTATCATCTAATAACAAATCATGTGGATTATATATTAATGGTGTAAATAAATTTAACAAGAAAAAAAACATATCAAAACAAGACTACGATATATGTATAGGAGGAAGAACAGGGTTTAGCGATAATATGACAGGCGGTATTATAGACGAGATGAGAATATCAAACATACCTAGATACACGACAAACTTCACTCCTCCATCACAACCATTTATTATAGATTAAAAAAGGGGAGAGAATTGAATCTCTCCCCTTTAGGAAATATATGAACGCAAAAAAGGTTCTTTATTTCGGCTCGGTTACGATGGCCGGACCAAGACCAGCAGCCGCCCCGATCATATTGATCATCTCCTGAACACCCTCATGAGCGCCATAGCGTACACGTAAGATCAGATTAACCGGATCATCGGCGATAACTTTTCCGAATCCCTGAGCGTATCTATGAGGATTAATCGTGATCTGGAAGTCCACGTATTGGGCTGTTTGTTCAACACGGCTGTATTCATTCATGAACGTCCGTCCCATGAAATCCTGATGTTTCGGGAAACCGTTGAAATGAGCATAGCCCTTCAACTCGTCATCCATCATATTACCGCCGACATGAGTACGTGGCGCTTTGCTGGACAGTCTCTCGAAATGAAGTTGATCCCACCAGATAGGAGACCCCTCGTCAAGAGAATCAGGATAACCGCCGCTAGCGCCAACGATCTCAACGCTATCCTCTACATAAGTCATTTTATCCATCAAGCACTCTGACGGAGATAATAACATTTCCTTACCACGGAAACGGATACCGCACTTGCAATTCGTGCCAAGTTCCTGAGCCGACTCCAATTTCTTCCACATACGGTTGCGGTAGGACGCCGGAGCCTTGCTGGTGAAGAATCCCTCGAACACCTTGTCGCACTCATCACACAACATGTTAGTATATACCGTTGTCTGGAAGCTATGCTGGCAAGCCTCAGGAGTACCGTAGTCAGTGATCTCCAGTTCCGGGAAAGCCTGTTTGATTTCCTCCAAAGCACTGTTCCCGCACTCATCATCCGGGATCGTGATATAATACTTCTCGGTGGATACCTTGCAAGAACCACAAGCTGACCAAGAAGCGGTACGAACCGTAGGATTCTCACACATATCGGATGTCTTAGCCACATAGTAGATAATAGCCGTAGGATTGGCCTCCACGAAAGTAGAGATCTCCTCGCTCGTCAATTTCTTAGAAGTAGCCGCGATATACAAACCCGATCCCTTGATCTGGCTCATCTTATTAACCGTATCAGCTACCACGTTAGGTAAAGATTCTACCGTAGTAGACATATCAACACCGTCATCCTCCAAAGAAATAGAATAAAGATAACCACCCTTAACTTCCGTATAGTTAGGAGGACAGTCCGTACATCCTTTCATGATAGAGATAAGACGTTGAGTATAGTCAGCAGGTTTAGCCCCCTTCTTCATAACCTTATAACGTGACATGCTACCCTCAATAGTATCTCGTACGATCTTCAACCCCGGATATTGGGCGCGAACCTCAGCCAAGGCCAAATCATCACCAGTATCACATACCTCCATACAATAGAAGTTCACGTCCTCCGTCTCAGGCTCCGTAGCCTCGTTGGTGCATCTTGTAACAGGAGTAATATCGATATAATCAGATAACTTACCACCACCAGCAATAGGTTGATTCTTCATCCGCTCAATACACTTCAATACGGCGGGCAACAAATCAACCTCCTCGCAAGGATCGCACTCCTCGCATTGATTTGGCGTATTATCACAATCATCCAAAAGAATGGCGTCATTGATCTCTACACGACCCTCCTCATAGCCAAGAAGCTCGAAGGCACGACCAGCGAGGACCAAGCGAATAGCGATACGGTCTCCTTTGGAAACGGAGAACGCAGTGTCATCAGAAACACCATTGTATCCTAAGATAACATCATCGACATAAGCATGATCTTTCTTCGGCCAAGAAGCGTAGATCTCCGTGATCTCGTTCAAAGAGAATAACGGCGTGGAAAAATCCTTATCATAGATAGAGCGGGAAGCCGCTTGTTCATTACGACCGATACGGATCTCATAACGCTTGTCGTTACGAGGCTTACCGGTAAAATCAATCACGGCCTTACAACCGTTCTCGGAAGTATCTTTAGTATCGTAAATACCGATCTGTCCTTCCTTCAAGAAGATGGAATCAACATCCACCATCTTAGCGTGTGGGGATACGAAAAGTACCCGGTCTTGCGGTCTGTGCAACATATTATCAATATTTTAGTTTAAAAATCATTTACCTAACGCAAACATAATAATAAAGACGATCACGACAATAAAGTACAGCCATGAGTATATAAATATTAATACGGATTACATTTTTTGTAAACAAGATAAACTGAATATGCTACCACAATGAACAATAATCCATAAAAACAATTTTGATGTTTTTATATAACTATTTGATATACAAATAATTGCTGGAGTCGGAGATTTCTCCGATTCCAGAGAAATAATACCAAATAATATATGCAAAAACAATAAATCCCATTTATTTATATTTGCATCGTGAATCTATCTATCACAGACCGATTCACGATATTACATAAACTTTTAAAAACAAAATTATGAAATCAAATCTAATTTTAAAATCAGAGAGTAGAACTCTTTTAGGAAGCCCTGTATCCATAATGAGTAAAGATGGATATGTGTGTATAACAGAAGCTATGGATTCTATAAAGAAAAAAAGGGAATCAATGAACTTATCCGCAAAAGAAATAAATGATGTATTGCGTAATCAAGGGTTCAAGGAGAAGATAAGAGCATTGATGACTCAATTAGGATACGGTAATGATAGCTTAAAGAAGAGAATAAATTATGATAATCTAACGTTGAAAGAATTTAGAAAAATAGGACTAGCCTATAGAAAAGGAGGTAGAGGGGATCAAAAATGGTTCATAGATCCATATATTTTCGTAACTATAGCAATGGAACTAGATCCGGAGATATACGCTACTGTTGTTATATGGCTTACAGACGGATTGGTTAAAAACAGGAATATAGCCGGAGATACATATATAAAAATGTGCAAGGATGTTAGATCTTTGTTATGTGATAATATAACAAATAATGAATTTTCAGCATATATATCAAGAATAGCGAAAGGAATGAATTATGTGGTATTTGGTAAACATGAAGAAGGAATAAGAAATTACGCTTCTATTGACCAGATGCAAGAGATAGTTATGCTCCAAGGGTATATATCCGATATGATAGAAAGTGGATTCATATCTGACTTTAATGCCCTAATCAGGTATCTTGGAGATAAATGGAAAAAAAGATGGGGTAATATAAATCCGGTGACAGGATGTTAAAAAAACCGGCCCGTCTTTTAACTGACAGGCCGGATAATCAAAACTAACGTTGTTTATTTGAAAGAAGCCACATTATCCTTATCCATTCTATATCTATACAATTCATTCTCATTAAGGTTGAATTGTTTAGCGACCATATCCAGAATCTCCTCCACAAGATAATCGGGCAGCTCCGGGTCGATGTCCGTGGATTGGATACCGGCGGCGTTGATATACCCCGACAGGTCCACCCTGACAGGACGGCGGTAGTACGTCATCTTAACCTCCTCGGTACGGAAGCCTGACTCGTAGACCACGACCTTCCCGTTCCCTATGGAGTAGAATGTCTCACGGTAGTCGTAAGAAGGACGGTTATTCTCGTCTCCAAGAAGCTCATGGATATTCTCGTTCTTAGCCTCCCACATAACGAAATCAGTGGCCTCACACCCTTTGTATGAGAAAACGCCTTTTATGTTAGAGAACCATAGATAGTCATCAGGTAAGCTAAAGGACGTAGACTCAGGGTCATCCATCCTACCAGCATTATCCAACGACATCCAATAAACAAGAAGGTTTTGGATGGAGCGTATAGTCTCGTCATCCTTCCTATTGAGATAGTACTTAACTAACCGGTCTTGGGCCTCATTGAACAACAGCACGAACCTTCCCGGATCAAGCTTAATCCCGCCATTGGCCAGATTCTGCTCGTTCTTCTGCAAAGACCTTAAATATGCTTCTTGGATTGTCATCGTTATTCCTCCTTAACCTTATCACCTTCCTCTACGTCATCCTTCTTCTTAATATCCTTAACCTTCTTGGTCTTGGACTTATCATCGATATTAGACATAGATATGATCTCCTCATACTCATCCAATACATTAGCCTTTATGTTAATAAAGTCTTTCTTGGTAGCCAAGAACTCAGCGGATGTCCGAACGTCAGGCCCTATGATCTGGCCATTATATTGTAATCCGGATGGAGTCATATTGATACGACCATTTCGTTGAAGGACGTTTACGATACGGTAAAACTCAAGAACTTCCTTGAAATCACCTTCCAATGACCGATCCCAGATATCAAGCAGATAATCAACATTGGTCTTCTTCTCATTCATCCAGTTTGATAGAGATCCTGTATAATACTCATCCTCCGTGAAATCCGGGCGAGTTACGATACCGATGTAAAGAAGAAGATCTATGACAGCCTGACGATCGTCGCCGCCTTTCTTAAGAGCGCTGATAAACTTATAGCTGATGTTCATCTTATTGATCTCACGCTGCTGAACGAAATCCTTCATATTGTCTTTCTCTACGAAACAGAACATGGAGTTCATGAAAATAGGGTCACCATCCATTTCCTGAGGAGTCAACATGCCGGAAAATACAGCCAGATATAAATAAAATAGATCTACGGTATTAGCCGTATTATAAACCTTACCCATGAAGATCTTATCCTTAGCGTCATCCCAAAATTCTAAATTGGTTTGAGATAGATCCATCTGTGACATTTCCTCGAAAGGCTTCATGATATTATCTACCCGCTGTTTGACGAGCTTATCGATCTCATTCTTGTCAAGACCATTATAGCATCTTGATCTTGGATAAAAACCGGTGTTATAGGCCTTGGAGAAATCATCCCAAGGGCAACATACGTGAGTGGCGTTCTCCGGGAACGGAGCTTTAGCTATATTAGCGTCTTGAAAGGCCTGAGGAGCACTTCCATCGTGTTTGCCTACAACCTCATATAAGGTATCTGACATGATATTGAAACCGTTTACCTCGGCCAACACCTTCCTTGATTTTAAAATTTCTTTCATTTCCTTTTTGCGTTACTTTAAAAAAAGAGGAGAGGAATATCCTCCCCTCTAAAAACCAAATTACATATATGAAAAAACTTAGCCGAAGTAGTTCGGTTGAAGCTCGATAATCAAGAACTTACTATTATCCATAACCCATGCTGCGGAAGCAGAATGACACCAGAATTGCTCTTTCATGCCCGGCAAGGATGATACGATCTCATTACCGTTGGCTTTGTGCGCCCAACGACCGTACTCATAACCCCACCACATGCTTACGCCTTCTGGTTTGATATAGAATACGTTGTTATTCATATTACCTAACTTAGCGTTAGCCGTATTAGGAATAGCGGAATATGCGTTAGTTGATCCAGCGTCAGTGATATTCTCGATAATACAAGAATAAGATGATCTAGGATACATGCCATTCACTAACTCGCTACGATCTGTCATGTCAGCGTAATCCAAAGAAGGATCGTGCTCGAACTCAACATTACCGATGCCCGGGATGAAAGCTCCCTTAACCTGAACCGGACCTAAGATCATGGCGTCATTAGTACCAGAGATAGGGTTAGAAGGCAACATCCTATCGCTTCCCATACCCCAGCTTAAGTTCTGCAAGGTAGTGAAGAACGATTCCCTGATCAACTTCTCTAAATTGATCATAGCCATAGCTCCTACCTTGAACTTAATCTTACGTTCCATAATAGGAAGATCCTGACGTCCACGGAAAATATAAGATGCGGCAGCCATAAGCGTGTCCTTAGTAATACCCATCGGACGGCTATAGTAGATAGTGTAACCACGGCGAAGCTGACGGTAGATACCCTCATTCAAATGGATAGGACCATTTTGATCCATGATAATACCACCTTCTTGCCACATCAACTGTCTAGCTTCCAGCTTAACCAACTCAGCCATACAGAATACCTCCAGCGTGGACGCTACCTTAGCCGTACGCAAATCAAGTCTACCATTAACAGTCTTACCGATAATAGCCAAATCAGGAATATTGCCCTCATACTCGCTTCTCATAGCATTCATACGACGAAGAGCGGTCTCCACGAACTCTGAAGTGCTATTCTGAGCGGCCTGCATGGACTTCATACCAGCGTACATAGTTGTCTCGCCCTCAACACCACGGTGGTTCCCTAAACGGAACTCACAAGTCATAGAACCGGCCTTGTCAGCTCCAGATACTTTAGAGAACTGAGTGCTGTACTCACCAAGAGCATGACCGATCTTCCAGTAGCGGATACCCGGACGTAATTTCTCTTTGGGGAAGTATTTAGCCTTACCACCAATAACACGACACCAATAACGTGTCAAGTCACCTTCTGTCTTAGACGGGATCTCACCTGAGATAAGGATATTACAACCGTTAGCAGCATCGTAGGTAATAACATCATAAGCCGTAAACTCAGATGTGTTCAAAACGATATCAAACAAGCTACCATCAATACCAGGTTTCAGGTGGTGACCTGATGTATCCTCTGCCGTAACGACAGCGAATGTCTTTGTAACAGGAAGATCATAACGGAAAGAGGCTCCAATACCGTTAACGGAGATCGTAGCGCCGTTATTGATCATACCCATATACATCGGTACAGGGTAATTAGCGATATTAGAGAACAGATTCAAAAGACCCAGATGATTCTTATCAGGATCCTCATAATACCAGCTCGCCAATGAGCCTAAGTTATGCTCTACGAGCGAAGTCTTATAGTTCTTGGCATCGGTAAAGGCAATAACGTTATCGCCATTCACGGTAGCCGGGAAACTTTTTGTAAGAAACGGATTCATTTTCAATATATTTAAACGTTATACACTCTTTGATCCACTCAGATCAAGGAAGTTAGCTTCTATAGTATCGTTATCGATATTAGTCTTATTCTGCTTTCCTCCCTTATTGCCAGAAAGAAGAGTGATGGTCTTCTTATTAACCTCCATCTTAGCCTTGTTGGTTTTCTGTTTAAGGAACTCGTCCTTATTCATCAAGAACAAGGCCAAATCAGCGGCCATATCCGGATTCTTGATAGCCTCGGAATAGGCTTTATCTATAGCCGTATGACCTTGATTGTCTATCGGCTTTGTAACGAAATCGACAGCCTTACCTATCATCGTGTCAGTCAACTGAAATCCTGAGCTTATAGATGTCTTTAGATCTTTCTTATAGACTTTCATCTGCTCAACTAACTCCTGTCTCCTTTTCTCGGACTTCTTTTTCTCCTCCTCGATAAGGTTATCCATCTCCTTTTTAAGGATATCATGGAACTTATTGGCCTTGGACTCGATAAACTCATCGCCTTTGCCAATCATCATTTCCATATTATCCTTTATCTCGTCTTCCGGCATACCCAACATCTTATAATAATGCTGGATAACCGCAAGCTGATCATTTTTATTACTCATATCAAGGTTATCCAACGGAGCCTGAATACTCTGATATTGGCTTAATAGTTGGCCAACGTTACCACCGGCCTTATCCACCTCTATCATCTTCTTCATGAAATCAGACATCGAGCCGGTATCAACCTTGTCTTTCAACAACTCATCAGCCTTATCCTTGATCAATCCCTCCACTATATCGAGTAAATCATCCTCTTTCGTGATAGTAGAAAGATCAACCAGTTTATCATCTACCATAATATCTAGGTTCTCGATACTGTCTATGATACCTCTGGCAGCCATCTTCTCCAAGAAAGATTTTCCGTTAAATCCTGATACCACGTTATTATCATCAGTACCGCCTTCGCCAATGGAATCAGGGTCTGGGGTGGTAGCATCGCCGCCCTTATCCCCGCCACCGTCAGCCGCTCCGTCGTCGGCAGGTTCTTTCTTGGTACCATCTATAAGATTACCATCCTTATCATATTTACCCTCAATATTATTCTTATCGCCATCACCGTCACCACGGTAAAAAAGTTCCTCGACACTCATGGTCTTAAAACCCTTAGCGAAATCACCCATGTCATTCATACAATTTCCTTTTTTGCTTTTTACAAAAGTATTATTAATCCAATTACCAATTAAATCAAACCCATTATAGTATATGACAGAATTTTACGCCAAAATGATTACATATTTTGTAAAAATATTTACAAAACTTGTAATCAATTCTTGTTTATTATTGACGTAAACCTATCTGTATCAGAACGTTTGTTCCTAGCATCTATCTCCTTTTCCTTTAATTCCAACTTCCTTTTCTCTATCTCCTCACGAGATCTTCGCTCAGCCTCGGCGTTAGCCTGTCTGGTTCTCATCTCTTCTTCCTTGATATCCATATCTCTTTCCTTCAAGGCCCTATCAGCCATAGCCTCGACATAATCCATGCCTTCAGAGTTGTTCTCGGTCCTAGCCGCTTGACCGGCGGCCATTATGCTCTTACCCCTTAAGTCGAAGTTACCCTTGATATAAGCCAGCTCCTTATCCTTCTCATGCTCGTCATTACGTGCCTGTTGCTCGGCCTCTGCTTGTTGCTGGACAAGTCGCTGTTGATTCTGGTATTCTTCCTGCCTTACACGATCGGCGTAAGATCTAGCGTCCCTTCCGATCTGATTCATCTCAGCCGTTGAGTTGGCGCTCATCATCCTAGTGATATCAAGTAAGTCATTACCTAACGTATTTGTCTGTAATATATATTGTTTCAAATTCTCCAATTCCAGGCGTTTCTTGGAATTAGAGACAGCCATAACATTAAGATGACGTAACGACAAGCTATTATCCGTAAGACTGATGTAAGCCAAGGAAAGATCGCTGTTCCTGTACATCACGGTCCAATCGTATCCTTTCTTCTGGCATACTTGAGCCACGGCTAGATGAATATCCAATGTCCGTTTCTTGAAGTCATCGAAATCATTAAAGTAAGTCTGGGTCTGTAACATGGTAGCGTTAACCCCCTGTTTTACGCCCGTAGAACTCTCGTATCTGGTTGACTGACCCATTGCCTGCTCGGATATACCTATCATCCTATAAGCCATCATATAGGCGTAAGACGCCATTTCCATACGGGATCTTATCTGATCCGTATTAGTAAGATCATATACACCAAACTGGTTATATATGCTACTCATCTGCGGATTCTGGTAAGGATTATTCGTATCATTACCACCTACACCCATAAACGATACAGACTTAACGATCTGCATAAAAGTAGCTAAAGCACCCTTCTTGTCCATCATATCCTTATATTCCGTAGGCAAGAATCCCAGGTCGCCTAAGAAGAACTTACCGATCTCCTTCTCGGCGTTGTTGTATAGCTGGTTCATAGCAAGGTTATACATCATCTGGAACGGCTGTATGCGATCGGCAAGGCTTGACCCTATGAATCCAGACACCGGAATGACATAATCATACAGACTGCTGTCACCATGTATCTGATGAGGTATTGGATCCCCGCCAATATATATAGGCTTATCCATTAAATTACCTCCGGTGATCTTAACTCCAAACCTAACCTCAGGCACATACTCCAAGATATAGGTATTAACCTCAGGATCACCAACGGCTTCTGCCATCACCCTCTTCACCTTCTTTATCCCGTTCTTCTCCAAAAACTCAGGCAATAGCTCGTCGGTAACAAGCTCCTGATCCACCATCCCGGTCTCCGTCATGTAAGTTATTAAGAATACCGGTTTCATGGATACCCAATATCCCTCCATGACCCTAAAAAGGCGAGAGTCTATCTCATATCTCTTGCCATCGGCCATTCCGGAGTTGAAATATCCAAAGGGATGGAAGCGGGGCAAGAAGCGGGGCTGGGTGTGCTCCTCCCCGTCCGGCCCGAAGGTGTGGTACTCACCCATCGGAACGCCGTAGTAATCCTCAGCGGCGACTATAGATTCATAGTCATGGTATCCCTTCCATGGGACAACCTCATTCTCGTACATACCGGTAATAGACGGCTTCTTTTTCTTCCAGTCATACCTAGTACCGTCATTAGATACCCATCCCTCATAATCATCATCACCGCCCATAATACGACGCTTGTCCTTGGCCGTCATCTTATGGCCGTATCTTGATATCAGCTCAACACCCTCGTAATAATGAATACGGCCCACATAAGATCCGTATTGCGGGTATTTCACGTCAGGATGGAATACCTCCATCGGGCTCCATACCTCCGGACGATAGTAGTCGAAGCCAACGAAATGATTACGGAACATCTTTCCGCTAAGAAGACGATCCCTGAAATTCTCCCTGTCAAGCTCATCCATATAAAACCGGCTACGGTCGGCCTCGATCGCATGATCCCCCCATACCGCCGCCTGCGTCTTCCATCTTGTACTCATGAACCTATGGATATCATCAGGGGTCATAGACACTTTGGCCTGTTGGATTTGCTGAACATAAGCCTGACGCTCCTCCTCGGAATTAAACTCATTGTACGTAGGATCAAGACCGGCCTCCACAAGACGCTGATTAACGATAATATCCCACTGTTCTTGTATATGACGATGAAGTAAGTTTGACATCGTATCCTCATACTCACTTATAGCCATATCCCCTACCTCATTAACCGTATACTTATCCTGTAGGTTTGTCAGCCATCCCTCAAAGGCATTTACGATACCACCTATGATATCATAATGCTTCAAGAAAGAAGGTATCCTTATATCGCTCCTTAGCTTCTGTACGCTCCTTAACTGAGGGATAACATCCGCCATCTCCATAAAAGATAACTTACCATCCGCCATCAGATAATAGTCACGGTACATCTGGTTATGATCATACTGTTTCAATCCTATCGTCTCAAGAGCGTCCATACAATCCTCCTTCCATTTCCTGTTCTTTTTCTTCGTGGAAATAGCCTGAGGAGGTAATCCTAATAACGCTCCTTTTGCTGGAAACGAATGATCTCTATTAAACACTTCCATGATTATTCAATTTTATTTACAACAAAGATAGGCGTTTAATTGACATTCATTTACCTAAAAGCTCCTATAGATACCGATCCAAAGGCAGAGGCATATACCTCATGGTGTTTATAAGCGTCTTCCTTGCGGGCATTATTCATCTCCTCGATCTTCGATTTAGGCATGTAGTTGTTATCGTCAAAATATCTGGCGAGAACCAACGCATGCCCGAACGCTATTATCCTATCGACGTTCAATCCGGGCTTGTACTGTATTATTTCATCCAGTAGAGCTATATCATCAATCAACTCAATACCCTTGACAGTTATATCAAGACCAGTCTGATCATCATAACCAATAACGAAATCCTGCCAGCAATAATCCACCACGCACGAGAATAGCAGGTTCTGGTTGCCGGGGGTCGGGTATAGCCCCAGCTTGCTGTTCTGCCGGGAGCCGGCCTTCACATACTTATTGGCTATTGCCTCACCAGCAAACAGAAAGAAAGACGCTGGCATACCGCTTTTACGGTTAAGATACTGCTCATACATCTGGTCAGCGTTCTCCATAAGACATATAGCACCATATCCTTTCTGAAGTACCTCGCATGTACGACAGAATTGGTCTATAGATGATGGGCGGGATACGTAAGAGGCAACTATTCTATAGGCATAAGGATCTCGGATACCAACACGCCTTTTGAATATATAAAAGGATCCCAATGAAGGAGTATCAGACTTGGCCTGCTTATACGGATCTTGGCCCGCCACATAAATAAAATCATCAAACCTATTGGATTGAGGCATCTCGAATATCTGGACAGGAGCGTCAATAACACCGCCGCTAAACGGGAATCCAGCCAGTTGCTTATTCGATTTAGTAGTCCCCAGTTTATTACCTGACTCAAGAAAGACATCACACAGCATACCGCTATATTGCCCCGACTCAAGGAGATCATTCTTATGCTTGATAGCGTACTCGACCGGGAATAGGTTCTGGGATGAGCTTAAAAAACAGTCGTCAATCGTAAATGGATAGAACATGGTATGAGAAGTGTACGCAACCCTATCTTTTGTAGATAGTTTCTTCCGTTCCTCATTAAGTTTATTGGTACTAGCCTCGAAATCAGTAGCGTCGATCTTGATCTTATTAAGCTTCTTGTCATCAGGCTTACCAAGATAATCGCCCAATCCTATAGTTCTCTTAACACCGGAGTTAGCCATCTGACCGGGGACAAACATCGCCCATTTCCGTTCTTTCCATGTTTTCCCTTTCATGGCTCTCCGATTTAAAATATCCCAGTCCATGACCAGGAGATTGTATGTATCAGGATCAGAGAACATCTCCTGAGCGTCCTTGGATAGTTCCACCTCACCACCGGTACCAGCCAAGATAGGACTGAGACGCCAGCCATAAGGAGTGTCGTAGGACGGCATGGCGGCCGTGTACGGTTTCTTGATAGGTCCCTTACCTACCTCGTCGAAAATAGCCGTGGCTGGGGTCAGACCGGCAGTCTTCTGCGTGGATGTCTTCCTACCCATGTTGATATTGGCTATGGATATTATGGCATGAACATCACGAACCCCGTTGGACATACGCTTGCCTAAGGTGACACCAGAACTCCAATCGGTCTTGGTCCTGTTAATTCTGAAAAAAGGATGCACATGATCAAGCCCATACTCACAATACTCACCTATATTAGACAAATCGCTATCGCTGAAACCTACCACGGAATGACTAAGCCCGATCGTCATGGTAGCGTTCATCTGAAGAAGGGATGACATGATAGTCGTATTATGGGATACGACAAAATTAGTGGTAAGGAACTGGTGAGACTTATTATCGACCTCAATACAAGTAGCTTTATACTTCCCGTAATAATCTATATCGGATATCCTAAGCCTGTTATGGGTCTTGGATATATACATATCATCACCATCCATAACGCAATAATATCCCATAGACCAAAATATTTTCCTTACGAAGGATATAATATACTCACTTTTGTAAACGACCTTAAAACGATCGTCACCAGTACTTATGCCGCAAGCTATCTTCATGAATGAGCTTATAAACAACTCTTTCTGTTTTTTGGATGAATAAATAATATCATCCATCTCCTTATTGCTTAACTCGAAGATCCTGTCGGTAGATCCACAAAGGAAAGAGGCGGTCAGAGACCCAAGGAGCTGGGGCGACATCAGCCACCGCCGCTCGGGGAAATCCACGGCCTCCCCTATATCTATGGTCATCTTCTGGAAGTCAGAGTGGATGATACCCATAGTGCTCATGACTTTATAATCACCATGATATTTAACCTTCCACTGATGTTGACCGCAACATACTATACTGCGCCCGTCCTCAAACGTCACCTTATACATATCAACGAACCCTTGAGGATATACGCCTACTACAGTCGTAAGCTTACCATCATCGCCATATATGATATCACCGATATCAGCGAACCCTATCTTCTTAGGTCCATAAGGAGTATATATCAGCTCCGAGTCCAGAAGGGCCTTTCCAAAACGACGGGTACCGAACATCCCCAGCCCTTTCTTCTCCTGACGGGCACGTTGGTACATCTCAGCGAAAAACCATTCATTATCACGTAACCGGCTGATAGCAGGAACACGCTCCCCATTTGGAAGATCTTGAAATACGGGAAAGAAATTAACATGCCAATAAAGCCATGGCGGGATGAACGTACCGTTGATAGTCACCCCGTTCTTGACCTTATAAGCCTCCTCCGTGAAGAACTGCTTAACATCATCATCTTGATCCTCCCAGCCGAACAAATCGTTCCACACTGGAGGATTCTTCATGTTTACATAAAATTCTGGACTCGTGCTTAACCCCATCACTTCATACTTTTTAATACGGACTCTATACCTCCAGACACTTGTCCCTTACGTTCCTTCTTCTGGACATTGCTGACACTCCTGTATACATCCATGATCCCACTCTTCTCCATATACGAGTCATTCCATACGTTGATCTTATCGATCAGCTTGGATATGAAATCGAACGCCCTAGCCATATCCTCAGGCTTCTCCTTATCCCATGGATGCTTGGCGATATACGTCTTGGCGTCATCCACGGCCTTGGATATGACCTCAAGATTATCGTTTACCCGATCGACGTCCCTACTCGTCGGCTTTCGTCTTCCCTGTGGCATTGGCTTTCATATTTAAAAATATATTAAACATGTTTATATACATTTATTTACTTTAATATAATCGGATGCCTCTTTCCTCTAATGAGTTTAAGCTTTTTGTATGAAACATCCTTTGGATTTTCTCCATTGAAATCCCTGATATTGAAATTTCCCGATTTTCTTCTTCCATAAATAAAATTTATTTCATTGTTATACAATACTTTATCAAACAATCTAAATCCGAAAACCTCAAAAGGAGCTTGATTATTTTTCTTCTTCCCTCCTTTTAAAATTTTCATTTTATGTATTTGCCTGTTATGCCTACGAACTAAACGTTTCAAGTATTGATACTCAATTCGTTTCGCATTGAAGTTCTTAGAAATTACAAACGCATCGGATGTATGTGATTTTTCTATTCCGTATTTAATCCGATTATATTTTGTAATGTAACCGAACGTCATTGAAACGTTTGAATATCTTGACTTCAACTCATCGTATAATCTCCATTTCATGATTCCCATTATGGCTGCGCCGCAAAGCGACTTGCCTCGCCTTACCTTTAAATCAATATTGCCTTTGTGATATTCCTTATGACAAGTTTCACACAAGGTAATGAGATTGGAAGGGGAATCACCTCCTGTTTTTCGAGACTCGATATGATGAATATTCAGGATCAGATCTTTTGATTTCCCTTTACAATAACTACATTTATGTCCGTCTCTGAACAAAACGTACTCTCTGACATTCCAAAATCCAAGTTGTTCTCCGTTTTGATAATCAATTCCTGAAATATTAGGATTTTTCATTTTATGAGTATCGAACTGAGCGGCCTCAATTACTATTTTAGTAATCGGAAGGATTTTATGAATTTCATTCACTTCGTTTAAATGGGAATCAATTCTTTGTTTTACAGAAGGGGCTACCCAGCCTTTCTTTTTAGAGAAAACTCTGTTGTTAAATTTAGGCTTCCTATATCTGAGCCTTGATCTTCTTGTCCTTCTGTTTTGAGATCTCGTTGAAAGTAAATCTACGATATCTGTTCTTAAGATTGTTTCACAAGCAAATAACTCTTCTTTTTCAGTTGTTGCAGAAAAACCGATATGTTTAGCTCCTGCATCAATGCCCAGAGTAACCGGCTGTTTATGATCGGTTGATTTGTAAGTTAACTGAATCGTAAACGGACAAAGATTCACCACGGTTGCTTTATTTGCCTTAAGCAACCTCCTAACCTTCCCATGCCTTGTCGTAGGCATCATCGGTTTACCATCTATGTCTTGTACATACACCATTTTACAAACTAATTCAATGTTTATTCAACATAAGTCAGGGTAAAAACCCTGTTAGTACCCATCGCCAATGTTATTGAAGGTTTTATATAGGCAACACTGGAACCCAAATACAATCCCTGTTTAATCACCTACCTTAGAGCTACGGACTTGGATAAACATCCGTAGGTAACTATATATTCTCCAATAACGTAGTCTTTATTTCAAGACTTAGGCTAATAATCAGATCCTTATAGATATATTAAAACCCTATAATGAAATTATATGGAATTAATATTATTTTTGATTATGTCCTTAAACTCGTTATACTGTTTCATAAGAAGCTCATAAGATTGAACAACCCCGATCTTACTTACTTCCGTCACGCTCATGTCATGGAACATATCCTCAAGCTCCTTGTCAGCGTATCTCAGACGTTCCTTGTCATCATAAAACACGAATCCAGACGTTCTGTCTTCTATAATACTCTTGGCGGTGGACGCATATGTCGTATCGAAATACAGATCCATACCGAAGCTAGTAGCAAACTGGATTATAAACATCAACCTAGAATTGACTTTTACAGCCTCTATATTCAACATCTGTATCTTATGAGTCATCTCATGAAGAGCGACAAAATCATCCTCCTTTATCAACGAGGATGATTTAAGGGCTATCTTCTTGGTTCTATCCTCAATCTCACTATAAAGACGCTTGCTCTCACGTTTTATAGCCAGCCAATGTCTTATATGAGTATCTGCTTCTTCTTTAAGATAATCCCTAATATCTTTCTTAATATCCTTATCCTCTTCCATTATAATCACGCATTATAATCATTATTGTTTAATTCGATCTCATCACTAATACTTTGGTCTATAGACCTCAATAGATCTCTGGTACTAATATCCCGCAAGAAGCGTACATTACCACCATTAGCCCTAGCAACTCTCCTTAAAGCGGAGTAAAGTATATCACCCAGCGAATATTCGGGTAACTCACGGCAACCGACTTCCATAACAATAAGAGCATGGATACGATCATCTATCTTACTTCTTACGGGGCTTCGCATAGTATTTACTTATAAGCTTCCCCTATAATACGTAGAGGGAAATGTTTGAAATTACGTTCAGGATCATCCTTCGTATAACCCATGATAGATAGATGTTTCTCAAAATGACCTTCCGTATATTTTGAGGTATCCAACGTCATCCTAAATATAGTTCTATTCTCATTGTCAGGATGTTTGTTATATGACACGTCTCCCATACATCCACATCCAAGATGATGCTCCTTGACATGGAAACCATCTTTATGGGTAATAAATAACACGATTTCTATCTTATCACCTATTTTTTGATCAAAAATATTTAGATAAAACTCGCTCTCATCATCCGTCAGTCCTATATCAAAGGAATCGTTAGGGCACTCGATATTAAAATCGTTATGATCGGCTGTTATCACCTCCATAGCATTCCATTTAGCTTTCTCTCCTTCCACGAACTTCAACGGGCATACCTCGGTCTTCATCCAAGCCTTCTCCTTGATAAAACAACCACACAACGAACATGCCTGTCTTCCCATCAATCTTTGAAGCAATACCTTAGCTGGTAACTTAAAGAAAGCTATATTAGAAGAGTTCTTAGGACATTTCTTGCATAAATCAAGACGATTCTTGTACCACTCCGGATAATCCTTCTCATCCTTAGGAATCCTACCCAATAAACTGTCTTCCCAAGCTTGGGCTATTACTTGGGCTTTACCAATTGTTTGCACGTTACTAAAATTATTTATTTTATTAATTAAATTCACATTCATATCACAAAATGTTTACTCTAACAGGGTTAAACGCTAACCCACTATCGATTATCCTACTGACGTAAGAATCACCGAATACTTTTCTACCTATTCCTATAGCTCCATTGATATCAGCGTTAATAAGCTTTCCGATAGAGCTTTGGAACAATCCACGTTTCTTTCTTTTTCCTAGATAAACATCATGCTTGCATAGTTTCTCAAAAGCCAAATGATCCACTTTGGAGGTATAGGATTCCTCATTGACTTGAAAACTTATTCCAACTAATTTACATTTGTAAGAAATCTTGTCAATGAGTTTAGAGAACGGAATCTCTACGAACTTTTGGTTTATTCTCTTCCCTAGATTGATACCGTTTTTCCAGCCTTTGTTTAATCCTATTACAAGACTTCCGATATTGTTATCGATACAATGGTTAACAATAAACCTGCTGATCTTATGGATATGATCATCTATCCAAAAATTCCTGTAATTGTTAAGTTGTCTAAGTCTATTTGAAATTCCCTTGTCTCCGATATAAGACATCAACCTAGCTTTCCTCTTATTATACCACTGATTAAAGGATTTGATAATCTTTCCGTTTACAATGAAAGGCGTGGTACCTACATTGCTTATACATGTACATAAATTATTCAATCCAAAATCAATCGAAAGAACATTATTCTTATCAAGATTCAGATCCTGTTCCTTCTTCTCATAAATAACCTCAACCACATAGCATGTAGCTTGTGGGATTATCCTAACCTGACATAATTTGTTTTCTCCTATTTTAGTTTTGATTGGCTGGATTATGTTTTTGATAAAATGGATACAACCATCGTTTTTCAATCTACAAGCAGAAGTGGTAAAGATTACCATATTCTGCTTCTTGCCTCGTTTGTACTTCGGTAATTTTGGTTTAGATTTAAACTTTGAAGGACTCTTTTCATATTCCTTCTTTGATCTGATCCAAGACATTATCGACGAGAAGACTTGAGCTATGACTTGCTGAGATACCGCTGTCGGTAAATTTCTGAAATCAATCTGATTCTCCTTACAAAGTTTGGTAGAGAAATCATATTCCTTTATATAGCTACCATCGAATATCCCTTGCCTGACGTTGAAAAGAACATAATTATACAACAATCCGGATTTGAGGCATATATCCTCAAATCGGTTGTCTTTTACGATATGTCTCTCAACTAATCTCATTCTTAATATCTTATAGTATAAATATAAACATTGTATATAAAATAAACAATTTATTCGATCATATTATTTTTTAAACTGTTTTTGTTGAAAATCCTGTAATTGTTCCCATGTCATTCCATACCGACATTGATACATGGCCTCATGGTTATCACGTATAAGAGGATCTCCGTTCTTTAACCCCTCCATATCCTCTATTGCCTTAATCTTCTTATCCAGACAATCAAGCTCAATAGGCATCCTTTCATCCGGATAACGATTACCTTCCTTGACAAATATCCGGCGTATCTTATCACGCCTTACACGCATCTCACGAAGATTGCATACAACGTATCCGATAAACGGTATTCTGATAGATATATTGTCAGTATACCTAGCTAGATGATGGATGTAAGATACGGATGCTTTCATGCACCACTCTACCTGTTGTTTGGTGAACTTCCCATCAGATCTTCTTACCACCTCATCCACGATATCCCTATCGAATGAAATAAGATTCCTACCCATCAATATCCAATTTGTTTCTCTTGAATACGAATCCCATTACACGGGTATCATCACCCTCCCCGTCAAGCACGAAATAGTTACGTAGGCTTCTCATCTCAATAGACAGCTCACGGGTACGGAAGTTCCCGTTCTTCTTGTCCACCAGAAAACCACCACGCTTCAGTTCATTGTTAAGGACAGCGATGTAAGACTCCTTCTGTCCATGACAATCCATGTACTTAGCCCTGGTATCATCCGAGTATCCGTAGTTGATGTAGAAAGAAAGTAAGTTTATCGTTCTTTCGGTGATCAAGCTTCTACCCTTGGAATCCAGATAGCCGTTGTATATCCTTAAGAACTGCTGGATCATATCCAGTCTAGTGTCGTAAGGTAACGCAAATACGAAAGCTTTCCTCTGTTCCGGCATATAAAATTAGTTTTCGACAAAACTACTTAAAAAAAATATCGTTGTCAAGAAATTATGCCATAATCAACATAATATATGCTGATTAGCATGTATTTACGAACATCCAAAGGAAAAAGGTGGTGGAAATGGCGGAGGAAGGCCGAATGAGTCCACCGTAAGCCACGGCAACGAGGTCAGTTGAGCACCGGCCATACATGCCTCCGAGCGGCGGTGGACAGCCCTATCCTGCCTCAAGGGACATGACCACACCTTTTCCCTTTGGATGCCTTCCTGCCGTGCTATGGGATATAAATCCAAAGGAAATGGGAAGTCTTGGGGCGATGGAGCCTGCCGTAGAGGATACGGACGGCCGGAGCGCGAGCGATCGTACAAGACCTCGCTTTTTCTTCTTTGGCTTATGCTCCACCCGATCCCCCCCCTACCGGGGTACCGGCTTCCGGTATAGGATACGGCTTCTACCAGGTTTAGCCTGCGGTATCCTGCCTGACGGCACCATACCTTGGCTATTAAATAGAGACTTTAAGTGGAGTACACAGGAACTCGACGTCAGGAGAGGTTCTGTGTACGGATAGAGATATTAGAAAGTAGTATATGTTTATAGAGTTAATTATATTTAATAAATATACCTATTAACGCGCGCGTAACAAGTAGGTTGAGAAAAAACGATCGTTCACGCGCACAGCGTTTTACGAACATTACCTACCCTCCTTAAACAACAAATGGGCGACCTTCACAGGCTACCCATCCATCCGAATAACTTGTTTCGTATTGATGAAACTTGTATATTCGCAGCAAATAAAAAATCTCATGGAGACAAAGGTAGCACTTTTACAGAAAATGAAATCAAATTTCGATAAGATTCTTACCGAAGCATATATCCCAAAAGATATACAAGCAAAAAAAGATGAGCTTGGATGCCTAAGGCTTCCGGCAGGATCACTTGTCTGTCCAGTAGATTACAAACCTGTAACTAATAAGGACGGGAAGAAGGTTACGGCCGTAAAATACTCGAACAAGAAAGATAATATAAGAGGTTCCGGTATGGTTATAGAAAAGAAGTGTAAGCAGGTAACGGCTTATCTTTCTATCATAAATGTACAGAAGCATGTATTTTTAAGAAATAGGATGAGAGATGGTTACCGTGACCGTATCGAGATCAATACCGATGATTTTATAGATATCCTATCCGATGGCATAGCTTATTTCTGCTACAAACATGTTATAGAGAACTGCCATGAGGATATAGACTATCAGCTAAAGACGCTTAAGGCTTACGCAGAGGGCGAGATAAGAATAGCTTTATCTGATATCATGATCTACTCGTATAAGGCTAAGAAGAATGAGGATACGAAAGAAATATTCGTAGGTAAGAAAAGATCCGTATACAAATGTCTGGATAAGAATTTAAGCTCAGACGAAAGACGGAATATGGCTAACAAAAGCCGGAAACTTGATCGGGTAAGAATCCTTTCCAAGATAATATTCAGGGCCAGAACCAGAAACGTACATCATATATACAAAGTAACTAAAAGAAAGACAATTAAGTTCAATGTAGCATACCTTCTTAATGAGTTGAATAAGAAGCTTGCGGGAATAGGCATGCATGAGATATCTCAGTCAACTATATACAGATACATAAGCATGTTCTTAGGCATGTGTAAGAAGAGTATATCCGATTTGTATGACGAGGTAAAAAAAAACAATGGAATAGCGAATGCCAAAGACAGGAAGAACGTAACTATCGGACACCTAAGACTATCATACAGAGGAAAGATAATGCATATAATCATCGCCGAAGATTTTATAAAAGACGTCTTTTTAGGGGTAAAAGGGCTCGAGATGAGTAAAGCTGGATGATTTGAATATCAGATATAAAATTTAATATTTACATATTATTCACATTTATTTTTATTAGTTAATTATAACTATTCGTATCTTTGTACCATAAACTTAAAAAGATATGGTTCAAGAAGATTTTAGAAATGAAAACGACCTCCTTCGTCATATTATGACGGTGGATCAAAACGTGGAGCAAGGTCGTGCCTTGAAAAAGATTTTCACCACTAGGGAAAATCTGTTTATTACCGGTAGAGCTGGTAGTGGTAAAAGTACGTTCATGAGACGTATCGTAAAGTTCTTGGGTAAATGTGTTATAGTAACCCCTACTGGGGTTGCGGCCTTGAATGCCGGAGGACAAACCATTCATTCTTTCTTCGCTATAAAAAACGATCCTTACATCCCCTCAGTAGAGAGGAATATGTTATCAAATAAGGTTGATGTAAGTCCGTTCATGAAAAGTAAGGTCAAGAATCTTGATACTATCGTTATCGATGAGATTAGTATGGTAAGACCCGATTTGCTTGATGAGGTTGCCGATATACTTAGACAATGTAAACGAAGTAGGGAACCTTTTGGTGGGGTTAGGCTGATCATGTTCGGCGATCTGTCGCAATTACCTCCTGTCGTGACTGCGGATGATTTTATTGATAAATATTATGAAAGCCGATTCTTTTTCTCGTCAAAAGCATTAAGAGCCTCAGGGTTCTCTGTAATTACCTTCGATAAGGTATTCCGTCAAAAAGATCCACAACTTTTGTCTGTGTTGGAGGATATAAGATGTGGGGTTATTACCGATGAATCTAGATCTATCCTAAAATCGAGGGTGATATGCCCTGAGAATATGAATGATACTATAGTAATATGCTCAACCAATAAGGAGGCTTATGAGATAAACAAATCTAATCTTGATAAGATAGATAATAAGGTATTTAAATTCGAGGCTAAGATATTCGGTGAAAAACCTATAGCTCCATGCGAGGATGAACTTATAATAAAAGTAGGAGCTAAGGTTATAATAACGAGGAACGGTAATGGGTATGTGAATGGTTCTATGGGTGTAGTAACAGATATAGATCCATATGAGGACGCTATATCCGTACAGCTTACCGACGGCAGTGAGGTTTATATAACTAAAGAAAAATGGGATAAGATAAAATACAGGCAAGTAGATGGATCTTTAGAAGGAACGTCTTGTGGTTATATCATTCAATATCCGTTAAGATTAGGATACGCTATTACTTCTCATAAAGTTCAGGGGATGACATTAGACAATATATTCGTTGATATGAGCAAGGCTTTTGAGATCGGGCAGATATATACCGCTCTTTCAAGATGTAGATCGATTGATGGTCTTTATCTAAAATCAGTACCTAATGATAACGCGATATTGTTAAGTGAGAATGTATCAAATTTCATGGAGAAGGTGGATGATAACGATGGCGTGTTCCTGCCGGAGAAGATATCTGATATCGGTAAGGGTATGATAAAGAAGCAACAGGATTTGTTTAATTTTGAGGAATTTGGGTTGTAATGGCTAAGAAAGAACTTTTTTCAGACGTAGATGAGTTAGTATCATCTTTAAATAAAGAGCTTGGAGAAGGCTCGATAATGAACTTCGGTGACGATAAGCCTATAATATCCATACCAAGGGAAAGCACTGGTTCTCTGGTGGTGGACAAGGCCCTCGGCGGCGGATGGGCGGTAGGCCGGATCCATGAGCTGGTCGGGATGGAATCTTGTGGCAAGACCATGATGTGTACGTTAAGTATGATCGAGTTCCAGAAAAAGCACCCCGATAAGCTGGTAGCTATAATAGACGTGGAGAACGCTTTCGATATTGAGTACGCTAGGAAAATGGGATTAGATATAAACCGGTTTTTGATCTCCCAACCAAGCTACGGGGAGCTGGCTATTGACATCACAGCCAAGTTAGTCGAGTCCGGGAAGGTCGGATTTATTGTCGTAGATTCTGTAGCCAATCTGGTACCTAAGAAGGAGATAGAGGGCGATATGGAAGACAGCAACATGGGATTGCAGGCTCGTTTGATGTCCAAAGCCATGAGGGTTCTTACAGGAATCGTAAACAAAAGCGACTGTGTTCTGGTATTCATCAATCAGTATCGGGAGAAGATCGGTGTTATATACGGCGATCCTAAGGTAACGACCGGAGGTAACGCTCTTAAGTTCTATGCCTCTATCCGTATGGAGATGGCGAGAAAGAAGGTTATATTAGGAGAGGACGGATCTTCAGTAGGTCATGAGGTTAGGATAAAGGTGCTGAAGAACAAGACAGCCGTTCCGTTCCAAATAGCAGAGACAGCCTTGTATTATGGCGTGGGGTTTGATAAGGAACTTGAACTTTTGAAGTTATGCGAGGAAACCGGTATCTTTATCCGTAAAGGATCATGGTACTGGTACGGGGATGTTCGTGTAGGGAACGGAGTCGATAATACGTTAAGTATCATGAGGGATAATCAAGAATTGTGTCAAGAATTAAGAACTAAATTGAATTTGTAATCATGGCAATAGGAGTAAAATTTGTAGACGTAATACCGTCCAGTGTAGAGAACGCTGTCGAGGTTAAGAAAGGGGATGTGAAGAACTATCTGTTCGTAGGTATTCCCATGAGTGAGTTTATTGGAAAGAGATATGAGTATGAGGGATTCATATACATGTGCCTACAGGGTGTCACCGGTGGCACGGAACTTGGCGGAGATATAGCCATAGCCGTATTGAGACCGGTTCGCCCCGCCGTCGGGCAGGCATCTTATCATTTGGTATCGTATACACCTCTTACGTATACGAGATCTGATGTGGCGATATTCCTTCGCAATGGTGATTTTAAGGTTGTTAAACGTGACGATTGTAATCTTATCTGATCATGGGAACATATATATCGATAAAATCAACAGTAAACGCATTCAGGTACGGGATTGATCCTATACCTGAATGGTTTGATAAGATATCCCAAAGAACCAAGGAGCTTGATGTGATGGTTGACGGTCACAAGGTAAAGGCTTTGGATATAATCCTAGAAAATGGCATTCTACGGGCTTTTTACGGTTATTATATAGGTATGTATCCGGATAACTCAATACAGGTGTTTAGACCGGAGGATTTCCATTCATTATATACGTTGAAGTTATGAATATATCAATAGGTATAGATCCGGGTATAGACACCGGAGGATTGTCTATGATCCCGGAGAACGGGGATATTAAGGTAATTATGACTCCAAGGATATCGGTTAAGGGGGATATAGATCTTAGGGCTATATCAAGCTTCTTCCTCGATGCCGCTGACAAGATCCAAGAAAAGGGAGGCGGGACGCTGGCGATCGCCGTCGAGGACGTCCACAGCATCCACAACAGCTCGGCCGCCAGCAACTTCACCTTTGGAGGGAGACGCAGGGAACCGAACGCCCTATTCGCTATGATGGTGGAGATGATGGAGCGATACGGATCTCACCCGGATGTTAGGTTCATGTTCGAGGAGGTGCAACCAAAGACCTGGCAGAAGGAGCTTCATACGACAGCCGATCGGGTGTATACGGCGGCGAAGTTAGACACGAAGGCTACCTCCATCCGATGTGCCATGCGCCTTTTCCCTTTGGTTTCTTTCGTGAAACCATGGTCAGGAAAAGGAGTACAACCTACTAAGATACAAGACGGCATGTGTGACGCTACGCTTATAGCCGAGTATATTAGACGTAAGTTTAAACTATTTTAATACTATTAAGTATTTATTGTATTTGTATTAATATAATTATGATTATATTTGCGATGTAATAAAAAGTTGTTCGTTATGCTTATAAGATGCTTGTCGAAGTCATTAAATGAGAAGTTGGGCAAATTGGAGACGGTTGTTAAGAATGCCGGTCCCAACTCCCTTTATAAGGATCTTAAGATAGATGTTGTCAATAATCTGGCTTATATCACTTCCGTAAATGCAAAGGTATGTGTTATAGAGCGATTGGAGGTAGAGGCTGACTCTAACTTCTCTTTCTTGGTAGAGGCAAGCTCTTTTATTAAGTTCATGGAAAAACAGAAGAATTGTGAGATTACGATACTGCTTTCGGATAGAAAAGATCAGATCACGATCCACTACGCTTCTGGTGAGTATAGTTGTCCGGCTTTTGATATCAATACATTCCCACAGGTACATAAGATACTTGATGGAGGAATTAAGGTTAAGATGAGCGATTATGTTTCGGTTCTTAACAAAGCCAGCGATTATACGGAGGTAGATGACTTTTATCCATGCATCGAGAATGTGGTTATTGATATTGATGATATTAATATTAATATAGTAAGTACGGATAGAAATACTATTTACAGGTATTTTGTCCCTAATCAGGATAAGGTAGAGAAGATGTTTATACCGGTATCGAACGAATCTGCGATATTGCTTGATAAGCATATCGATAAGTCATCGGATATGTTGTCTATAAAAGTGGACGATACTAAGACTTATTTCTCTACGCCTGATATGGATATGTATGAGACCCATTTTGAGGGTAATTATCCAAATTGGAGGTTCGTGGACGAGCATTTTGTCAAAACAAGTACCTATGTCTTTGATAAGGATCTACTCGTCCAAGCCCTCCAAAACAATCTTAAGGTAAATGAGTTCGATCATTGCAAGTTGATATTTACCGATAAAGGATGCGGTATTATGTCAGAGAACCCGTCTTCCGGTAAATCATGTAAGGAGAGACTTGCTTCTTTGTCTTATCATGGTGAAGATATTATATGTAACGTATTATGTGGAAGATATCTTGGTATTATAAAAAGCGTCTCATGTAATAGGGTGGTTATCGAGCATGATCATAAATCTCATTTCAATAAGATTTATGGGGAGGATAATAAGAACGAGTATTTCTTGTCATCATCAGTTATTGTTTAATATTTAAAAATACATAAAATGGGAGTTAGAGAAAATTCATCAGGTGGTAATAACCATTACTTTAAAGTAAGTGGTAGCGGATTATTATATCAGTCATCAAGAGAACCAAAGGAAGGTTTCGAGGAGCATATAAACGAGAAGACCGGAGCCGTTTCTTATTGGAGGGTATTCTGGAACGGTATCGAAGGTTATTTGTCTGATATCAATGTGCGAGAAGTGGAGTTCAATGGAATAAATGCCAAATACTTATCCATAAAGATAAGTGATGAGGATGGTAATTACTTTATAAACGTTCCTTTGATGACTCAAAAAGGAGGTATCAATAATTACGTTAAGTCACTGGTAAGGTACTTGCCTAATATCGACCTGAAACGTAAGGTGGTGATCAATCCTGCTCATGCTAAGAAAGGGGATCAATATGCTCCCGGTAATTTTTTCATTTCATACGCTAGGGAAACTCCAGATGGGAAGGACGAGCTTATCCAGCAATATTATAAGAACGGGCAGAATGGATGGCCTGACAGGGTTGAGAGTACTGATATAATGGGGAATAAGAAGTTTGATTATACGACCCAAGACGCTTTCGCTTATCAGGTACTTAATAAATATATCCAAAGTATTAAAGCGGATGGCGTGAGACCGGTTCAGTCTCCAAGCCAAAACAACGCTGGTGAGGCTATAACGCAAACGCCCCCACCGTCATACGCTACGCAGGCTCCGCAGCAAGCGCAAGCCCCTTTGTTTGGAGGTCAACAACAACCTCCTCAATATCCTCCTTTTGGAGACGACAGTGATCTTCCATTTTAATTAACTAATTAAAAAACAGAAAGTTAATGGAGAGTAATTTCAATATATCTACTAAAGTGAATCGTGTCTCGATGCCTACCCAAAATAAGGTAGATACGGTTATGAAGAACCTAGGGCATCGATCTTGTATAGCGTATTCCGAGGAAAAGGATATGTATTATAAGGATGGAGAATGGGTAGCGTCAGATCTTGACGCTACTATCTTACCTCTTAGGGAGATGTTCGAGAAGACATCTGATTTGAAGTTAGGATTGAAGATCGTTTATTTAATAATCAAATTATAATGGCCAGTATTGAGGATATTAAAAAGCTTCTGGAAAGCAAGTCGTTTACATCAGCCAGAGACCTTGATGAGCTTGAGGAGAAGCCGGATGATAAACAAAACGAGGTTAGATTGAATTGCGACCCTATGGTAGGGATGATGGAGAAAGAGGGGAAGATCTTCCTTAACTCCGTAAGATTCTCGAAAGCATGGAACTCGTTGGGTAAGGATATTCCTATCAAGCAGGGTAATGCTTTCCCATTAGGACAGGGTGATGTCCTTGATATAGACACAGGGGTATGGGCGTCGTTTCCGGATAATACCATAGGGGTGTTGATGATGCTGCCGTCGTTTACCGGAGATACGGGACTTACTTTGGTAGGATCACCGTTCGTCTCGTCTAATAACGGGAATATCATGATCAGGGTCACTAATGTCCGTAAAGATATGGCTATAGTCGAGAAAGATAAACATATAGCTGAGTTAATTATAGTCGGCAAGATAAAAGCCGATATTCGTAAAACTTATAACAGCAATAAAGATGTTCGGATTGAAGATAGTAAAGAGTAGCTATATAAATACTCTAAAACAGGATCTTGATGAGGCTATTAACTATTCAAATAAATTAAGAGAAGATTACAAAAATGCTCTTGCGAAGGTATTTGAATTGAATGAGAAAGTAAGTTATCTTAATACGCTCATTGATTCTATTAATAAAGATATAGAATCAAAGGATTCTCATATAGTTAAGATGGGAAATGAGCTTAGTAAATCAAGAGAGCTATATAATGAGTCGGTAAAAGAGAAAGAAACTCTTAAACGGGCTTATATGGATATCGAGAAGAAACATAAACTATCATCTAAATTACTCGATGAGGCTAGAAGAAGATATAAGGAACTTGAGGACCAGAATAAAATTATGTCAGATCGTATCAAGTATCTGGAGGCAGAGATTTTAGACATCGATGTTCCTAATGAGGTTGTTGTTGATGAGGATAAGATGGATCCTAACTCAGGTCATATTGATATACCTGAAAATAACGCCCCTGAGGTCGCTGATGCCGGTATTGACGTAAATGTCGAGAATAAGGCGGAGGATAAGAAGAAATCTAAGAAACGTAAAAAATCTAAGAAAAGTGAATAAGATCTTGTTTTTCTTGTTAACGTTATTTACCTTAGCGGTTGTCGGATGCAGTACGTCAAGAACCTATTATACGGAATATGATACTACTGACATATCTTATGTAGTGGATTCTATAGTGTCTTCCGGGACCGTGATGGGCCAATGGAAGGAGTGGCGGTTTACGCTGGACGACGGCCGGGTCGATAACTTTGGCTTTACCGCCCTGTACGACGCCAAGGGGAAGGCTAGGGGGTCTATACAGGTAAGGCAAAGATCCGATACGTTTAATATCAAGATAATTGATTACCATAAAAAAAGATAAGTAATGGAATACGGACTAGGTTACATACCATCGCCAGCAGATGATAGGGACGCTATTATGAATATGCAGCATGAGGCTGTCCCTGATGAGTATAAGGTCAATAACGTTGATAGCGTAGTGGATCAAGGTTCTTCCCCTATTTGCGCGGCAATAAGCTTGGCTGAGATACTTAATTGGAGAAAGAGTATAATGGCTATTAAAAGACCGGCTAAGATCTCTCCCTACGATATATATGATCTGAGAGAGGATAAGGATCAAGACGGGATGGTTCTTCGTGACGCTATCAAGTCTATCAAGAACGTAGGCGTAGATGGGGAGAAAATAAACAGTTACGCTAGGATCATAGATCCGGTATCGGCTAAGGTAGCTTTGATGCTGAATGGGCCTTTGGTTATAGGTCTGTATTGCTATAATTATGGTAATCGATTCTGGCAAGGCCAAGGACAGAACTTGGGAGGCCATGCCGTTATCCTCACCGGCTGGGACAAGGCCGGCTTCGTCCTACAGAACAGTTGGGGGACGGGATGGGGTAGGTCTGGTGTAGAGACGTTCCCGTTCGAGGATTGGTGCTATATGCTAGAATGTTGGACAATAGTTTCATGATATTACTATATAAACTTCGAGAAATTTCTATCCATATCCTCTTGTGAAAGCCGATGTGGATATATTTTAATTAACTTATATTATAAAATAACTAAATACAATGAGTAGATTTAAAGAAATTGAAGGTTATAACAATGATTATTTTATTACTGAAGACGGAGATGTGATATCTGTCAAAAGAGGTAAGAAAATATTATTAAAGAAACGAGTTAATAGCCGTGGGTATTATTATGTAAATTTGTGCAAAAATGGTAAATACAAATCCATATGTATTCATAGGCTAGTTGGAATTTACTTTGTTGAAAACAATAATGGATTTAATGTGTTAAATCATATAGATGGTAATAAGTTAAATAATAGATATGATAATCTTGAATGGTGTGATCAGGTTCATAATATGAAAGAAGCGTCAAGAATGGGGCTTCTTAAAATAAAAAGAGGAGCTGAATCTAATTTATATAGTGGGAAATTAAATATTGATATATCAAATATGATAAGAAGTATAAGAAGTAATGAAAAGTTATCTTATGATAAGATCGCTAAAATGTTTGATGTATCAAAAGCAACTATAATAAATATATGCAAAAATAGAATATATACATAAAACCATCCTGGCGTATCCCCTCAAGCTTATACCTTGTAGAAAGGGTAGTTGGTCGCACGTGGGTTCAAGCCCCTCCGCCAGGACCACATTATTTTTGGGGAATAATATATAGTTTTGTCATTAGGTTTTTAGAGTTTAGATTTTGTTTGATGTCCTTGTCCGGGAGGATCGGGGCATATGGATCCGAGGATTATTGGATGATCGCCATAATATTGGAGATGCTGGTTCGATTCCAGCCGGATTCGCTAAAATATTGTTTTAATATGGATAATGGATATGTAGAGATAATAGATACGACTCATCATAGAGCTAGAAGTAGCGGAGCTGTATATGAACATATAATCGTGGCTGAAAGAAAAATAGGAAGACTTTTGAAGCCGGAAGAAGTCGTTCACCATATCAATAAAATAAGGCATGATAATAGACCTGATAATCTTATGATATTTAGATCTAATGCCGATCATACAAGGTTTCATCATGGAGCTGAGGTTTACTTTGATAAGGAAGGGATAGCGTATTGTAAACCCGTGGAAGTTAAGTATTGCTCGTGCTGCGGTAAGGATTTATGTCATGATACTGAGGGAAGTTTGTGTTTTGATTGTAATAACAAGAAAAGAAGAGAGGATATGTTATCCAAATATGGTGATATAACTAAGGATAAGCTTTTTGAGATGCTTAAAAATGAGTCTTTCCTAAGTGTCGGTAAAAAATTAGGCGTATCTGACAATATGGTAAGGAAAATATGTGATATCTTTGGCATTCCAAGACATGCCTCTTACTACAGAAAATTAAAGGATTGATAATTAGGGGAGTTAATTTAACGGATAGAATTTACGATTCCTAATCGTAGCGTGGATAAGGGTTCGATTCCCCCACTCCCCACATGGTGTTTTATTAAACATATTCCCGTAGGTCGGTAATCAACGATAACCGGTAGACAGCCTACGGGAATTAATAAAATCTTACGTGCTTAAGATCGCTTTCAGTTCTATTTTTCGTGTGTAATATATAGGAGGGTAGCACGACCCTCCTTTTTATAATAACTATTTGATATGGACATTAATCAAATAAAAACGTATCTACCATCAGGATGGGATGTGGTTGATCTAATAGATCACGGCATAATTGATCTTGATATTATGAACGGGAAGATGATTGGTGAGTATGTGGCTGTGTTGATGATAAAGTCTTATAATAGGATTACTGAATCACATAACTTAGCCAGTTTCTCGTTCCATGATAAGGATATGGGCGGATTACGGAGATTGGTATCGAACGCTATAATGGCGGTTGGGTTAAAGAATAATCCTCTGACAGGAGATGGGAACACGGCGATCAAATAAAGGTGCTGAATATACTGAGAGAGGGATATTGGATATCCTTAACAGACAGTTCTTGGTATCTCCTAAATGGGTGATAAATAACCTGTATGTATATAACTGGGAGTCCGATTATCTGGCTATAACCAGATCTATGTACGCTTATGAGGTTGAGGTGAAGATCTCGTTAGCTGACTATAACAAAGATTTCGAGAAACAGGAAAAGCACCAAGTAATGCAAGGCTGGTTCGAGGTCCGGAAGCAAGCCCTATACGAGACCGGGGACTGGGTCAGGTACGGCCGGCCCAACTACTTCTACTACTGCGTGCCGGATGGGTTGGTTGATCCTAAGGACATACCTCCGTACGCCGGGCTTGCTTATGTTTGTGGCAGGAATTTGAGAAAGGTCAAGGACGCCCCTATCCTGCACCGTGATAAATTTGATCCGGAAGCCTATAAGATGGCTGACAAATTCTACTATAATTGGTGGAATGAGAGACGTAAGGCTAGACAGATAGAGGGGAAGGATATGAAAGACGAGTTCAGGAAAAGCATGAAAAAGGTGAGGGAGAAGATAACCGTCGATGCCAAGATCAAGGCGATGGAGGCGTTCTGGAGCGTCTGCGATTACGCCTACTAGCCGTACGGGGGAAGAGGGGTGCCCGGAATGAGACCCAACTGTTCCGCTTGTGGTGAGGAATGTAAATTACAATGCCCGAAGGGGAAAGAATTTAAAAATAAAATACGATGAGCAAGATTAAAGATGTATTGGCAAGAGCCATTTCATTAGCCTCAGAACAACCTATGAGCTATAAAGAGGCAGTTGAGTTACTTGATGGTATAGATACGTGTAAGGTCAAGATATGGCTAGAAGAGGGGGCTAAGCTACCTGAATACGCTCATAAACAGGATGCTTGTATGGATTTGTTCGTTAAGGATATAGAACTTGATAATGGAAGAATCATATATCATACTGGTGTACATGTAGCACTACCTGAAGATTATGAGATGGAAATCCGTCCACGTAGTGGTTTTACTAATAGCGAGCTAATTATGCAAAACGCCCCTGCTACCATTGATGAAGGATATAGCGGGGAGATTATAATAGTTCACAGAAAAATGGATAGACATAGTCCTTATTATTGTAATGTCGGTGGTAAAGTAGCACAACTTCTTATTCGTAGAAGGGAACGTATCGTATGGGAAGAAGTGAAGTCATTAGAAGATCTTGGAAAGTCTGATAGAGGGGATAATGGATTTGGAAGTACAGATAAGATAAATAACGAATGATATGGAAAACAAAAATACATCATCCACTACTAATGAAGGCTTGAAAGAAATTGACAAACAAACAAATCCTGTTATGTATGGATGGAGATGTCCGATATGTGGAAGAGTGTATTCTCCTTATGTATCTATGTGCGCTTATTGCGGCAATAATAATATGAATCATATTACATGTAAAATTACTGGATAATTAACATGAGTGGAAGAGTTAAGATAAAGTCCAAGGATAAGGATAAGAAACCTAAGATCGATATATTTAAGGTAATAGAAGGCAGGTTTAAGAATATGAACGAGCTTCGAGACCTGATCGACATGGATCCAAAGAAAGGGCTGGTCAGGATCCGGGACGGGGCCGGCTTTAGGGAGGTGGAGCGGGGAGGATGCCTGCATCGGAACTACCTTAACCTGTTGGAGGAGGAGCTGGGAGCTAAACTATCAATAGATCTGATAGATAAATATATTAAAAGAAAATAATTTTAATAATTATGGGTAAGTATAAAAATAAATTATTATCAATAGAAGCTGTAAGATGGAATGGCCTTAATGTTGACGAGGTCAAGAATTTGGTTGATGATATATCTAAAATAAGTATCATTGAAATAGGCAAAGCAAGATACTTTAATCTATACTGTTTTCCTGTATGCTATGTGAGATTAAACGAACAATTTTATACCGAAGTAAGTATTGGAGATTATATTGTCAAGGATGAAACTGGTAATATTTATACGTGTAAAGAAGATCTGTTTAATAAAATATATGAGAGGGTTGATGATCCATCCGAGGATGATATGGGTAACGTATCCGACGGATATCATACCTTTGACGAACTATATAGGTATCGTATGCTTTATAACGCAGCTTTCTTTAATGAGCTTGCTAAGAAAGGCGATATAAAGGTCTGTAAATCTCATAGGCATTATGATGGTGAGGAATGTTTCGGCGGAGGGTGGTTTATCGTAATGGCAGAACTGCCAACTGGACAGATATCCAATCATTATGAGAACCGGCATTGGGAGTTGTTTAATATCCCTGAACTTGATACGGCATGGGAATGGGATGGACATACGCCTAATGAGGCCGCTGATAGAATAGAATCATATTTGAAGTCAAATTGATTAATATCTGCCCTAGGAATTACTTAGGGCAGGTTCGTTTTATATACCGAAGTATCTACCACGATCTGGCTATCCATATCACCAATCAACTCAATGATCTCATCCCTTATATCGTAAGAAAGCAAGATCGGGATTATGGTTAACATAAAAGATAGTATTATCCCGAATCCTATTATGACAATGATATCATTATACCCTACATCTAATATCGGCATGACAAACATCAACCCTGACGTGAATATCATTACGAACAACGTGGATATCTCATTTATCATATCCCGCTCCATCGTATCCTTAATCATATCTCCTCAACTTTAGTATGGTTTATTATCCTACTGATATGACGGATACTTAACCCCGTCCTGTCCTTTATCTTACCATATACGTAGTTCCTTGATACGACCGTAGCCAAATCACCTAGCTCGTTAAGTATCTCGTCATACATCTTATGTATCTCGTTGTTGCGGATAACCGTACTATCCCTTACATATATCTTCTCGATATCGTCATCGCAGAAGAAGATCTTGATTTTATGTAGTGTGTCTCTAAACATGATTGTAGTTTTGTTCCAAAGATATGAATTTTTGATATCCGGTCAAAGACAATACATGGAGAAGCCAAAAAGAACGGGAGGCGGTGGTAGGACGGGGGAGGCCCGGAAGGACGAGGTCTCCCTCCTTCCCTTGGGATTACACTATCCTTACCGTTACTCGATAGTTACCATGAGAACTTTTCCCATAGGCATAAGATTCACATCCCGAACAAAGATCAGTTACTATACAATTATCGTTTAATACATAATCACCATCCCAACTTACATAACTTTCATCTAAAACCTGAGTCTGTAATTCAGATCTGTAAGTGAAATTAATGATCTTCCCAGGATCTTCTATCACCGTTACAGGAACAAAATTAGTTATCCTATTCCCGTATATCACCTTATTAGCCAACTCGCAATGCATACCCGAATTATATTGATACGTAAGGGTTCCCTCTATAATACCTCCACTTATGCCCAAAATAACATTGTACTCATTTTTCGGATTTAGATATGATATCTGGCCACTTATGCTTATAGTTTTTATCTTCTTATCGCGATATATATCAAGATAAGATCTGTTAAAACCAAGTTGATATGGCTTCCCATCAATATATATATCTACAACGCCAAGACACATATTCTTGTTTATATTAACACGGTAGTGGATCTTACCGGGAGAAGAAGTCCTGCGCCTAAACATACCCCCTCCTTATCTGAGGGTTAAAATATCCCCCCCCCCATGTATTCAACTTCTTTATTCATAATATGTTATGTTTTAATTATATCGCAAATGTAATAAAATTAATGAGAAAGTCGTTAGGGGATGAGAGATGGGATATGTTGGGACGCCGGACATGTAGGGATATGCGGGGATATGCGGGACGGACCACCTCCCCGAAATCGGCCCGGCCGGGCTGCCGTTTTTGGTCCCACCCCCCCGCCTACAAAGGCTGGGAGACAGGAACGGCAAACGATCAACGAGCCGAAAAAAGAATGCTTATTTTGTATTTAACTTGCTGATTATCAATCATATAAATCAATATTTTAATATACGTTTACATTTGATTAGTTTTATTATATATAATCATTGAATTTTTATTGCATAATATTTGTTTGATAATAAAACACTCCGTATATTTGCCCTTGTAAGATAACAATATTAACAAACGAGGCGTGCTAGATGCTAATATAAGTCCCAAGGGCATGGGTAAAATCTAATGACAAATAAAGAACTTAACAAAGTACAAAGTGAAGTAAAGAAAGCAAGTGAGAAAACATTGACAGGTGCTGTCAAAGCATGGTGCAACCTGTTTAAGTCTGGCAAAGAGATCAACGAAATATTGAATGATAACGATATTAAAGTAGATAAGGCTATTGTACCCGCTCTAGTTGCTTTGGCAAAGGAAAAAGAAACAGTAATCCAGTTATGCAAAGAAATATTGCCACGAGTTAACAATACCTTTTGTGCATATAAAGAAATTGAACGTGAGTATTACGATAAACAGGATAAAGATAAGAATGTAAAGACGAAAGTAGATAAGATAGAGAGTATAGCGGTATTGGGTACAAATCATAAACGATTTGGATATAACGATCCTGTTGAGTTTGATGGAGGGGTATATTATGAGGTATTTAACGGATCAGACAAACGCATTGTAAAGTGTGCCATACCCATAAAACGATATACTTACAATCTGATCGCTAAATGTATTACTTACTACCTAACACACCCTAAAAATGATAGATAATTAGGCGGGCTATAATAGCCCGTCACGGTTGCATGCTATTGCGTCCCCGTCGCGCAACTGGACTCAGACTAAAATAGCGAGTTATTTAACATATTGCAATAAGGATATACATGCTGGTAGGGTATCGATAGCATGTATAGATAGATCGCCGCTTAACAATGTGATTTGGGTGCGTTGCCAGTCTGGAGACGTACCGTTATCCTTTTGGCCTTATTGTAAGTCGGGTTAGTACGTTAAGGTCTCCTTAATAGGCCGTATTATAATACGGGGTACATTGGTGTATATACGCATGTATAGGGCGTATGTATGTACGTTGCGAGAGTAGCACGTATGTAGTGGATAACGGGGTTATTGCCGTGCCAATGTATCAAAGCGGCGTTTATTTGGGTTGCTTAAATACCATTTATACGCACGACTAACAAGTAACATACCCTTACAAGGGTAATTGATCTGCTTTAAATTGACGGATTAATTACGCCTTGTCGGTACGTATCACGGGTGACGTATGTACGTATTTGGCTTCGTTCGTTCGGGGCAAAGGGACAAAACCAAAGGGAATCGGGCGGGTGTGGTGTGTCTGGCTGGCTGTATCGATAACGAAGGCTGTGTGTCTTGTTATCCGCCATTTCTTATTGGCTTCATTAAACGAAATAGATTATGTACAAGAAGAAATTTGATAACTTGAATAGGAAACTATCTATTCAAAAAGAAAAGGCTTTAGAGACTGTAAGAAAGTCTCAAATGGAGTTTTATATTGATCTTACCAAAGATCTATACAAGTCTAATAAATTAGATTGTAGTAGAGATTCTGATAAATGTAGGCGGAAACGTGTTAGCTACATGGCAAACAAATTGCGACAATAGATCGTTTGTTTTTATTTGATTTTAAAGTTTGTGCCATTCTGTACTGTAGTGATATAGGACGGGAGGGCTTTTTTTGTGTCTATATTTTACAAAATGATAGCATATTAATATGTTTTGCTTACACATAAAAGTGTTTAGGCGGTAAATTTTAAGCCTTGACCGAAAATGTGTAAGTAAAATGCTTTATTATGTATCATTTTGTATATATCTATATCCATACGGGCGGGTGAATTGTACCCTTATGCATGGATTTGCGCTTGAATCGATCCTAAAAGGTATATAATAGGCGGTACTTATTGTATATTTTTTATCTATGTATGGGCTTATCTTTCCTTAGAGGTAGCTCTAGGGATTGATATATATTATATTATTGATACCCAATTAATTATGTTATTTGTGTTCAATTTTAAAGTCACGGTTACTTATTGTATATTTTTATGGGAATATTGATATATTTTGTGCTTACCTTGTTTTGTTGGTATATGGCGTTTGAGTTGGGGCTGTATGTTATAGCTACGGGCGACGCTCTGCCTTTAATCATAGTTATTTTATTGGCTTTATTATCAATACATTGTATTAGGCAAGTATGTAAGGCAATCAAGAACAAAGACCTCGATATCCTAGACTGAATCAGTGTTCCACGTGGAACAAAGTATCGGAAGGTCTTGGGTTTTCGTGGGAATTTCGAGGGAGATTTGGGATTTGCGTGATGGGACACCTCCAAACAAGGAAAAACCTTTCCAAACAAGAAAAAACACCAACAAACAAGGGAAACACCTTTCGAGCAAGGAAAACGCCTTTCAAGCAAGGGGTATCTTCCGATCAAATGTAAAAGTTTGCAAGTGGTAGGAGTTTCCCGTCAAGGCAAGGCGGTTGTGAGTGATGGTGGGTATGGTGTTATTGGTGGGTAGATATTGTTTATTAGTATGGGGTGATGCGGAGGAAACCAAGGGAAAACGGGGGCGGCGATGGCGTGGGGCCGGCCCCGCTGGTCGTCCGTCTCTGTTCCCCTTTGGCGGTAGTGTAATATTAAAAATCTGATAGTGATATGACGAAAGAAGAAGCAAGAAGCGTATTTGGCGGTAGTATAGTAAATGAGTTGCTGTCGCTAGGGGCTGAGCCTACCAACGTGGTAAGGCAAGACGGGTTGATAGAATGGAAAAGTGATGGATATATAGAGGTAGGAGGCGTACAGGTATGGGCTTACTATTACTTTGAGGATGGAGAGGACGTTGATAGATGTGATTGGGCGGATCATATGGAGATAGAGATAGAGGAATGTTGGATTTAAAATCGGCTGATATGAGATTCATGTATTTAACGGAGCTTAGAGAAAAGGATATATACGTAGGCGACAAGAAGTGCAAAAGAGTAAAAATATATGTAGGCAGACCGTTGAGGGATACGCCTAAAACCTATAAACAAATAGGCGGATTTGTAGCAAAAGAACTATCCAACGCTTATAACAGCGGTTGTGTTTCCATCTATGAAGCAAAGGATAAAACGCTCAGATATTCGGTTTATCGAGACGGTTGTTTTTATCCTTATTACGGGAAATTAGAGGTGGCAGAATAATACCAAGGGGAACGGGCGGCGGTGTCACGGCGTGGTAGGCCACGGGTGTCTACCGCCGTTCTTTTTGGAGTGGTAATATAAAATACTAATAGTATGGACGAAATTATGAAATTACAAGATGAAGCGCTGCTTTATCTGCGTGATAATATTACAAAGGATGAGGCGTATTATATCCTTACGACCGATAAGGAGATGCTAGCGATTCTTATATCAGATAAGAAGGGCGGAAGCAAACGTATCAAGATCCTTGATATGGAATATACTATCGAGAAGGATGATATGTTATTGTTATTCGATACAGATGGGATAATAGACGAATGTCTTTTAACATCCAGCCACATAGGGATAAACATGTATTTCCGTCGGCAAGATATTCGGGATATACTATCCAAGAAATTGGAGGTCATGGAATACCGGTATATAAAGATCCAGGTCGATAATATACCGGTAGTAGAGAAACGTCGTGTTATTCTGGATCTAACCGGGCATAGGGTGGATCGTAATGACCGTGATAAGATAGATTTTATGTTTATTTATTTTATGGCAAGATTATGCGTATAAGAAGAACTGTAAAGGAAAGGGATATTATGAAGGTATGGGTATTCGGGTACGATCGGAAACTTATAAAATCGGCGGCGGATTCCGGGTTCAGAAACATGTCGGAGGTATTATCTTACGCTAATTGTATGGCAGGAGATAAGCCTGTAGATCATATTAGGGTCTCGAATGAGAATCGTGGCTGGTGTGGATCGTATACTATATATGGTAGGGAGATAGATTAGTTTGATTGTGAACAACAAAGGAGGTGCGTATGAATAATGTTATAACAAACGTCAATGGCGTGAAGGTAAAAGTAAGGGTGTATGATATTGGCGATGGGGTGGTAGATAGATACACGATAATATGTGTAAGTGATAAGTATAAAGATAGTAGTGGGTTGGTATATTATCCTATGTTTGCATGCAATGAAAATCCATTTCATCCACAAGGAATAGGAATATATGTTGGTGATTATTATCCATATAGGAGACATTCATACAATTTAGGGAAAAGGGTTAAAGATATAATGATCTTACCAGAGAAAGTGATAGAGTACATAAAATGGATAACAAGATAAAATCATGGAAGGAATAACTTACAATAATTATGATTTGGTTGCTTTTGAGCAAAATGGCGAGATAGTGGTAGCTGTGACGTTTTACAGATATTATAGAAAGAAAGCGCATAGCGAGGTAAATTACAGGTGGAAAACCAGATGTCCGGAATTGGTGGATAAGATTGTAAGACACCGTACCAAGGTATTTACCGGCCAGCTTATTCAGTTAGCGAAGGCGTATGGGGAGAAAAGGGTCATTAAATATCAAAAACAGGAGGAAGAGGTATGTCAAAATACGACAGGGACGCTATAGAAATATATATACTAGATCATATAGATACTGATAATTACAAAAAGCAGTTTAGATATGATAGGGAGTATCTGGCTTTTATGCTTAACGTGTTTAAGGATGAGTATAAAGAGCATATCAAAAGGGATGGGATTAAGAAAGCTTTCGAGGACTACATAATGAGCGTTCCGTCTATATTCAGGATTCATATAGCGGATTGCGATATCAGGTATTTATTACGTTCATGGGGAGTGGAGTTCGATGATGATGATGATGAGATATACATCTTGTACAAAAAGATCATAAGGGAGGTCTTCTTCAAGATGTGTAATGATATGAACATTAGATTTTAGTTTGTTAATATTGTGACCATGACCTTGGCGGGGTGGAAGGATATATCATAATCGTACGTGTGCGGATATGGTCCGGGGTCGGTTCCCGGCACCTTGGCATAACTTAAATGTAAGTAGTATGGAAGATAATATTTTAAAAAGAGCGGCAGCGGAATTAAAAGAAGCCGGTTGCAGGGTTTTCGCATGGCAGGATGATGCTTATAATAGAGGTTGGAGTAAGGGTGATTATATAATGTTGTATTACGCCTTCCCTGATTCACCCAACATCGGGTATCTGAGTCATGGGGAATATGGAATGAGCGTAGCATATAGTAGAGCTTATGTACCGAGCTGTGGAAGTGGATCGGGGTGTTGTGTCAAGGAGGAAGCTACGTTTGACCTTGAGACGGCACTGGATGTGCTAAACGAGCCATTACCTAGGTGGTGCAAGTCTTATGGGGTTTATCCAGAACAATATAAGGATATTGATAGATGGTACAATAGCGATAATTATAACAAAAAAATATTTAAGGAAATTTGATATGGAAGTAAAAGATTGGGAAAATTTGGTTTTGAATACAGAAGTAGGATCACATTGTTTTGTTACGCTGATTGATAATAATGACATCAGTAGAGGTTACGCACAGATCAGACGCGCGGAACATTTCGGGTATAACATCTGCTTCACCCGGTTATATGGGAGTAAGTTTTACTTCGAGAAGATAGAAGAAGGACGTACACAACAATATATCAATAGGAGGAAATGATATGGTGATAGAGTTTGATTTTGAGATATACAAAAACGGAGATTACGATAAGGTATATCTCCGCAACGGGAAAGAGGCAAGAGTATTATGTGATAATGGGAAGGGCGATCGCCCTATAGTCGTGATGCTTGAGAATGATAACGCGGATGATTATATTATTCTTCGTTATAACGAAACCGGCAGGAGGAATATCAATAGTCAATCGAGTCTTGATCTTATGTTATCGATAAAAGAACGGGAACCAGAATTATGGGTTGTTGTCATATCTTATATGGATAATAAGGATAAGAGACAAAAGATGGTCTTGCCTAATTTTTTCTCAAAGAATATAAGGGGAAATATATATCTTCAAGGAAGCTCTAAATCAAACGTATCATATTATGTTAATAGGTTAAAAGAAGATGAGTGCTTCGATGAGCTATGCGAGAAGATAAGGGTAAAGAGAGATCGTATTTATAACATGGAAATAATATCACTATCAGATGACGAGACGGCAGTTTAACCAGTTGATAAATGATCTGGACGGTAAAAACCCGTTTATCGTGTTGCATAGGGATGCCGTTGCGCCTAAATACGTAGGCGTGGAGGTCTCGAAAGAAGGTGTGGTATACAACTACTCGGTTATAAGCATAAACGACGAGTATAAGCCTAAAAAGGCTCTTATTTCGAAGATATTGGGTATAGCTGATAATCTTAATGGTTATAGCGGCTTGAAAAAGGGATGATTGAGTGTATTTATGACCATAATAATAAAAGTTGTGTACTGATACGAATGATATTGGACGGAGGATAAATATGGCAGTATGGTAATAGACAGGTTTATGTCTTAATATCATAATATTCTGCTATTATATCCTCTTTTTGGGTAAGGAGTATAATAAATAATATAAATATCTTGGATATGGAGAAAATTAACATAGGTGATAAGATCGTGAGTAATAATTTTGATATGGATAAGATATGACAAGATACTTACTTATGATGGCTATGGTGGTACTGACACCACCAAAAGGAAACGGTGGCTTGCCACACGCCCCAAGGCCTGCCGTGGTAGAGGCAAGGGTATGGGACAAGCTGGCGGCCGCCCTGTCTTTCGTGGAGTCAAGGGATGATGATCGAGCGTATAACGCCTCATCCGGGGCTTTAGGGAGGTGGCAAATGAAAAGGATATACGTTGATGAGGTTAATAGGATATTACGCCTTAAAAGAGAGAAAAGGAGATATAGGTACGAAGATCGAACGAATCCTGTCAAGGCTAGGGAAATGTTCGAGATATATCAATCTCACCACAATCCTAAAAAGGATATAGATCGGGCTATAAGATTGCATAGGGGATTACATTCTCCCAAATATGTTAAGGAGGTTAAAAACAAATTGAGGAAATGATATGAATAAAGAAGTGCTGATAAGTATGGTCAATAGCGGTAAGATAAGATTCATTCCGTTAAGAAGATGTTCTTTATGTAATGAGTATATAGGATACAAATTCGTTAGAATGTATGATGGGAATACAATACCAGTGTTTTCTAGTGGATGTAGATGTTGTGGTATAAATATCGGGACGCTATCAGAAAGGACTTGGGATGAGGTGCTTGATCTTGTCAAAACGGTACAAAACAAGCCTATAGATGAGAGAACGGAGGGAGATGAATTTATATTAGATAGTTTAATATAAGGAGGTGTTGTATATGAAATGGGTAATAATAAAAGGGGTTAGATATCCCAGTTCCGTAATATCAGCATTTGCGGCATATAATATGGATAACCCCTTCTTGAAGGTCAGGATAAGAAACAAGTATCATATAGTGTCTTTTGATGATGTCAATAAGATGGCTAGTCAGATGGTATATTTAATGAACAACTATCCTGATTTCGTTGAGATAGGGAGATGGTGGATATCCAAGAAGACGGTGATGTCTTGGGTTCCCAAGGGGAAGGCCGTGGACGGATCGGGCTGGGTCATATCCTTTACCCTGTCCTTTGGATTGGAGGGAGGGACGCAAATTAGATTTGATAAAGAAGATGAATACCTAAGTGAGATAGATAGGTTAAACGAGTTGTTTAATGTAATATTATAAGGGAGTATGTTGATAGATGTAAATAAATGGATTGATAAAAACGGGAGCTTCGATGAAGCCGGCGGATTGGATTTAGTGAGGCACGGATATGAGTGGATTAGACGGATGCGTAAATTCGAGAATAAGGCAGATCGTCATACTTTTCAGAAAGTGTTTGGCAATAAAAGAGGCAATGAGTTATGGGACTGTTTTTTAGAGGTAGGAAGATCTATCTTCATATTAGAAGATAGCTATTTCCTGATTAACGACAGGAACGTCTTCTCTTTATGTTTAGCAGAGTGTAGTGATTATGATCTATATGAGCTTGTTCATAATATTGAGACGGATAGTGATCAAGGCAAATGATGTTGTTTAATTTTAAAAAAATAAATTGTTATGGAAATAAAAGAGCATTTATCGGTTTATCTAGAGAGTGGATATCTTTTTGACGATATGTCAGAAAAATTAAAGTGGTTTGAGATTGATAAGATCTTGATCAGTTTTACATATGGAGTAGTTAGATATGTAGGAACATGGGGAGGATGTAGGGCTGAGAAGACATTAGATGGGAAATTATTTTATTCGTCCGAAGAATGTTTTAAAAAAGGCAAGAGTATCCCTAAGACAAGACTATCAATATATGATGTTTTTGAGTCATTATATGGGTTCGTTCCAATAGGTGATGTGTGGAAATACAAAAACGGAAGAGCTGTCAAGGATAAGTTGGAATATTTTGATGTTGAAATAGATAATAAAGGAAAAATTTATTGTAAGGAAACATATTACAGAACATGTGAAGATGTGTATAAATTCAATGACTTAACTGTAGTTGACAAGAATGGAGACATGAGATTAGTAAAATCTTCAAAAAGTAAATTAATGCTTACTAATGATCAATTAGATGCTGTGGAGAGAATGAAAGGCATCATTGATGACATGGTTAGGTTAAAGATGATTATGTATATTGATCAAGACTATAATCTTTGTTTTCTGCCGGGAGATAAAATAGAAGATTTGACAATGGATGAAACGGATGGATTTGTGGATACCACCGGTATAGTGACATCTATAAAATCTAAGGATGTAGTGGAGTTTTATGTAGAAAACCCATTCGTAAAGATAAAGGATGAATGATATCTGAATCTGGATTGTGGTGGTTCGTGAGAATAGCCACAATCATATCTCTAAACGTGAACATAAGGAGGTACGTAAGTCATTCGATTGACGTTAGGGATCTAGTTATATTAAAAGAGGAGGGATTATGAAAAAGATTGTATTAAAACTGTATAAGTTTGATGAGCTGTCAAAAGATTCACAAGAAAGAGTCGTGGAACGTGAGCGTTGGAATGTAATGGAGCAATGTATGGATGCTTATGACATAGACTATAAAAAGTCAATGGAAGCCTTTGAAGATCTGACAGATACTAAGGTTTATGGTTGGGAAGTTGGATACGAGAGATATGATTTTAGTTATGAGTTTAAATACAAAGATCCTATTTATGAACATCCTACAGATTATCATCGTGATATATTCCCTGAGAATCTATGCGGCAAATTACTGTTCAGATATATCAACAACAATATTATGCCATATATTATCAAGGGCAAGTATTTCTCCACGTCAGGTAAATATATTGATGGGAAATACAAATACAGGCACAAGTATAGTAGGGTGATGTTTGACTATGGAGATAATTGCCCATTGACAGGGATGTGTTATGATTATTATCTCCTGAAACCTATAATTGATTATTACAATGTATGGTGTACTTATCCGGAGGATTTTTCTTTGGAGGATCTGATGAGACAATGTTATGATAACTTCTTCAAGTCATGGCATGAGGAGTACGAGTATTGGGCTGATAATGAAGATGCGATACATGAGGAGCTTCATCATAATCAGTATGAAGATCGACTTTATTATGAAGATGGAGATGTTTATGTTGGACCATTAAATGAAATAGTGTGAAAACACAAGAAGAATATGCCCGTGAGATTGATGAGATTGTTCTCCGGGATGTAGAGAGTTGCCAGATTGACTGGTTTAAGATTGATAAGGAAATATTCATGCTCCCGGAAAACAAGAACAAGACATTTATTCTCGGAACACGAAAGACAGGATGTGATTTGTTGATACTGGGAGGCACTAATTGTGATGAAAGTTATTTGGATGGGGTTTTTGGGTGTCTTGGTAATGAGAAATTCTATGTTTGCCAGCCAATATCTCTTTATGAGACAACACGAAATATCCAGGAAAGACCTGCCTTGTACGCTTTTAAAATAGCGACCGAGTATTTCAGGGCGCATGGAATGGTTCCCGTATTTGAAAATTCACATTGTAAATTGATGAGATTATGAATATAGAGATAATAAGATATAGGCTTCCGATTTATTGGATTGGGGCTTTGATTAATGGTGACTACACTGGAATATCTAACGAGGAAGCGCAAGAAGTTGACGACTTTGTAAAACATGCAGATGGTTGTCCAGTTGGTGTGGATTGGGGAACAGAAGGTTTTTATTCGTATAATGACGCAAACGCTATTGGCGGAACTTGTGTCGATGTTATTTTTAGCAAGTATAATCAATAGTTAACACTCAAAACTTAATAGATATGAACAACTCTATGGTCGCTCATTTGTGGGCAAACGAAAAGGAAGAATCCGCAAGAGGTAGTAATCTTTTCTTTGAAGGTAGAAGTATTTATTCTTATGGTTATCATTTTGAGGTTGGAAGAATCGTAAGAAATAAGTGTGGTGAAAAGGCGTATTTGCTTAACGATAAGTATTATTCTTCTTCTACCTGTAAACATCAACGTTGTGTTCGTAGTGCAATACCAACTGGTTCAAAGGTGTTTTCTGTTGGATATAATATGTCTGATGATGGCAGCATGGCTTTTATCACCAGTCGATTGGAGCTTATCAAAGAGGTTATCGAGAAATACAAGAAGGTCAGAACAAGCCTGTCTTATAGGGATGTTTGGGGAGTATTTAGAAGTCTAATGGATTATATTGAGTTCTTTAATATGGGTACTCCCAAGAGCCTTCTTAAAAAGAGTGCAAACACCTGGATCGGAACTAAACATGAGTTATCTTATGAATCGGATAAGATTAAAAGTGAATATGTCCATGAGTTAAAGCGTGTGTTTGAGGTATTGCTAAATCATCAAGCGTTAGAAACTTTAGGAACGACCAATGTGATAGTAGATGAGATTTGTGGTGAAGGAACGTGGGCTGAGTATGTGGCCAGATGTCAGAGATGGGAAGACAGTCAGGCGAAAAAAGAGGCTTTAATTTTTGAAAAAAGAAGAAAAGAAAAAGAAGATCGCAAGAAAAAATTTGAAGAACAGATCGAGATGTGGAAGTCTGGCAAGATTCTGGAATTATATCCACATTATTATTTGGAGGATGACCAGCCTAACGTATGGCTTCGCATTAAGAATGGCATAATTGAGACTAGCAAGAATATCAAGATAGAACGAGCTGAAGCTGAGAGACTTTGGAAATTGATAAAGCTCTTCCATAATGGCGGTAAATTCCAACACGATATGGCATTGGATATAACCGGTCACAAATGGAAGATCAATAGCTATAAGAATGATATATTGGTTGTTGGATGTCACAGGATCGCGTATAGCGAGATGAAAGGTATTGCGAGACAATTAGGATGGAGTTAAACAGCTATCAAGTAACATTTGAGAGCTGTGACAATCACTATCAGATTTACGGGAGAGACATCCAGGATGTCATGGGCGGCGTTACCGGTGGAGCCGGCGTGTATGGGTAAGGCGGTCGGGGAAGCGGGGCGTCCGCTCATGCTTTGTGGTGCAAGGTTGTATATAATTACCTAAGAATATATCCCGGAATATGAAAATAAAGGCGACCAAGCACAGAAATGATTACAGGGTATGGTTGGACTATGCAGGAGATTACAGAAACGAAAATATAGAATAACATGAAATATCAAAATTTTATGTGCCCTTATGAGCTTGCATTAAAGTTGCATGAGTTGGGTGTAAATTCAGAGTCGGAATTTTATTTTGTGAAAGAGATGAAAGGAGGGGGATCCAAAACAGAATCAGTTACACAAAATACAATGAGATATTCATACAGAAAAGAAGGAGACCTCATACCGGCTTATATGAGTCATGAACTTGGAGAGATACTACCAAGTATGATAAATATCAGTAAATCAAAAATATGGGATGACTGGTTGCAATTGGCACAATATTTCCCGAATAAGGATATCGAATACTACGAAGCTGCTTATGTTCGATACGATGCTTACAATCCACAAACAGAAGTGTATAGTGGATTTGGAAGTACAGAGGTGGAGTCGAGGGCGATGCTGCTTATTGATCTATTGGATAAAAAAGTATTGACATTAAGTGATCTAAACTTAAAAAGTTTAAATAGAATATGAAGATAGTAAGATTATCTGACTTCTCGCCTTATAATAGGAATAAGGGAAAGACGCAAGAGTTGCGTCACAAATTCAGGAATCAAATACTTGAATATTGGGGAGAAGATACCGGGATTTTGATAGGAATAACCATGGTACATGAAAGACATTTGTGGAACGAGGAAGTTAAAGTAATATGATTATGGACGATAATAGGATAATGGAAGCGGCTAAATTGATAGCCAACTCCTCAGCAGCCTTAATACAGGCTATAGGGATGATGAGTGAGAATATAGAGAGGGCTAACAGAGGGGAATCTCTGGCTTATACCGAAGATCAGTTTATGAAACTAATTCAAGATAACGGAATAACGTATAACGATGTAATACAAAGGGGGTGGATATGAAAAACGTAGAAAGAATAAACGCATTAAATAAAGTTTATTATGAATAGAATGAAAATGTTTTTTAATTACTTATTCTTTAGGGATATGGGTAATCTTGGTGAGGGGTGTCTTATAAGCGCATTCGTCTGGCTTATGATCATGCTTGTCATTATTGGGGTTTTTTGCTTATACTGAAGATCTTTTCATGAAAGTGATTCAAGATAACAGGATAACGATATCTGGCTAAAGTCATATTAGAAGAAATGGGGAAAAAAGATCATGGAGAAAGCAGTTAAAACAGATATAGAATATAAGGAGATATTAGAAAAATCATTATCAGCTATTCAATATCTAAGGATACATGGATTCTCGACATACATGGAATCGGAGGGGATTGTAAATAGGATAATGATGTTCAAAGATAAGAATGAGATGAGGAATCGAAAGATTAAATCAATTCTGTAATGGTTGATCATAATGGTAGAGAGATATAAGTACAAGTGTATTGATGCTTACAAGAAGCCGGAGAATCCAATGGAATGGTTGCCGTGTCCACGATGCGGCCTCCGGCCTCTGGTCTGGGAGTTCGATAACGGGAGAGCCACGGCGTGCGGGTGCGGGACAGACTGTTATAGTCATTGGAGCGTGCAAGCGGAAAGTATTATGTCGGTCATAAAAAGATCTGATAACGGTAAGTCGGCTGAGGCGTATGATATTGATGAACTTAAAAATAACTGGAATCATTGGGTGAGGACAGGGGAGATACTGTTTACGCCGGGAAATGGGAGATGGTAATATAATTAACAATTTAAGACATGGATCATTATTTGGCTACAATTCAAACAATATTAGATAGATGTGATGATAACAACACATCTCCTAGTATTGATGACATGGAGATAATAAAAATAAACCTATGCGGAATAATTCAGACTCGTTACGGAATAACTCAGTTATGGTTCATTCCGTTGATAGAGAGAATCCAGAATGCTTGTTGCAAGCATTACAACGATGTTGATCTATCATGGGAGAATTTTATTAAAAGAATGAGTGAATAGGAGAGATAAATATGGATACAAAAGATGGAATCAAACGGGAGCAAAATCAACATATAGGGTTGATTTGTTGCAATATCCATGAATTGACTTATGCGATGCATGAGTTTAACAATGGGAAGTATGACGAAACTCGCACGAAGGAAGTCATTGACGAGATATCTACTATGACCAAGGAAATAGGATGGCCGGTAGTGGTGATGGATACGCTCGAGTATTATGCGGGCAGTGCTGATGATGAGGTTCTGGAAATGGATGTGCATGAGTATGTCAAGAAAAAATACAATGATTATCATATTGTTTATATCTGTAATACGTATAATGATATGGTAGAGAGATTAGATGGTTATATATATGGGATCATGGATAAGGATGGGAAGGTAATATGTGATTTGGCTGAACCAGATTACATAAATCTTGCGAGTGGAGGTGTTATCAATGAGGATAATATGGTGGATGATGATATGATAAATCATGTATTGGAATTCAAGGTTAAAATAGTCATATTAAACGAAGAATCATATGGGAGCTACAATAACCGTAATTGGATCGGAGTGGATATCATTAGATAATTCTCTACCGGAAGTACAGAAACCATGTTATTTCTTAGATAGAGAGAACATTTTTCGTGGGGTAATGGATGAGTCGGGTGATGTGTATGAGATATTGGATAATGATACCAATGATGTTGTATATCATAGCAATATAGAGGATGGATATATAGTTTTTTGGAAATAGTAATTTAAGGAGGATATTTATGGCATATTTAGCAGTCAACAGAAACGGGGAGGAGCTTGTGTTTAATGATTGTCCCATCTATGATAGGGTAGAGGACACATGGAAAATACCTATGCTTAGATGGGAACTTGTTTATGACGATCCACATGATCATAGCGCAGGTGTTCATGAAGATGAGATAAGGGATGATGACTATGGTGTAACATTACCCAATGGAACAATCGAGAGAATAATAGGTGGCCCATTGACTTTTGCCAATGAGCCAATAGAAATCGTAACAATAAAAAGTCATGAGTAAAGAATATAAAGCGATAAAGAATTATATCCATAATGAGCTTGGGCTTACTATAAAGCAGTTGATTGAGATTATGGTGGATAATAAGCTTAGCAATAAAGATTTTAATGTCATTCCAAGAACAGTAGAAAAAATATTAAAAGATAAGATGTTAAACGATATAGAGATTGTTATAATAAACAAGAATTTAAATGATCGAGGATATGGAGGATAAGGGTATTTTAGATAAGGCAAGAATGGAGGGCATGAACCAAGGGGTATGGCTGGCGGTTCAGGAGCTGGCTCACGACGGGAGATGGATGCAAGCAGCAGAGGAGCTGGTATCTTCTTGTGGATTGACCGAGGATGAATGTAGGAAGCTGCAAGAAGAAAGCGAATCATTCAATGATGAGATGATTAAGTTTATTGACAATATGTTTGGACGTGAGAATATGATAAGTGAAGGCAGTACTATAAGTGAAAACGATACTATATGTATAAATATTAAGTATCATAAAATAGGGGAAGTCTTTAACTATAAAGTTGGTATGTCTGAAATGACATTAAGAGTAGATAAGTGTGATAGATGTTCGGGATGCGCTTTTGAAAATTATATATATGATTGCGTAAAATCAGGTTGCTTGGGATGCGAAAGGGAAGATGGGGAGAGTGTTAGATATACAATAGTTAATACATAATTTACAAAGCATCATGAATGGAGAGAATATAATACCTAAGATAACAGACAAACGTGGGATGTTATGGAAACAGCCCCATAGGAGATACATAGAAATTGATGAGGAATACGCTTTAATGACCAAACAAACCTTTGAGGGTCTTAGAGAATATTCAGTAACGATCCCATCGGGGGAATATGAAGGGAAGATGTGGAAGGCCAATAGAGGAGGTATATGGTATCTATATTGGTATGATCATGACGATAATCCATCAATGATCAAAATAGAGCGAAGAGAAATATTGTTACTTAATTAATACAAAATAATATGGGAGATAGAGTGCAAGAAGCCAAAGAAGAAGGCATAAGACAAGGAATATGGCTATGCATACAAAAATTGGTGGAACTGGAAAGGTTTGATATGGCAAAATATTTTATGATATCCTTTGGATTTAATAAAAATGAGTGCGAGGGGTTATTAGATAAAAATGGTCTAAACGATAAAATGGATGTATTTATCAACCGATTATTTAACGAAAATAATCATATAAGGTATTTGAAGGATATAGGATATCATAAGATAGGTAGTATATTTAAATATAATACCGGCATGGAGAAAATAGAATTGGAGGTAATAGAGATTGATGATAGCAGTTGTGATGGATGTGTATTTAATAACAGGGGTTATTACTGCATGTATTCTTGTTGTTGCAATATAGATAGGGAAGACAATACAGATGTCATATACAAAGAAGTAAAAAGATCATGAGTTTAATAGATAAATTAGAGGATTTGGTGGTCAAGGTAGACACCGAATACCAAGAGAAGATGGAGGCGGTGATCCGGGAGATAGTTCCGGGGATGCCGGAAGGGAACGTGCGCCATGCCGCCGAGTGTATGTGTACGGACAGGATGGGGAGCATGATGGATATCGATATTTATATATTAAAGGAAGAGGATAGACCTTACGAATGCCATTATCTAAAGGATCTGCTGGAGGATAGGGTAGCTAGAATAGATAAGATGCATGAGGATAAAAGCTACGCATACGATACGAATGATAATTATTGGTGCGCTACTTGCGGATCTCATTCTCATAAAGAGGATTCTAAAACAGGATATTGTTGGCATTGCGACACAGATAATTGGGTTAGGGAAGATGGGGCGGATGTTGGAATATAAAAACAAGCAATTATATAACAAGGAGAAATAAACATGGGAAGAGGTGTTAATACAGGTGCCTTGTCTCCGGTCGGCGGTATCGGGGAAATACGAATGCGAGCAAACCTGCGAAAAATAGTGGCGTACAAAGATTTCGCGAAACAGATGGTCATGGCGCAATACGAATGATAGAGGAGATTGGTAATTAAAATATTAAATAACATTAAACATGAAAAAGAGTAGAAGAATTGTAAAGAAAATGAGCAAGAAGAGCCTTATCAACAAGAAGGCTCTTCGGTATATTATCGCAAACAGTAATTTATGTAAACATGCGATAAGAGAATTGGAATTAGCCGGATATGGCAAAGAAGAGGACGGTCCTAACAAATGGATGCGCGAACAGGTAATAGAAGCTGTCGCGCTGTTCTCTTCTCATGGGAACAGCGGGTTCTCGGCACCATTTGAAATCAATCTCGTCAAGAAACTTTGCAGTTTTGATATAATCTCTCCTTTGAGATTTGATGATGGCGAATGGGGAAAAATAGGCTTAGACGGGAGTTGCCAGAATAAAAGAAAATCATCGATATTCAAAGAGCCGGACGGGAGTATCCATGATGTTGATGCATTTTCAAAAGTTCCTGTAAAAAAGTTTTTATTCGCCACTCGAACGTGGACGGAGAACATCCATAAGATAGGATGGATAGGAGGGTTGTTTGAGACGGACGAAAACGGAATACTCACTGGAAGATATTTTGGTAGATGTAATGTAAAAGACTATCAGAACGGATATATGCCAAAAGGCAAGAAAGAAATACCATGCAGGGAGATAGAGATATCGCCGGACAATTGGATTATGACAGTTGAATCAAACAATGAGGCTTTGATTGAATTGTCAAAGATTTATGATATAGTCTGGCGACAATGCCCTTGCTTGAAAGGTATAATGGATACCAACGTTACACCGGAACTTGAAAGATTGGCATGCGAACAAATGAAGGGATAAACAATGAATGACAAATTTGTAGACATGCCGAAATGCATGGCGGACAAATACGAAACCGCCGACTTTATTGCCAGCGACCCCCCCCCCGTCCAGTTCCCAAGGCGGTATTCCGGGAGGGACGCGGAGGTCAGTGGGTTCATTACTTCGTGGCTCTCGTTCGGGAATCGAAAGGCGATCATCGGGGCGGCGGAGCGGATGGACAGGGAGTTTGGTGGCAGTCCTTACGGGTGGCTGATGGATAGGCAATATGTGAAAGTATATAATTACCAAAATATAATAAGGTAATTATATACCTAAACATGAATGATAGGAGAAAGGATGATATTAACTATTAATAATGTTTATTTAATTTAATTCAAAAACAAAATGTCTACTTTTGTAGACACATAAAAATTACACATATGAAAAAGAATGAATTTGTAAAGGAGTTAGAGAGGATCATTGATATGGTTAAGGCCGAAGATGATGGTTTCGAGTATGGTGGCAAAGTCATTTTCTATAAAGAAGATGATAGTAACTATGAAGTCTCGGTAATGAACATTGAGATGAATTTGGAAGTAGAAGCCAATGTTATGGCTGGTATGGATGATATGGATTTTACCTGCCTTATGAGTGAGGTTTATAAACAAAAGGCGGCAAAGGCTATAATGATGGAGAAGGATGACGATGAAGACAATTAATGAGATGACCGATCAGGAGATATATGATCTTACTGACGAGCAGATAGATAGATTGATCATAACAAGATGCGCTAAGGAGGGTGTTAGGTTTGTGGACGAACCTCCAGTTATGAAGACATACGACTACAAACCTATTTCTCCATCTAATTTCTTCTACCTTTTAGAAGGATTGAGCATAGCTGTTTTTAATCAGGATGATGCTATTAAAATAGCTAAGTTCTTAAGTAAGTTTGATTTATACAAGACTACATACGATTTCACTATATCCAATGATAAGATATATAATAAGTTGGATATAATCAATATCAAACATATTCCAATGTTTGATACGAAAGATGAGGAATCCTACAAATCTATAAAGGACAAGAATAATAAGATTGAGGAGGAGTATAAAGATCAGGTAGATAAATACAAGAAGGGTATAAAAAGAATGAGTGAAATCCATGCCGAGATCTGGTCGAAGGTAATCGATGTAAGAAATAAGATTGATCATATGAATCATCTTAGATTCCTTTTTGTAAAGGAATATCTTCCGTTGGTGGATCATGATACGAATACGGCTATGACGTTTTTTAAGAAAGCTTATGACGTGGATGATGATACGGAAAGATATATTCGTGAAGGGATAAAGGATTACCCATTGTTTAACAACAACATAGATTAATAAGATGCACAATTGGTTTAAATGTACGGTTTCTTATGAGACCGATGCCGAGAATGGCATGAAGAAGAAGGTTAAGGAAGAATATTTAGTAGATGCTCTTTCTTATACCGAGTGTGAAGCTAGAATCATAGAGGAGATGAAACCGTTTATCTCCGGTGAGTTTAGTGTTGATATCAAACGATTCCGGATAGCGGAATTATTCGCCATGGATGGAGACCGGTTCTATAAGGTCACGGCTGATTATATTACGATAGACGAGAAATCGGGGAATGAGAAACGCAAGGCGTTTAACTACATCGTTCGGGCCAATGACCTTGATCATGCCAAAAAGAATTTCGAGGAAGGCATGAAAGGAACCATATCAGATTTCGTTGTCACTTGTATCAAGGAAGAGAAGAAACTGATGGACTTCTATGAGTTTGATGGTAAGATCAGGAATCCGGAGAAACATGAGAATAGTAAGCAATAAAGCTAGCTATGAGACCACATCATCCGTCGCCGAGAAGTTGATGGAGATAAGCAAGATGGAGGGTACGATTTATCGTATCCTCACATTGTCTAACAAAACTTATCTAGCTTCTAAATTAGGATATAGCAGATCGGGGTTCTATAAGAAGATACAAAACAGGAGTTTTAATATCCGGGAACTAGCTCAGATATTCGACACGATCATCAATTTCAAGGATCAGGATTGGACGAAGGGCAAAATAGATAGGCTTAAGAGATATAGAGCCATGAGCCTCATGGAGTTTAATAAAAGTTATAAAAAGAAAAAAGCGTAAACTACCCGTAAACTAAAGATTTATGGGCTTTAGACGTAGAAATATCATCATGTATAGAACACGACAACAATTCCCATCTTTCATGGGTGTTTACATACCCCCATGTAGCAATATTTCTAGCAGCGTTAATGTCCGCATCTGCAATATTGCCACAATATTTACAATGGAATCGCTTCCCATTGCGAATACCTATATGTTTGCATTCATGGCATGTTTGCGAGGTATAAGCCGGAGGGACGGCAATGATCTTAACTCCATTCATCTTGCATTTATATTCAAGAAAGGAACGAAGCTGATAAAAACTCCACGAGTTACTTCTTCTTCGAAATGTTTTGTTTCGTCTTTTGGAGTTCATGCCGAATCGGATATTTTTAAGATCCTCGATAGCGATACCCTTGTTTTCTTTCTTGGCCTTCGCAACAAGCCATTTGCTAATACTGTGATTCACGATGGTAGCGAATCTTTTCTCACGTCCTCTCAACCGTTTCAGCAACTTATGGCAGTTGCGGGTGCCTTTGGACTGAATAGAAGCTCTTACCTTATTATATTTGTCTCGTATATTTTTGACCTCATTGGAAGAAATACTGGTTCCATCAGAGATAGAAACAATATCTGTGATTCCCATATCAACACCAATAAAATCCTCTGCATCCTCTTCTTCCTCATCTGGGATCTCTATCGTTTGATAGAGATAGAATTTACCCTTGATAAGGACGAGGTCGGCTTCTCCTTTTGCGAATTGCATAAGATGAGGACGATAGCAGGTATATGCTATTTTCTCACGCCCTCCAATAAGCGAGATGGAGCATATGGATTTTGGAATATTGTAGGAGAGAACACGACTATCGTATGTAATAGCCCCAAATTCACGGAAACATCTTTGTTTCTTTCTATCAAGCTTATACGCATCTGCGACCTTGCTGATAGCGCGTACGACAAGCTGAGAGGAAAGGCGATACGTTTCCTTTATTGGATAGTAAACCTCCTTATGCAGACCAAATTGCTTAAATACACGTCGCTCCCACGCTATTTGAGAAATAGCGTTGCAAGCCTTATTGAAAACACTAAATGTATCTTTCAACATTTCGACTTGCTTGCATGTTGGAAGCAGCTTTATTTGCAATGTCAATTTCATACAGCAAATATACTAAAAATATCTAATTGTCAAATATTTGAAATAAATTTATTAATCAAAGAAGGGATAGTGGTTCAATCCCTCCCACGAGATAAAGACTTGCGGGTTTCCTTGAACCTGTTTTATGAAGGGTAGGATGTTGCCGTGTGAGAGGTGCGGCAGGATGGTAGCCATAAGGAGCAAGGGGTTGTGCCCTGCGTGCCGGGCTAGGGAACTACCGCCAAAGGAAAGGACGGCGATACGAGTGAAGGCCAAGCCGAAGGGACGAAGCCTCAGCGTCTTTTTTGGCGCTCATGTGGCAAGATTAAGTATGGTAAGAAGATCCCTTACGGGGATGTATATACCATGCCCCGGAGTAGGCAATATATGCCACTTATATCCTAAACGAAGATATAAGTCTGTCGCTGAGGATAATGATAATGTTATTTATTTGACGATAGACGAACACACGAGGTTTGACTATCTGCTAGACACGATGGATTTTGGCCGGCTTTTAGAGGAGTTCGGTGACACATGGCTTTTAGTGGCCAAAAAGATGAGGGATCTCGTACCTAAAGTCGAGGAGGATGGTAAATTAAAAACCAGATTATTATTATGGATAGAAGAAAACAAAGATTACTTCTAGCTCTCGGATACGAGGCTATAAGTGACACGATATATAATAACGGAACGATTATGGAAGTCATAAGCGATCAGGAATCGTTTGATGACATGAGAATCCGTTTATCTAAAAGGCATCATATGGTCATCACGGATGATGGAGTGGTAATAAAGGCGAGTTTTGATAAAGAAATGAATGAGCATGCGCCATCATATTACTGGCGATCATCACTTCCAATATTAAGGGCATATCATACAGATCCTAAATTTACCGCATTCTTTGGCATATTAGACGTTTTATCAATGGTTCCGAAGGAAGATATCTATGAGGAAGAAAAGCCTGTTGACGAGCCTAAAAAAGAGCCTGATGAGGAGATAGAAATTGAGTATGATCTGGAGACTGAGCAACAGTATTATGCCGCTGAATGGATCAAGGATATCCCGACACCAGTCTTATACAGAATGACCGTGGCTGGCAAGCGTGTTTATTATGAAATGGGAGCTGATGGATACCCTATCATATATGATGGGGCTACCAATAATATTGCGAATGGGTATTGTGATACTTCCGGGGCATTAGAAAAATGGAAAAATGAGATGAGACTCAAGGGTAAGGACCCAGACGAGTACGCTAACTACCGGGCTGACTTGGGTACGATCATGCATTACTTATTTGGATTGTATCTGACGGGAGTTAAGATAAAACTGATTCCAACATGGATAAGAAAAGCTGTCAAGGAAGCTAAGTTGAGAATAGACAAGTATAGGATGGAGCGGATATTAGTGGATAATATGGATGAGTTGATAGAAGATCTAATATCATTCGCTATATTCTGTAAAGAAAGACATGTAAAACCTGTGTTGATTGAGAAGATGTTGAGGTCAAGGAGATTGAAAGTGGCTTCCTCTGTGGATGCCGTGGTGGAGATGGATAGCGAGCCGGAGATGGTGGAGATAGAGGTCGAGACAGGAGAGTTCTATAAGACTGGAGCCAAGAAAGGCCAACCTAAGACAGAGAAAAAGAAGATAAAGAGATGCAGGAGGATATTTGCTATATTGGACTTCAAATCAAACAGGAAAGGCAATTTTTATGATGAGTATGCTTTCCAGCTTGAGTTATATAGAAGAATGATAATGGAGAACTACGGAAAGATATTGGAGATAGAGGAGATATATAACTTCGCTCCGGGTGATCCTACCGCCAAGACAAGCCAATATAAACTGAAGAGACAAACTGATAATCCTATACTTAACATGGCTACAGTCGTATATCTCCAAGGTAAGTATAAGTTCGAGAAAACCAATTATACGGTTACATCAAGAATAGGATCTTTGGATATAGAAAGTGATTTTGAATTGAATAACTTGATAAGAAAAGAATCACTGAGAGATTATATTTATCGAATCATGAGTGAGAGGATAGGATAATGGAGTTTAGGGAATTTGACAAGAGCGTTCACAGATATGAATTGGATCATAGTAAGCCAAGAAGAAAGCTGACGTGCCCGCAATGCGGCAGGGATAGATGCTTTACGCCGTACGTAGATGTAACCACCGGACAGATAGTAGGGGAGCAGTTTGGAGTATGTGATCACAAAAATAAATGTGGTTATTTTAAATATCCAACAGGCAATGAGCTTGGGAGCAATGATCTTTTTACCGATTCAAACAAAGTATTAAGGAGGTACAGACCTCCCGTGGATCCGGATATAGCCAACTGCATTCCGGTAAGCAAGATGTTTGAGACGCTTAATCCTTTCGAGACATCTGATCTTCAGGATTATCTATCCAATATATTCGGATCGTATCATACCAATAGGGCATTTAGCTTGTATAAGGTGGGGATGATGAGATTCGGGGACTGGGGTAAGTGCTGTGTGTTCTGGCAACTGGATAAGAATTGGGTGGTGCGGACCGGGAAGATAATGGACTACGGGCCTGACGGGAAGAGGGTAAAGGTTCCCATGGATCACGTATGTTGGGTGCATATACTGGACGGTCAGGATTACCTGCTTAGGCAATGCCTGTTCGGGGAGTTCCTTATCAACTTCTATCCCAATGACGCTCCGGTGTATATAGTAGAGTCAGAGAAGACGGCTGTTATCTGCAACATCGTGTACCCTAGTAGGTTGTTCATGGCCTGTGGCGGTATCCATATGTTGAAGAGGGAGATGGTAGAGACATTGGGTAGGAGGCGGATAGTCCTGTACCCGGATAAGGGCGACGCTTTCAACGAATGGAGAAAGAAGGTGGACAAGGATATGAGGGGGATGAATATAGAGATAAGTGATTTTCTAGAATCAAAACCCAATATAGATGAGGGGATGGATATAGCGGATTATTTTATAATTAAACAAATTTACAATAATGGCAAAGGTAGTTGATAATTACAAGGAATTCAAGGTGCTTGAAATAACAAGACAGGAGATGATGGATAAGCTTACCAGATATGGGTGCTTAGGTATTTGCGATATGTGTAACAGACCTACAGCCGTAGGTTATTACGTGGCGGTGATCAATCAATGGATGTGCAAGGACTGTTACAATGATTTCATCAAGTCAATTGACAGGTATGAGGAGGACATGAAAATAGAAAACAAGAATTTTAATAGATTCTGCAATCTATTTAATGTTAAGATGGAGGAGACGGTATGAAAGAATTGTCTTTAGCCCAGAAAGCTATGTTAAACGGGTCCATATGCCCATACTGCAAGAACCCGTCCACTATGATAAATACGGTAGAGGGGAAGCAAGTAGGGTGCGAGAAGTGTGGGGCTTGGATGAGGTCTGATTCGATGGGTAAACCAGTAGGGAGATTGGCGAAACCAGAGCTTCTTAGGGCCATGGATATAACAGCTATTGAGATCGATAGGTTCTTGAAAGAGTCGAGTTATGAAAGGAAAAACTTTTACAAAGAGTTATCCAGTGAGCTAGGAATACCAGAAGAGCATGTGTCTCCGTATAAGATGTCCTTATTATCATTGCTTAATGTTATGAGACATATCAAGGTATATGGGAAGAACCATATACAGATACATGAGGGTACCACGATAGGTAAGGCTTGCTCTAGGCACGGAGCGGTGGCGATCGGGAGTAACGCCTGCCACGGATGCCCGGAGTTTCTGTTTCATGTGGTAGACAATACAACCAATACGGTAGTCTGTGATACAGACATGAGTTATGGAGATTATGTAGGTGAAAACAAATAAATTTGGGCAATAATATCAATAGAATAAAAAATGAAAGTAATTTTTATTCATAAGCCAACAGAATTTTATGTTGGAGGATCGGTGTACAACAAATCTTATTGCAAGGATAAGATGATAGAAAAAGGCATCAGCGAGAACCGGGCAGAGATGCTTAGTGATATAATAGGTCCATACGTATGTGTGTGGGAGATAAAGGACGGAGATGATCCTTACGAGAGCATGAGAAGCAGACTCGGAGATAAAGCCTCATATTTAGATGGAGAGGATATTATCGTAGAGGATTATAATTATGACGAGGAGGACGAGGATGGGGAGATCGACTGAATACTATAGGACACATCCGGAGGCCAGAAGAAAGAAAGCCGAGACGGATAAGAAGATCAACGCCCGCCCTGAGCAGAAAGCCAAGAGACGGGAGTTGGGTCGCAAGAACTACAAGACCGATAAGTTGAAAGGTAAAGCCTATCGGAAGGGAAAGGATTTATGCCATACGGCTAAAGGGCTTAGATATAAATCAAGATCAGCTAACAGAGGGTCTAAATCCGATACGGCTGGCGATAGAAACGCAAGAGGATGAGTGAGGATAGGATATGGAGGTCATCCAAGGAGATTATCATGGATGCCTATGAGAGGATAAGAAAGTATCAGTCGGGAGAGCTTCTCCCGGCTCGTACTGGATACGCTTATCTTGACAAGGCGTTGCTGGGCGGGTTCTACCCACAACATGCGGTGGCTATCGGCGCTAGGCCCGGAGTGGGCAAGTCTTATTTGGCTCAGAAGATTATGAGTAATGTAATGAATGTTAATATCAATCCCCAAGCTGATGATTATGTATGGCTCAGATGTGAATTTGAAATGAATCCAGAGGATTTGATGTTACGTTCACTATCAAAAAAAATGGGAAAGGATATACAAGATATTCTCCTTAACGAGATGTCTGATGAAGAGATAAAGGAAATGCAGAAATGTCTTAAGGAGGAAAACTCCAGCAGAATAACATACATTCCTAAACCATCGACAGTAGACGAGCTTCAGAACTTCTTATGGAATAGTTATATGCCAGCGAACAAGGATAAGAAAATGGTATTTGTATCCATAGATCATACAGCTCTTATACAAGGCACGGGTGACGCTAAGAGGAATATAGATAGTCTGATAACCATGTGTAATATAGCTAAAAGAACTTTTCCCAATATATTCTTTCTTATAATATCACAACTTAACCGTGATATTGAGGGAAGACGGGATCCTAAGGATCATATGCCAAAACAATCTGATTTCTATCAATCAGACACATTGGGGCAATTGTGTACGGCTATGGTAGCGTTGAATATCCCAAAAAGATACGGATATTCATCATACATGCAATTCCCGCAAGGCTGGTATCCTAATCTGGAACGTTTTAAGAGTGAATCAAGGCGCTCTTTCCGTGTAGATGGACTTATATTCCATCATATAGTAAAAGTCCGTCAAAGATCATTAGAGGAGATTGATGCGATACATGTAGATATTATGAAAGGATATGAGCGATATTATCCTGATGGAGGGGTGGTGCGCCAAGAAAGACCAGGAGGCTCGGATGCCCCTGTGGGTAGCGGCAAGCCGGACACGACAGTCGTTACGCTACCGCCCCCGCCTCCCAGTATTCCATTGGAGCAGCAATACATACCGCCTAGCGATGATTTTAATGTAGTACATGACGAAACACCATATTAATCATGAGACTTAGAAAGAATTATTTGCTTGTTATTATGAAAGGCATGGAGATGTTGTTAAAAGCCAACTTCTCCACCGAGAATAAGATGGGCATACGGGAAATTATATCCTATTTAAAGGAGATGTCTGAATACAGCATTAGGTATATCATCAATCGGGAACGGGAAAAGGAGATCATTAACATCTGCGAGGAGGTATCCAAAAAAGTTCAGGAGTATAAGAGGATGAACGACAACTCTATGGTATTGGAGTTGGAGAATCTGAAGCGGGAGGTTGTAGCGGTAGAGGATCTTCTTAGCTCCTACAAAGGTGTTCTTGATGCTGAGCTGGTGATAGCCGAGGATGATATCAGGATCATACGGGACAAGATCGCTATAAGCCTGAGGGAGGACGGAACATGCAAGAGCATGACTGATGCTGATAAAAGGGCTAGGGTGGATGTAAGATACGAGAGAGCGTTAGAGGATTATCGAATCCTTCTAAGATGCGCCAATACGGTTAGGGCTAAGATGTCGGTTATAGGGCATCTTAATCAATCAATAAATCAATCTATATCAGTTGGTAGGGTTGGTATGGCTAATGAATCTTATACGGTAAAGCAATATGAAAAAGGGAAAGAGATTATCGAAAGCAGACGGCCTTAGGGTATTGACAGAGGCTTATGATTCTATAAAGAATTACAGCGAGAGCTGCATGTGTATAGCTATAGTCGAATCGGCGGATATGCTTGGATTAGCGCATGATGATGATCTGGCATATGAGCTTATACCTGAGTTAAGGATGTTTAAACCTATAGATAAGCATCTCAATAGCTTTTGGTTTGACTGGGATGAACGAGATAAAAGGCTGTGCATACTCAAGACATTGATAGACATATATAGCGATAATGATCATTCTGATATATTAGAGAGAATAAGTAGAAAGATCAGGTCAATATTTTAACTTGTTTACGTATGTATATAAATTTCGAGCAGATGATGACATCAGGATTAACGATGTCTGACGTCGGGTATCTTCTGATGATCCGGCAGAAAGAAGAGATGGCTAACACCATTCCAAAGGAGAAAATAGATAGTTATAAAGCATCTGGTTATATTGAGCTTCAGAAGAATGGGAAGTGGAAGATAACGCCAAGGGGAGGATCGCTGCTGATGCTGATAGAGACACCCGGTCTGACACCGGAGGTCGAGGGGACCCGGGACCGTATCGTTGGGGTATATAACGATATGGGTAAGGATACAGGAGCTATCAAGGAGGTGGAAAAAAGGCTTATCTGGTTTGTGGCTAACACCAACTTCAAGGAAGAACCTATAGTAAGGGCCGTAATATCCCATATAGACCTTAAACGTGAATATACGATGAGGTTGGATAACTTGATATGGAAGCCGTCAAACGTCTATAGTGTACATATGAGCTTATCGGAATCAACGTTATTCGATACGATCATAAAGATGTATGGCATGACATCCGATCTGTATCTTAGGGAGAACAAGAACAAGGAACTGGCATGGTTGTTCGCCGTAAGCCGACTCCCGGATCCTCCAAGGAAGATGGATAAGGAGTATACTATTACTGGAGATGTTAAGATGGACATCGAAAGAATATCAGATATAAAAAAAGAATTAGGTAGAAGATTAAAAATGTCAATTTAAGAGTTATGAAAAGAAATCAAGTATTAGAAGTAGTGATAGACGCAATATTTGCGAAAACATCTGAGTTTGATGATATTGAAGACATAAAGGAAGATAGTAACCTATCGTCCGATATGGCTATGGATTCATTGGATCTTGTTGAAGTGATAATGGATATAGAAAAGATGACAGGTGAATACATACCAGATGAGGTGTTTCGCAATACCCCTTGCGATGAAATAACGGTAGGAAGTTTAACTGATATGTTGTATGTTTATTTTAAGGACAAATAATGGATTTCGGATATGACGATTGGGAAGAGGGGCTAGAAACCCCTCTTGTCGATGATTGCGATGACGATCACAATGAGGAGGATGAGTATGATTTCGGCTAAAGAACTAAGGATAGGGGATCTTGTAAAAGACAAGGCTGGCAATATATGGAGAGTAGGGTGCGTTACTGGTATGCGTAATAAAAGTAAGTCATTGATCCTTGAACGTGAGGTTGATGATGGGATAATGAAATGGTATTCCGGGGAAGATGATGTCATGCCTATTGAGATAGATGATAATATACTTGATACTATCGATTTCAAGCGTGATAAGGGGCGGGATGTATATCGAGGCTACGGAATATCTATAGAGTTTTTTGATGATGGGTATTATCTTAGCCTTAGGGATCTGGAAGACGATCTAAGCGATCCTATTCAGATTAAGAATCTTCACCATCTACAAAACCTGTTAATGGACTTATACGGACATGACATAAAAATAGATAAGCTTTATGGTAATACCGGAGAATAATTTGTTATGTAAGGTTATAAACGGAGAGAAGGTTCTCGCCGCTTCTTACTCGCAGATAGACACGTTCGTCCAGTGTCCATATAAATGGTATAAGACTTATGTGGAGGGTCATAGGTCTACGGAGAAGCATGAGGCTACGTCATATGGTACGGTTATCCACCAAACGATGGAGTATTTCTTCAAGAACGGATGCAGACCTTCTTATGAGGATATGAGCAAGGCATTCAACTACTACGCCGATATAGAGAAAATACCTTTTGATAGCGTAAGATCCCAGATCGAGTCCATGCAACATGCGGCTAGGCTAATAAGATGGATTGTGGGGTTGTTTGAGAAGGATGCTGCTGGCAATTATAAGAAGGCATGGTCTGATCTTACGCCAATGGAGAAGGTGGTCCGGGGGTCGAGACCGGCCGGCGTGGAGGAGGGCTTCGTCCTACCCTATAAGCTACCCAAGCCCCTTACTTTGGATGGCGTGACGTACGATAAGGTACATATCATAGGATCGGTGGACTGGCGTGGAGAGTATAAGACAAAGGACAGGATAGCCATGTATACGATAGACTGGAAGTCCGGGAGAAAGTTATTCGATGAAGATAAGCTGCTTCATAATCTCCAACATCCGATATACGCCTTTTACATACTCAGAAAATATAAGGTATTGCCGGATATGTGCAGCTATTTCTTTACCCGCATGCTGGACAATCAGAACGTGAAGGTAGATAAGGAGAAAGTAGAGAGATCGGTCAAGGAACTTAACGATATTCTCCTTGACATGTATGATTTCGAGACAAATAAAATAGATAGCTATCAAGCTCACGTTTGGGACGACGCCAAACAGGGGTATAAGTACGAGAAGCGCTACCTCATGGGACGCCAGCCGGCCTGCCTTGAACCCCGCCCCAAGCCCTTGTGTTTTTGGTGCGATTTCTCGATCCACAAACAAGGAACATGCAGGTACTCATCGGATTGGGACGAGTCAAAAAGAAAGAATAAAAAAGATTAACTTTATTAAAAAGCCTAGGTAAATATCTAGGCTTTAATTATATTTGTGTCAATAAATAAACGATTATGGATAAAAACGAAAGAGAAAAACAGGTATTGGATCTTCTGATGTCTAGAAAGGATATCAGGAAATTGGTAGAGAAATCAAATGAATGTTATTCTAAAATGGATTTCGTTGGTGCCATGAAATGCCGGCAGGAGATAAAGGATATCGTAGACCGGGAATCGAAGATCATGTTGACAAAAAGCGAGTCTTTGGTGAGTTTGATGAATAACGCTGATAATGAATATAAATTCAATATGCTGGTATGGCTACATTCCATGATGTGTATGGCGGATGTATTTAACGGGATATTGGAGGATTTCAAGGATGGGGTAAGAAAAGCCAATGGCAACTCCAAGTTCGTTAAGTTCGATAATCTGGATCGGTTAATGACAGAATGTAAGAAGGAGATTGATTACCTGATGAAAGGCACAAGTAAATCGTTCCAGATATCCTTCGCCGTAAGGAGCGATGAAATGAGAGAGATGATAGAGAATATGGTAGGGGATAATATCCGTGAGGGGTATGACGTGTTCAGTAAGGAGGCAGAGATGGTTAATGAGACGGATAGGGACAAGATCGAGGAGTTTAACAAAAGTCTGGCTCATGAATAAACACATATCAAGATGGCATATAAATTAAGATCATATCAAGAGGAATGCGTTAAAAGCATTTCAAGTTATATAAATTCCGATAGGAATGATCCGGTATTGGTTATAGGCCCAGTAGGTTGCGGGAAATCCTTGTTGATAGCGGAAGCGGCCAGATTGATGGGAGATAAGACACTGGTCTTACAACCATCAAAAGAATTGCTACAGCAGAATTATGATAAGCTTACATCATATGGCATACCGGCTACCATCTACTCCGCCTCCTGTGGCAAGAAAGAACTATCTAACATGATATACGCCACATTAGGATCTGTCAAGAAAGTTATTGGTCAGCTTAAGGAGATGGGGATCAGGAACGTATTGATAGATGAGGCTCATGCCGGGTATAGCCCGGAGGATGGTAGCGAGTTTATGACATTTATGAATGAATTGAAACCGAAAAAGGTGATAGGATTTACGGCTACTCCATGCAGACTTAAGTCTATGTCAATAGGACAAGTATCATACTCTCAACTTAACTTCATAACCAGAATGAGACCGGTGTATTTCAAGAACCTGATCCATGTCATACAGGTGGAGGAGATGATAAGACAAGGATTCTGGACACCTCTTAAGTACGAGACATGGGATTTCAATGGAGATGCCCTTAAACTTAATTCTAACGGCTCCGAATATACGGCTGAGTCTATTAGTGAGGCGGTGAGAAAAAATGGCTTAAACAACCTTATTTTACGTCGGTTGATGGTATTAAAAGACGTATGCAGATCTATACTGGTGTTTATGGATTCTGTTGAGAGCTGCAATACCGCCGCCGAATGGATGAACGCAAAGATATGCGCTGGCATGGCGGAAGTGGTTCACGGAGGCACGCCAAAGAAACAGCGGGAGGCTATAGTCGAGGGGTTCAAGTCAGGTAAGACGAAGGTAGTGTTCAACTATTCCGCCCTCGGAACCGGATTCGATCACCCAGGACTGGACTGCGTGATAGTAGGAAGACCGACATTCTCATTCTCATCGTTTTATCAGTGGCTTGGCAGGGCGGTTAGGATAAAGGACGGTAAGGATAGCGCATTGGTCGTTGATTGTTGTAACAACTCGTCAAGGTTCGGTGATATAAGGAAACTTAGTATAGAGAACTACAAGGGGTATGGATGGGGAATGTTTATCGGCGATAAACTAATTACCAATATTCCGATGGGGGATAAAGTAACGAAAACAGATCTGGATATCAAAGCCGCCAAGAAAGATCGTAGGAGGGGGCTGGCGCAGGGCGTAACCGCCGCCCCTGTTCCAGGAAGACCGGATCATCCCCTTGGCTCTACGTTAATGACATTCGGCAAGTATTGTGGATGGATGTTGCATTCAATTCCGGTATCGTACTTCAAATTCATAAACGAGACATTTGACTGGGATAATGATAGGAACAAGGATATAAAAGAATACATAGATTTTTTAATCAAAAACAATAGATTATGACAGGATGTATATATCATGAGGCTGACCTTGACGGAGTAATGTCAGCGGCTATAGTAAAAAAGTATTTCAAAGGGGACATTGATCTTCTTCCTTACAATTACGGCAAGGAAATACCTGACGTGAATAAATATGATAAGGTATTTGTAGTTGACGTATCATTTGGCGATAGAACGAGATTCTTATTCGACGAATGGGAAGACAAGGGGATAGATGTCACATGGATAGACCACCATAAGACGGCGATAGAAGCTGTGAAGGACTATAATGTCAAAGGCAAAAGACGTATCGGAACGGCGGCTTGTGAGCTTACGTGGGAATATCTTTTCGATGATATCGAAACCCCTGACGTGGTAAAATTATTGAGCGCTTATGATGTATGGGATCATGATCGCTTCGAATGGAGTGACGTTCTTTCATTCCAATATGGGATGAGAGGGTATTGCGGGCTTGACGTTGACATGGTCAGGGAGGTGCTAAACAAGGCAAATGGTGAGTTTGTTTCCGATATGATAAGAAATGGCGAGGCCATAATAGAGTATATCATCGAGAAAAACAGAGGAGAAATGAAGATGTTCTCATTCGAGGCAGATATATTTGGATACAAGGCGATATGTATGAATACTACGGAGTTTAACTCCACCACATTCGAGTCTATGTACGATCCTAGAAAACATGATTTGATGATGCCATTTTGCTGGAACGGCAGATTCTTCAGATGCTCGTTCTATACCACCAAGAAGGAGGTGGATGTCTCGGCGCTGGCACGCAAGGCCAACCCATGTGGAGGAGGCCATAAGGCGGCTGCCGGATTCCAGCTTAGCGTGGAGGATATGATGGGATTTTTGAAAGAAAGGAGGATGTGATATGGTAGGGTTGATATCTATTATTATAATAACAGTAATCTCCTTTGCCATGATGATGGAGGGATGGAAAAAATATGATTCACAAAAGTTTTACACAGGGTTGCTTGTAATAGGTATAAGTATCATAATGATATTTCCAGTAATGCAATATAATATGGAGAATATGAAAAACGTGTATAAATTCAAGAAACTTAACGAAATGAAGCTAGACGATTACGGCTTCGGTTTATTCGAGTACAATGGCGCTCTTTATTTCAAGGAGGCAGAGGGTGAAAGATGCTTTGATGTGAGAAGCGGGAACGAGGTTATTATCGGAAAAGATAAGATTATAATGACTTTGGAGGATTGATCATGAGAAAGCTTAATGACACCAACAGGACAAGAAAGAGAAACGTGCGGCACTCGTGGGTGAAAGCAGGTCCGGGGATTCAACGCTGCGCTATTTGCGGGATTACGAAGCGAAATGAGCGTAGGGACGGAAAGGCCACGAATTGTGTGTATCTATCATCTGGTGAGCTTTACTCTATGACAGGAGAGACACCAGAGTGTAGGGATCTTAGTGAATTTTATTAATCTAAAACATGAAAATATGACATGGTATGATACTTACGAGGAAATAAAGGCTAAATATCCGGATACTGTTTTCGAGGAATATTGGTTGGTTGAAGAAGATGTCGCTAAGTTAATGAATCATGAGCCTATTATAAAAGGATGGGCTATAATCAAAAATGATCCTAATATAGATAGCGATATTATATCTAGCAACAAATCGAATATCAATGTTATTGAAGCTGAGAAGAACGAGGGTGATGAGCGCAATATATTGTTGCATATTGGGATATTATCTCCATTTAATGATGATCCAGTAATAATAATAAAACAAAAAGGAGTTTAAGATGAAAGAGGAATTTAGCAAATACGACAAGGTCGTTTATGATGGTAAGGTATTTGAAGTACTTGAGACCGCCGACAATACGGGAATGATGAAAATAGAACCGTTATTTGATGAGACATATAAATCCATTTGGGCTGATGAGGAGATGGTTGTTTCGTTAAATAGAGCTATCAAGTTAAGGCTTATTGATGATGAAACGGCGGATGAGGCGATAAATTTCGGGAAGCCAAAAATAGGAGACGCAGTGGTGGAAAGCGGGCCGCTTGTGGGGAAAGACGGCAGCGGGAAGGACGACCGGGCCGACGGTAAACTCCGGTGGGATCTTCTTCCTTTGGCTGAGATAGAGGACATCGTGAGGGTATATACGGAAGGAGCCAAGAAGTACGCCGATAACTCATGGCAAGATATACCTGATGGATTTAATCGTTATCTAGGTGCACTCATGAGGCACTTGGTCGCTTATACGAAAGGGGAGAGATATGATAAGGAGGGATTCATGCATCTATCCGCCGTATGCTGGAACGCCATAGCGTTATTATATTACGATAAACATAACAAAGGGCTTATAGAATGGAAGAGTCAGGAAAAAGAGTAGTAGATGAGAGATTAAGAGCTATCGACAAAAGAACAGGTAAATACGTTAATGTAATCAAGCGCACTATTGATGATAGCCTATTCCCGATAGTTAAGTATCTCAGTTACAGTTATAATGAATTAAATTATGATTATGTAAAGAATCTGAATTTTGATGTAGACGTAAATTGGGAGCAGCGTAGATATCAGATTGTTAAGGATTTATTATCTAACAATTTCGATGGGAGAAAGATGAGTATAGATGAGGTAGATAATGCTATATTTACCGCTGATTTGATTATTAACAGATTAATAACTATTTGAGATGGTAAGAATTGATTTTTTCACGAAGAAAGACGCTGAATACAGCGACTACATGCGATATATTATCGCCAACACATTACAGGAGTATGAGGGTGAGGTCACGTTAAACCAGATCCCGGAGAACAAAGCCACGGAGGAGGAAATATCCAAGTACGGTATAGAGGTATATCCTACTATCATCGTCAGCGGTGATAACATGGATGGCTTTAATAAACTTGAGGGGATGGCCAGAAAAGCTGATCTTATTAACGTCATGTCGTTATACGACAAGAAATAGGCTTATGACGATAAGGGATAAATATTTTGGCTGGAAGGATATATTCTTTGGCAGGTTCGTGCATTGTTGTAATGAAAAAAGTGACCAACCACAAGGGAGTAATATACCTCTAGCCAAAATAAACTTCGATAACAAGACAGGATATGTGGAGGACGGGACTATTAATATAGCCGAGCTTCTTCAATATCTTTGGATAAATAATAAGGTCTATGGGTGTGAATATGCACCCATAGATATATCCTCTGTCTTGCAAACATTGATTAGATTGACCGAGAACGCTAAGTTCATATTTGACGACCAACCCGGCATACATGATATGATCCCATATAGAGGTTTTTTTCTTAGAGATGACTTTTCATCCGGGAAAGATTATTCACTTGATTTGGATAAAATAGTGAGCGGGATGGGTGGATGGTATGGAGAGGATGAAGACCCATGCTATTCGATGTTTGTTAGCCAAGATCAGATATGGAACTTAAATCCGATATTAAAGGTATTAGCTGATGAGGGATCTATTCTAGCCAAGGAACTTGGGTATGATATGAACTCATATGTCAGCGATAATGGATACACGATATACAACCCATATCTGTCATGGATCAATCATTACTATCATTATTGCCCGACATTTAATGAGGATAAATTAAAGCCTTGGGATAGGGTAGAGGATAGAAAGAATAAGTTCAAGATGACGGATAAGGTCAAGAGAGGTGCCAATAACTGGTACTATTCAGGCGGGACTATATCTTGCGTGGATAGCTTCTTAGGGAAGAAATACAGGAAGAATCTCCGGACTTTCATATATCGTGGAATAGTGTTCTTTCTGGATCGGATATGGCATACGTCTTTATTTGATAGGATGGGCGTGAAAATGAAGTACAACGCTTATTATTGCTATGCCGCTACCTCCGGGATATGGTATGATAAGGGATTCAAAAGAAGACTAGCCAAGAGGTTTAACAGGTCGTTGAGCGGCGGCGGGGAGCTGTTCGGGGCTAACCTAGCCTGCATGGTATGTGACCGTAAGGATATCGATTGGGAGGCGCTTCGTTTTTGGCTTGAAAAATACGATGATCCTACTGATAAGGGTATGGTGAATAGTCCTATCCAATTTATGTATTTATATTTATATTACACTTTTAACAAATAACTTGAAATGAAGAAGATAAATGACTGGGTTATAAAAACATTTGGGTTGAGAGGTTCATGGAGCTGGGCTAAGAAACAGATGTTAAATGGAGCGATCATTAAACGTAAGGCTACTACAGGGACATACAAAATAGCTATTGATAATGACAAGAATAGGTTACTTGTAGCCACATGGGGTCATCTAGATCAAAACCCTGTATGGGAAAGGTGTCCGCATAGTTTATTAGATGAAGATGCGGTTGATTATTTTGTTACAGCTCATAAGGAATTATCATATGGAGGTATAAAGATCAGAATGAAAGATGAATTTAACTATAATGATAAAATATCGAAAGCATGAAAAAGATTACCGATAAAGACGTAGAGGCTCTTAAAGCCGGAAAGAAGGTGACAAAAGGTTTTATCCATATGCAATTGGATGATAAGGGAAAATTGAACTTGTGGAGTGATATCAATATAACTGACAATTATAGAAGTCTTAAGATAGACGCTAACAAATTGTTTGATCATGGGATTCTTTCAGAGGAATATGATAAATTGAGAGTTATAAATATAGGACAACAGGGACGAAGGTAATGAAAGTGCATATTATTAATCATCGCTGCGGTGACGATGAAATAGAAGTTAAAAATGGCATACGAGTTTTTGATTGGGTTGGTAATGAGTTTATTATAAATCTAAATAATTTTGGGGAACTGGAAATAAATGGATTGAATGAAGGTTTATGCATTATACCTCAATACGGGAACCAAATTGTCATAAAGAAACAGATTTAAAGCAACGCATGACGCTATGGACTGGGAATTTAAGATTGAAAACATTGAATCATAATTTAATTTAATAGACATGGAGACTAAAATATGCAAGAAATGTGGTAAAGAATTACCAGTAGATAAATTCTATAAGAACAAATCACAAAAGGATGGGTTTGGATACTACTGTAAGGATTGTGTAAATGCCTACAAATCGTCCAAAAAAGCCAATGCAGATGGGGGGGGGGTAAATTAACGAAAGTGTTTGCCAACCCGGGTCTAGCCAAATTCAAACCTAGAGAACTTATCGAGGAACTAAAAGCTAGAGGTTACAAAGGTACGCTCACCTATGAGCAGGTAATAACATTATAATACAATTTAAAAGATGGCAAAGAAACAGTTAAAAATCCCGTTTAAGGACGGGAGACCATGTAAATGGGTTAAGGATGTTCATGATGAGGAACGCGATAATTATGAGTTTGATGAATGCCTTGAGATATACGGGTTCGTCCGTGGATGCTCCTCCGCCGTAATGATATTAAGACCGGCAAATGATCATGGGGAGGATTTTAATTATGCCAAAAGTGTCTATTACCAAGTATTCTTGACAGACAGTAAGGAAGTAATACAGAATATGATGCATGGAATCATATATGGTAAATGGACTTTTGTTAAGAGAGGAGAAAATTTTGGTATAAAATTGGTTAAGGTCTTACCTAAGATACATAAAATATCCCTTGATATGATCGCAAAGGATATTTTTAGACCATGAAAATAAATAAAAACAGGATTTATGAAAGCGGAGAAAAATATGACAGTACAAGATTTGATAGACGAATTGATGCTTGTCAAGGATAAGAGTAAGGAAATAAGGGTTGTTATAAATACGAATGATTATATAACATCCTACCCTGCCTCTTTATCTGATATGTCTATAAAAGAGAAGGGAGATATAGTCAATGATCATTTTGATGATACAATTGCTATAGAATTGCATAAATAAACGATAAACAATATGAATGTATTATCATTGTTTGATGGGATATCATGTGGATATCTAGCATTACAAAGAGCCGGTATACCTATTGGGACTTACTATGCCTCAGAGATAGACAAGACATGCATAAAGGTAAGTCAAAAACATTTTCCTAATATTATTCAATTAGGGGATGTTAATAACTGGAGAACATGGGATATCCCTTGGAAAGACATAGATCTGGTCATGGGAGGGTTCTGTTGCCAGAGCTTCTCTAGCTCAGGTAAGGGTAAGGGATTCATGGACGCTCGTGGAAGGCTTTTCTTTTGCTTCTCGGACATCGTAAAGCATTTAAGAAAGGAAACCAAAGGTAAGGTCCTGTTCTTGGGCGAGAACGTCCGGATGCGGGACGAGCACCGCTGGGTGATCACCGAGGAGCTTGGCGTGGAGCCGGTGGAGATCGATAGTGCCTTGGTCTCGGCACAGACCCGGCATCGCCTTTATTGGTGTAATTGGCCGGTAGAAATGCCGAAAGACAAGCATATATCATTGGATGATATTCTAGAGCATGACAAGGGTTGGAATCCGGGAGCCATAAGAGGGAGATATATAGGAACCATTGTCGGTAGAAGGATAGGAGAGGACGGGTATCGAAAGGATTGTGACATGGGCATAAAAATAACGCAATGTCTGGAGATAAGAAAAGATAAGAATACCACTCCCATCAAGAAAAGTAATTGCCTGACAACGGTTATGAAAGATAACGTAATCTCATCGTTACCTCCCGGAAGATATCCTAACGCCTTTGACATAAAAGACAAATTCAGATACCTGACCCCGGTGGAGATGTGTAGGCTACAGACATTGCCGGATGATTACCTTGACGGGATAGCCCCAAATACGGCCATGTCTTTAGCGGGCAATGGATGGACAGTGGATGTGATAGCCCATTTGCTAAGGAGCATCGAACGTAAGCAGATAAATGATATTGTAAAGGAATTTCGCAAGATTACTGATGAGCTTATGTTCGGGTCATTAGAAACGGATATAATGTGACATGTGAAGGTAAACACGAGCAAAATGAGACCATACGGAAGAATCAAGACAGTTAAGGGATCTTTATGGAAAAAGGATATACATCCACCGAAAGGGCACAAGAATTGGTGGGATGACATATGCGATCCTGTACCTAGAAGTACTATGAAGCTTAAATTTAAAACAGAGTTAAGAGATGATTATAAACAAGAAATGGTCAATGCCGAACAGCGAGACATTCAGCATAAAACCGATAAGGGAACTTATAGATAAATATCGAGAAGAGGGGATGGTTATAGTGGATCCATTCGCCAGAAACAGCGATATAGGGACAATCACCAACGATCTTGACCCTGATACTAAAGCTATGTATCATAAAGACGCCACAGACTTCCTGCGTGGTCTTAAGGATAATATGGCTGATATGGTATTATATGATCCACCATATTCTCCGAGGCAGGTATCTGAGTCGTATAAAAGACTTGGAGGATCTGTTAATATGCAAACAACGCAATCTAGTTATTGGGCTAGGCAGAAGAATGAGATAGCTAGGATCACCAAGAAAGGCGGGGTGGTCATTACCTGCGCATGGAACTCCGGCGGTATAGGGGCCGGTCTTGGTTTCGAGCAGCAGGAGATTCTTCTCGTGGCTCATGGGGGATGGCATAATGATACGATCGTTACTGTAGAGAAAAAGATCAAGGGTTAGATGAAAGAAAGGATATTCACCACAAAAGAACAGGGGAGGGTGCTGGTCGAGGCCGGCCTCCCTATCTCCACCGCCATCGGTTTCAGAGACAAGTATCTGGATCAATTACATTCTATGGAGGATGACGCTGGTCGTATAGGACTGATCGAGGCCGTTACCCCGGATATATCCAACCCTGTTTGGGATGTAGGGACGTTACTGAATTTACTCCCATATGAGATAGAGGGTTGTACATTAGAATGTTATAAGCTAAAACATGCATGGTCTGTAGCGTATAGAGACATAGACGAGATCCCTATATGTTGGAGTAGCGAGAGACTTCTTATAGATACATTATTTTCACTGATAACAACATTATTAAAAAATGGATTATATGAGTATAAAACAAACAGCAAGAATAAGGTACAAAACGGAGGATAATCCGCCTATGGCTAATGTCCCTCTTATAGGATACAGCAAAAAATACGACTGTTGGGTAGCGTTAGTATACAGAAGAGGAGACAAGTATGATTAAATAATTACAAAATCGATAGTAATCCATTGTAAAATCATAGAATTATTTGTATATTTAATATATTAAAATGAATTGATGATGAGTCTAATAAAGCGTTCATATAAATATCGTATGTATCCGAACAAAACACAAGAAGAACTTCTTGCAAAAACATTCGGATGCGTACGTGTTGTATGGAATGCTTGTGTTGACTCATTTAACTCATACGATAAAGAAACAAACCCTAATCCGAAATTCCCGACAAAGTCGGATCTTGTTATTGAAAAACCTTGGTTAAATGAAGTATCGGCAGCCACCTTGCAGCAGAAGCAACGTGATTTTATTGAGTTCTCCAGACAATACTTCAACAAGAACAGGAAAGAAAAACTCGGTAAACCGAATTACAAAAATAAACACGACAACCAGTCGTTTAGATTGCCGTTCCCGAAGTTTAAAATCACTAACAATAAGATCCGGATCGAAAAGATCGGATGGGTTAAGATTGTTATCGATCGTGGAGTTCCAGACAACGCTCGTTTTATCTCCTGTACCGTTTCAAAGAACCGTGCTGGTCAATATTTCGTATCAGTTCTTGTAGAAACAGAACAGTGTTACAAACAGAAAACTAGCAAAACAGTCGGAGTTGATTTAGGGATTAAGACATTAGCTACATTATCTGATGGGATTGCTGTTGAGAATCCCCACTTTCTTTGTGAGAACCAAGCGAAGTTAAAAAGGATGCAACGGCATTTATCAAGAAAGAAATTAGGAAGTAATCGAAGAAACAAATGCAGGCTAAAAGTATCAAGACTTCATCGTGATATAGCCAACAAGCGTTCATGGTACATGCATAATTTGACCACGATGCTGGTAAATAATTACGATGTTATCTGTATTGAGAATCTAAATGCTTCCGGTATGCTACAGAATCACAAACTTGCCGGTTCTGTATATGATGCTTCTTTCTCGATGTTCCGTAACCAACTTGAATACAAGTGTAGGTGGTATGGTAAAGAACTGATTGTTATAGATCGTTTTTACCCATCCTCGAAAACCTGTTCAAGATGTGGCTGGAAGAATAAAGATCTGAAATTATCGGATCGAACATTTGTCTGCAAAGATTGCGGCATGGAGATCGACAGGGATCTCAACGCCGCGATAAACATACAAGCCGTAGGAGTTGATGCGGCTATACGGACGCAGAGCAGCCGGGTTGCCAGTTGTGTTGAAGCGTCTAAAATGGAGTAGAATATCTTAATTATTTCTATGATTTTCTATGAAATTTACAACTATGGAGTGCGATGTTGAATACAAGACATCCCCTCCAGATGAATACGAATACGTATATCCGTGAGAACTAGAAGGGATATATTTATATTTAAGCATGATTAATATTATTTTAATATTATTCATGCTTTTATTTTTGTTTAAATCATATCTTTGTATCAACATTAAAAACCAGATTATTATGGATGGAGACAAACAAAAAGTCAATGAACTTACGATGAGGACGCTGGGTTCTCATTATGGCGGATATGCCTATGTAAAGGTAAAAAATCGTCAAGCTGATGTAAAGATAGATTGGAAGTTGTTGAGAGCTATAGAAGAAGGAGAGGTGGAGATAGACAACGAGAAATACCATCTATCCGGGATAGAGTATGTAGCTAAAAGATATCAGGACATGTTTTACGCTGGTCGTGATATTTATTATTTCAAGGGCATAGGAGGGCATGGGATGACCGATCTTCTTAGAAACGCTATAGATGATTTACTAGACACCATAAGTAGTAGAGAGGCTTATCGTAGTGCAGAGCATAAAATGTACGCCCAAATGAATCAACTTACTGAAGCGGGAGCCATGATCAGCTTGGCTATAGAATTACTAACATCTAATATCCGTCATAGTTATGGAGAAATTAATTTTGAACAATATCCAAGACCTGTGGAGGTGGAGGGAGAAGATAAACATTGATGACTTCAAAGAGGATCCTATGGCTGAGGATATGCCATTATATTTCCCGTGCGCCGTCGTATGGCATGTGAATTGGGGTGAGCATGACGCTGATAATTATATATGTTATGGATTTGTTTATGTAGCAGAAATATTAGGGATATGAACATTAAAAAACAGATAATTCTTGACGATAAAGACTATGAGCGATTAGTGCACGATGCTAATCTCAGTAATGATGAGATAAAAAGCAAAATCGCCAGCGCTCTAACCACCGATATAGTGGTTAGTTTCGATTTCGATGTAAATAAAAAGGTTACGGGGAATATGAGGATCGAAAGCGCCACCCATAATCTAGGATATAATGAATATGATAATATCGTAAGGGCTAGAGACGAGAATATTCACCATGCTGTCTATATAGCTATATATGATTATCTTAATAAAATAAAGAGAGATAATAATGAGTTAAGCGCAAAAGATTGGATATTATTCACATCTATAATCTTATCTATTTTCGCAATGGGATTTGCAGGTGGATGGTTGGTATTTAATTGATTAAATCATGGGTAATTTAAAAGACATACAAGATATAACCGGTCTTACGTCAGAAGCTATATTCAATATACGTAAACCTGTTGATTATATGTGCAGTGATATAGACAGTCATATAAAAGATATCAGGACACAATGTGATTATATTATGGATGGGGACGAGGAGGATGTTAAATATTATTCAAAATCAATCAAATCAGACGTAGATTCTTATTTCGAGGATATACGGTCAAAGGTCGAGAATCTCCGTGATTGGGGAGAGCAGTGGAAAGCATTGGCTAAAGACTTGTTTAATGAGTTGCTGGAAATAGATAGCGATAATACTATAGACAGCTATCTGTCTTATAAGGCATTGGATAAGATTAAGGAACATTTAAAATAAAACTATAAACATGAATAAAAGAAAAACCAAAAAAAGACTCCATTTAAATAATAAAGAATTTCAAATCTTATTTCGTTCAGGCAAGAAATACTTTAGATATGCGATAAATAATCTATGTCTTGCTTTTGGATGTTCTTCATTAGAATATTGGATATACTTCTTTGAAGGTAAAAGAGTTGATGGGAGTATATATTATAAAAGCATTTCACGACTAGTTCTTAGATAATGATAAATTAACAAAATAAATAGACATGAGCAAATTACTATTTTTTGATTTAGAGACAACCGGGGTTAAGTTCTGGAGAAACGGGATACACCAAATAGGAGGGATCGTGGATATCGACGGGCAGGAGACTGAGAGGTTCGACATCCGCCTAGCCCCGAACCCTGCCGCCACGATAGAGCAAGAGGCGCTGGATGTGGCTGGTGTTACCTTGGAGCAAGTGCAGTCGTATCAGCCTATGGAAGAAGGGTACAGGCAGTTAGTTGGTATATTATCCAAATACGTGAATAAGTTCGATAAGAGGGATAAAATGTATTTGGTGGGGTATAACAACGCCGGATTCGACAACAACTTCCTACGGGCTTTATTTACCCAATGTGGGGATAAGTATTTCGGATCATGGTTCTATCCTAACTGTATGGATGTATATGTTATGGTGACACCGTTCCTGATGGGCGTAAGAAACGATATGGAGAACTTTAAGTTGATGACCGTAGCCAGAACTATGGGTATTGAGATCGACGAGAATAAGCTTCATGACGCTACTTACGATATTGAGCTGACTAGGGATATTTTCTATCGTATAATCGGTAAAATGGATGTTAAGTTATGAGAAGTATCTTAGAGGCGATGCATGATTATCCGGATGAGGCTCTTGGGCTATTTTTCTTTTTGATAGTGGTCTTCTGGTTATTGTCAGGTATATTCGAGAAAAAAGATGAATGATAAACTCGATAAGATACTGGATCTCCTAAGATCTCAAAATGAAATGATCAAGGATATTCACGACTATGTGAAAGAAGTTACCAGCGAGAAGTATATAGGAGAATCTAGAATGACAAGCTTCTCTATTAACTTGGCCGCTGATATACTTACCGAAGCCATTAGCCCTAAGATAAAGGAGATGATGGTGGATCTATTGAAAAAACAAGGATGGAAAACTGAGTGAAATATGGGGACTTATGAGAGAAAAGTAAATCAATTAAAGGATTTGATGAGAAGGAAATACAAATCAGCTTACAATAAATCCAAGGAAATGGACATAGATATAAGCTCAATGACATATCTTCCATGCCCAGACGCATTTAACGTCATAAATATTGAAAAAATGCATGTTATTCTTGATCGGGTCAATAAGATCATAGATGAGAATAAGGATAAGCTCAAGAACCCAACTTGCGCCACTTGTGTACATCTACATGATCGGGAATGGGCGAAAAGATACGGGAAAGTATGCTGCTCCATTTGGCAAGTGTGCGACCATTATATAAACCCTAACAGGAAATATGATAGGGAGCAAAAGACTTATACGAGACGCCCAAGCAATAAGGCTTGTCCTAATTATGAATATGGTGATGATAATTTTGAAAACAGAAAAAGATGCTTAAAGAAAAAGAATACCCGATAAACAGCTATGGCCCAGTACGCACCAACAAAGACCGGACGTGCGTCTGCTGTGGCGATACGGTTCCCGCTGGTAGCAGCAGGATGATGCCGAGGAACGCCAAGTCCAGTTATTGTCTATGCATATCTTGCTTCAAAAAATGGAAATCTGTTGGTGGAGATCTTAAACTGATGGACAATCTCAGCAATGTGAAGAAAGAGCATATCATATATATGTCTAAGATCATGAAAGGTAATTGTGACATTGTTAAAGGTCATAAGCTTTATATAGCCCTAAAGAAGGCGATAAACGAGAAGAAGGTAGCCGTTATCAGATTCGATACCGACCAACCGATATGTATATCGACAAGAATCATGAATCCTTCATTCGGGGTGATCATGGACGAGTACGGTAAGGATATATTCCAAGGTAACCTTAAGCTAATTAATGTCCCTAAAGGTGTCAAGGATCTAATAGTTAACTATATAGAAAAATATCGTAAATTATGAACTTCAAGACATTTATATTCATGATCCTTACATTCAGGAGAGTAGATCCTATACCTAAGAACATAGGTCTTATGTTGAGTATAACATTCTGGATATCTATAGTATGGATAATATTCAACTTTGCTATATTGATAATGAGATTAATAAAATAGACAAGATGAAACAAGGAGACGTGATATACAAGAATGGCATGGAGCTGCTTGTAGTATTAAGCTACGACCATGAGGAGCCATGTAGGGGATGCTTCTTCTACAAGGACAAGAAGTGTGGATCAGAAAGACTAATAAAATGTTGGAATTGTAACAAGGAGTATATATTCACGGTTATACGGGAAAATGATACGACTGAGCTAGACAAAATGATCAAAAGGCATAAAGAAGCATACGAGAAGATGCTCAATATAACCAAAAGGATTGAGAGAGAATGTCAAAAATATGTTATCTGGGATACTGTGCATGTGATGTTGAAAGATGATGGAGAGTTTATTATAAAAGCCTTATCCAAGGATAAGACCGTGCTTTTAAATGATTTCATTATATATGTCAACAATAATGGGAGTATAGACGAAGAGGACTATGATCTATTATTAACTAAATAATTGATAGCACAAATGGACAAAATAGAGAATCTAGCAAACAAGTATGTTGAAAGGCATATAAGAGATAGACATCTAAGCGATGATACGATAAAAGAAATAAAAATAGCTTATATTATGATTATAAAAGATTTTATAGCTATTGTCGATAAATCTACATCAATGAATGAAGATGATATAATATACGTCGTTAACAACATATCATCAATATTATATGAACCTGTAGAAATCTCTAATACCGATAAAAAAATATTGGAGATAGGGATAGCGCTAGGCCTAAAGGGCGCCATATCATGTATATTTGGTTCATTATTAAAAGATGACTGCAATATAAAAGATGAGATAATTGATATATCTAAACATATAAAAGAAAAATTAATATCAAATAAGATGGAATGAATCACGCTAGTCTTTTCTCAGGTATAGGAGGCTTTGATTTAGCCGCTAGAGAGGTAGGATGGAACAATGTCTTTCAATGCGAGATAGATCCATTCTGTCAAAGTGTATTAAAATATTATTTTCCAAAAACAGTATTATATGAAGATATTAAAAGAACTGATTTCACTTCATGGAAAGGGAAAATCGACGTGCTCACCGGAGGTTTCCCTTGTCAACCATTTAGCGTCGCTGGACAACGAAAGGGAGCGGATGATGACCGTTATCTCTGGCCGGAAATGCTTAGAGTCATACGAGAGACAAGACCGCTCTGGGTTATTGGCGAGAATGTTGCTGGAATCACCAATATGGTTCAACCCGGTAGTGAAACTGACGTGGAAACGAAAAGTGATCAAGATGAAGAAAATTACAAGGAAACGATACTTGAGCAAGAATATATCATCAATACCATCTGCGACGATCTTGAACGTGAAGGATATTCCGTCCAACCGATCATTGTTCCAGCTTGCGGTGTCGGAGCGCCACATAAACGGTATAGGATATGGTTCATTGCTTCCGACTGTTCAGACGCAAGGGTTGAAGGTTTGCGACAAGGACGGGAAGACAAGATTCATGGATTTGAGTTCACTTCCCAAACAAGGGATAAAATACGGAGACTTATTACCGACACCAGTGGCCTCAGATCACACAGGTTCTTGTACGATAAGGAAGATGACAAAAAGCAACGGAGCACCGAGAACAGACTCTTTAAGAAATATGCCTGCCGTGATTGGGATGGACGGGGATCGACTCAATGGAAGAGTTTTCCAACTCAGTCCCCTATTTGTAGAGGAAATGATGGGCTACCCTTTAATGTGGACAACCTTACCATTCCTTACGGGAAATGGAGAAAAGAATCAATAAAGGCTTATGGTAATGCCATAGTGCCGTTGATAGCGGTGAAAATATTCGAGATGATAAATAAAATAGAAGGATATGAACAACAAACAACTTTATAAAATAACATTGACAAGGGAACAACTGATGCTGATATCCCGGTGCGTGGAGGACATAAGCAGATACGCAGCCGGAGACATGGATCTTCAGCATACCACGGAAACTTTGATAGATGATATGGACAGGACGGAGTCGCTGGGGATAAGAAGCTTTATAGCAAATAACTCGATGGCTATAAGAAGAAGGCTGTTCCCGGATCTCGAAGACTATGAACATATAGGGTATGATGGAGGTAGTAAAGATATGATCAATAGAAAGAGACTTATCGGAAACACCTACCAGATATATAGATCAATACTGCATCAATTGGCTATTGACGAGAACTGGAATAACGTGTATAGCGACATGACGTTACCTTCAGGCGATATGGGGATGATTAAGGTGGAGAGGGTTGACGATGATAAGGATAACGACATTTAACGATACTAAAATATGAGCTTATTTGTATGCGCTAAATGCGGTTGCGTTGATAATACCGCTACGTCTAGTTATTGGATGTTGACAAACGAGTATATGGTGGATAAATTCGACTATGCCAAGGAACTACAGCCGTACAAGGGCATGGGGCTGTGCAGCGAATGCGGGAGGCTGGCTACCAGCCCCGACGGCCGTGATGTCGTGGTGCCCGGGAAATGGCATGGGAAGTTCCCTAAGAAGAAAGCTACCGAAGAGGAATTAAAACGTGTAGGATATAAAAATTTGATAAGATGAAGACAAAGAGGAATAAGATAGAAAAAGGAGATACCATGATATATGAAGAGAAGAGATTCATGGCTGTCTCAGAGATAGAGAAAGAATGTTGTACAGGATGTTGTTTTTATGACAATGGAAATTGCCAGTTAGAAAACCCAAATTGCTTTAACAGTGGTATTATATGGGTGCAAAAAGAGGATTATATGAGCGAGATCAGTGAAAAGGCCATTAAATTGGCTATAGAGGCCATGAGACCTATCCCCGTGTATTCGTCACCATGCTACAGCGTAATTGATAACAGATCGCCTGAGGAAAAGCATGAGGAAGACATGAGGTTTTGTAAGGAGTTTAATAACCTTAGATGTGAGATGCTTATTGATATGGCTAAGAAAATAGAAGAGTATTTATTACAAGATATATAACAACCTTAAAAAATCATTATATGGACATTGGACTTTGCAAGAAAGAATTTTTCTTATTAGATTTGATGGGGTAAAAATTGTCAAATCAGAAAATGGGGGACTTTGCGGAGTAGGCAGAATACCTCATCGTCTAAGAACTTTATAAAATTACAAATATGAAGACAGCAAAAGATTATCAACAAGAGTTTAGATTAAAGGATGATGAGTTAGCCCAATTCGATGAGTTCTTAAACGATCCTAAACGTACATGCTTTCATGGGAAAGAATATTTAATATGTAAAGATCCAGATCCAGAAGGAAATTTTATAATAGTTGGCGTTAATTTCAGGATATTACCAGCAGGAACTCCTATAGTCACAAAAGATGGATCTATAATTTAGTATAACAAAAATAAGAAGGATAGGATGATAATATCCTATCCTTCTACTATTTTAATCGAATATCTTACCGCCAAAAGAAATAAAGGATTCTCTTGATTTAGGTATATTCCTGATATTATATAACGTTTTCTCAAATCCCTTTCTGGTCATATAAACCGTATTCCTGATCCCGGTATCCGTGTTGTATCTGTAATGTGCGTAACCCTTCTTCATAACATTCTCCGTTAATATCCACTCTCTATTATTCTTGTAAAAGAAACCCTGCTCTTGTAAAAACTCTCTTAGAGATCTTTCCGCTATATCACATCCATGAGACTCAAGTTCTCTCCTAACATCACGAATCAACATATCATCACCTTTGTCATTGGCCATAATAGCTGTTTCGGCGAATCCTACCTTAGGGGCTTGTTCTTTAATAATGTTATCGGATATCATCTTAGCCTCCTCCGCTGCTTTCTTGGCTTCAGCTAATGCCTGTTTTTCTTTCTCAGATGCTAATAACGCTTCTAATGCTTCTATATAATTATGTGGAAGGTTCTTTTCTACAGATGCTTCCGTTTTATTTAAAGCATTTGCTGTGCCGTGAAATACGCTTCTATATACATCAAATACTCGTCTTTCTTTCCTTGCTATTAAATATTCCATGCAAGATACAGATATCATATATACAATTGTTGGTCTTCCCCCGGTAGGGTTTTTACCATTTTTGGTAAAAACTTTATAATCAATATCTTTAATAAACCCATTATCACCAGTAAGAACCCTAACAGCCTTACCCTTATCAGAATATATCAAAGGCCAAACCTCATCTAGGTTAACAGGGAAATCCTCTCCGGATTTAACTAACTCAAGAACCTTCTCGAAATACGATCTGATAGATAAATCATCATTCAAAACAATATTACACATGATATAAAAAATAGGCCCAAAAGGAGATGTCGGATCTCACCTCGACAAATCCTAATGAGCCAAAAATATCTTACACATTGAATGACCTTGAAGTGAGATCCCGTCATTCATTGTTTCATAATGCAAATATAGCCAATCAAATTGTCTTAAACAATTGACTGGCTATTTTTTTTCGTCATACTATATCAGTTATCTTCCCCTGTCAAAGTACCAATTAGCGTCCTCCCCAGACTCGTCCTTATCCCTGCCTCCTAAGAAGAATCCCATCGTCATGCCGTTGGTCATCAGCCAGTAGTCGGATGTCTGCTTAATATCCCTAGCCGTCTTGATATTATACCATTGCTTACCAAACGAGAACTTCATGAGCTGCCTCCATAGTTTGCTCTCGCCCTTATATACGCCGGTCTGGACGGTAGCGAACGGATCCCAGTTTCGAGGATCGGTGAGGTCGCCTAACTTCCGGGCGGTGACTAGCGGATCCTGTAGCATGTCTATGGCGTTAAGCTCCATGAACGGGGATGTCTGGGAGGCGATCTCATTGATCGTCCTGAACCCGATGTAGGTAATGAACTGCCCGAACCAGCTATCCTCATTATCCTCCCTATATCCCATCAACGCCCTTCCTATGGCCATCATCGTAGCGAATACCGCCATGTTGATAATCGATCTCTTGATATTGATCTGCTCGTAGGGGGTAAGCTTATCATACTCTTCCTTAAGCACGTCATATGCCTCCCCCATCCTGCCCTCGGACATCGATCCATAGACATTACCGGCCAGTCTCCATAACGTTCTCATATATCCTTCCTCAAACTGGTTGGTCTGGAAATTGAAACCAGCTTTCTTATACGCCCGCTGTACGGCCAATATAAACCATCCACGGTGAGGCAGCACCATATTAAGGATAGCGTTCCGGCTAGCCCCCACCCGGTTCTGCTCGTTCAAGGCGCCGTCGCAGATCTGCACCATGCTCCTGACCCTACTGGACAAGGTGGGTATATATCGGTCTATAATATCCTTGTTAGCCTCATTCTTAGCCACAATCTTTCCGTCCTTGACATCTACCATGTTCCACATAGAATAATCCCTTAAACGCTCCCAATCGCGTTTAGCCTCGTTAGCGGACATATTTCTGTCTTTCATCATCATCTCCTTGAAATTGGAGTATGACCAAAACTGACCCTCGTATAGGCGGGTATCATCCATGACCGAGATAATGACCTGCGGATCCAACGGGGAGTTAAGAACCTCCATCATCTTAAACGGCAGGTCCCGGAATAAGGTTCTCCAGATTTTGTTATACGCTGCCGATCGTACACGGTTACGGACATTGAACACGCCTAGAGCCTCTCCAACGACATATAGCTTGTTGGTGCGGTTTATATCCCCGATCTCCGACACGTACGTACTTAACTGCTTCTGGGCTTCCCCATAGGCGTACTTCATGGAGTCCTTGCTTATATACTGCCCTACCATACCTTCCAAAAGGAAGTTGGCCTGCCCGGTAAGGGCGCCGGTAGCCGCGACGAATGGGGAGAAGCCTAGGTTGGATTTGGATACGAATTTGGTAAACATAAGAGCCAGCTTATTAAGATCGACCTTATAATTACCTATATTCCATTCCGCCCGATTATTATTTATCCTGACATCGTAGATGCTGGCGTTAACCCAGTCCTGAAACATCCTATAGGCGTGAGTGGCCTCCGGGTTCTTACCGCCGTCGTATTGCGTCTCCAGCATCATGTTCCTGTATCCCATGACATCATCCAAGGCCGCCCTCTTATACTTGTAAGCGGTAGCCTGCAAGGATAACATGGAATAGGAGTAGGCGAAGTCATGGGACACGTCGTTGGCGTTCTCCAGCTTACTAAGATAGTATTTGGGGATCATACGATATTTGTTATCGTTCTCGTCAATCCCTCCTAGGTCTTGCCCCTGACCATGTATAGGGTCATCCACCCTCTCGCCAACGATATCACGTACGGCGTTGCCGATGGCCGCCTTCGGGTCAACCCCGGCCTGCACCATCCTCTCCACGCCGCCCTTGGATATCTGTGGTATTTGGTAGATGTTCCGGAATCGCTCATCATAATCCTCCATAGCCTTACGGCTTATGTTAAGCAGCTCCTTCCTCATCTCCCACTTATCCTTATTGATCGTAGCTTCCTCCCCTTCGTTGGTAATACCGTATTTCTTGAAAAAAGCCTCGTTCTTGTACTTATCGAACCTAGGCGTATGATACCCATAACCCAGATCGGGATTATAATTAGGATTACGGAAAGAACTCTCGGCATCGGCCTCATCAAGCCACTGGTTGTTGATCGTCAGATCAATCATATTAATATCGAACCCGAAACGGGATACGCTCTCTTTCTCGGATATACCATTTTCTATGGCATCAAAGAACTCGGATACCTTATATATACCGTTATTTATCTTTCTGATGAAATCAGAATACCCTTTGGGAGAATATTTCCTCATATAAGGATACAACCGGGTTCTGGCGTACTCGACAAGGATCTTATCAGTCTTACCCATCGCTATGTCGTTAGCTAGCTTATTATTGAAGTCAGGACCGTATTTCCTTCTCAAAAACGATACCTCCACGGTCGTCCATGACGGGTTTTTCCGAGATAACTTGGCGGCCATCCTATCCACCTGACTCCGGGAGCGGGCAGACATATGTTCCTTGGCGAATTTAATCTCATCCATACCCTTGTCGTATGCCATGGCATCCCTTAAAGCGTTACGGTAAGAATCCGTGACTCCACTCTCCACCGTATCAGGCATATCCATCTCAATAGCCTCAGCGGAAGCGGCGGCGTTAATAACGCTCTTAGCCTCAGCCAGACGATCATATAACTCGTTTATCTTTCTTAATGAGGCGGATCCACGTAACCTATCGAAATCATATTCCCCGTATCTCGTGCTATCCCGGTACTGGATAAGCAAGGGCCTTAGCTGGTCATTGATCTCGTTTATTGTCGCCATCGCCTCCTCTGCCTTCTCTATCCTTGATGATGATACAGATTGCTCCGTGATCTTATCAACCAGATTCTCGTAATAATCACCCTCCTCGGATCCCCACATATCCTTGGAGAAGCCAAGATGACCGCCAGCTAGCAGGAACTCAAACGCAGCCTTGCCGCCCTCGGACCGCTCTATCCCACGAAGTATCTCCTTGAACTCGGCGGAAGCCTTACGGCCCTCGTTGGTATTCCCGAACTCCTCGGCCCACGCCTCGTCCCATGCCTTGATCTCCTCGGACATCATCAGAGCCTCGGATCCCTCTTCCTTTGGTGTCCCATCGGAATACCACTCGCTCTTGGCTATAGCCCTATCACGTAAAATATCCAGATAAGATCTCCAAGCCATAGGATCGGATTGAAACGCCTTCCAATCGACCTTCCCGTTCCTCACGAACTTATCCATAGCCACATACCGGCTTCTACGGATACGGGTCATGAAATCGGACGTGGCTTGCGATACCCTACGACCCAGTCTTTCCTCGACCTTCTTATTAACTTTCTCGATCTTATCGTAATAAGCCTGCACCATAGGTTTCTCTTGGTTCTCATCCAACCACCTATTTATCGTATCCAGATACCGTTGCTGATCCTCGAACGTCATGTCCGAGATATCAAAATTCTGGATGGTAGGTTTGAATACATGATACACGGCCTTCGTAATAGGCTTATCCCCATCATATCCTACGATATCATCACGAGTCTTGACCTTAAGCCCCTTATCAGATAAAAGCATGTCGATAAGTTGCTTCTCGGTCTTACCCGTAACCTTTTTAAGATCATATATATCAATAATAGCTTTCGCCTGCTCTGTCCGATACAGTAAATCATATTTAGCGAAATCACGGGACGAATCAAGGTAATCAGAGTTCTTACCGTTTATCTTCTGTATAAGATCCTCATTATCCTTTATCCCCCATCCACGCTCTTTCATCATCTTAGTCATCTTATTGATATTAGCCACACCCTCAACATGAGCGTCGTTATAAGCCTTGGCAAGACGTTGCCCTAACATGCCTAAGATAGCGTTACCACTATGCTCCAGTGTGCCAAAGAATCGGGACATGACATTGATATCCTTATGGATGTTATTTATCAACTTCTTTATCCCATTCCAATATCTTTCCGGGATATTAAACATCCGAAGCTGTCCATCCAGCCAGTCCTCATTACGATCACTTCGAAGAGCATTTATATCAGACATGGATGTCTCAGCCATACGTAATATATCATCCATATCCTCTACCATACCAACCTTATTGCTGCCATAATAATCAGCCGCCTGATTATTGACGAATCCACGAAGGTTCCTGATCAGAGGAACTATCTCCCCATATACGTTATCGATAACCTGTATCGTCTCATAATCCAATCCTTTTCCGCTCTTACGTAGGCTACTGGCGACAGTGACCAAATACTCCACCTCAGCCTTGGCGGTCGCTATGACGCTCTTGGTGGATAATAGATTGTTATTCTTATTTAGCTCACCACCGACTTGTCTTACCTTCTCGCCTATATCACGTAGAAGGGAGATACTCTCACCGATCCTCTGGCTTTGGCTTGACCTCATCCTCTGCAATCTGGTATATAGTCTTTCCAATGACCTACCGTTCTTGATCAGCTTATTAGCCACATCAACATCCGATAATGAGTACATAAGATGGTCGCTATCCTTTAACAGAAGCACGTCAAATGCGCTTGGATCATCAGCTAACGCCGACTCCTTTATCCTATCAAGAACCTTATTCAAGTCTGATCTTTGGCTAGTAAAGAAATTACGTATGGCTCGTATCATCCTGCCAAACAAAGAAAGCTGGGCGTCCTCATCCGATGCCAGATCCTCCACCGCCTGTTCCATGCCCGGGACGAACCGCTGGGCCAACGTTTTGCCTAGGATCTCCCGCTTCACCATCCGGTCTAACTCCTCTCCTTGGTACTCCTTCCCATATACCTCATAATAACGACCAGCGAATTGGTTCCATAATGAAGTTCCCTCGACAGAATCAAGTATCTCGTCGATCTCCTGCTGGTTACGATAAGTATCGATCAAGAAGTGAGCCACCTCCTCATTAAGATCCTCTACCGTAGCCCCCTCAGCCAATGCTATCACGCCATTAGCCATATCGGATAACGCCCTAGCGGAAGGATCTACGCCATTACGCATCTTATACTTATCCATATATTCGGACATACCCATCACACGGATACCTAATGTGGATAAGATGTTGGTTATATCGGTCCTGTTTTGAAGATCTTCCGCCTTCTCGTTCTCAATAACGCCACGGACATTGCTTCCGTATAAGGCGTTATCCTCCATCATTAACGATAGCGCTAGCTCCATGAACCCATCATACCTGTTATTAAGTTCCTCGAACCGCCCTTGCCTTAACATGCCTTTAATCTCAGACCTGCTTACCGTAACCTTCTCCCCGGATGTCGTGATAAGATCAAGATTGTCGCTCACCTCCGTATCAAAACCTATAGAACCCAATACGTTCATCTCAGAGGACTGACTTCCAAATCTATTCCTAAGGCTGGATAAGGCATCCATAGCGTTATAGATCTTAAGACCATCGGAGTTGCCGGCCCCGGTAAGATAATACCTATCCCCCAGCCTTATACGCTCACCGCTTAACATACCTTTCTTGATAAGGTAATTGACAAACCCTCCACGGGTGCTTATATTAGAGTCTGAACTGATGCCAAGGACCGGGATGAATGACTCCTTGTTATTGAGAGTTATGGAAGAAGAACCGAAGGAGATGTCCGTCGCTCCGGTAGGGATGTCGCTCTCCTCGACACTGCCGGCCAAGAACCCGGCCTCGACCCGCCCGCCGGACGAGCCTTTTATGGCGTTGGCGTAAGTATCATATACCTTGCCATCATCCGATCTAAAGAACAGGCGAGGCTCACCGGAATCATATACCAGTCTTGAAGATGGAGGCGTATAATTCTCGATATCATTTAAAGGCAAGACATTACCAGAAAATATGATCTCACCATCTATATTTCCACCCTTCACCCTGATATTAGGTCGTTGCCCGGTAAAAGCGCTTTCCACGGCCTTCCATAACATACGGGCTGTCTCCTTAATATCTATATTCTCCCTGATAGCCCTTATATCATCCCATGACGCCTCTTTCAGTATCGTATCGCCAATATTATCCTCGTTTATGGAATCCAGATCCACCTCCTGTACCGTGGACGTATCTACCACAGCCATATCATTGACATCACCTACCTCTCCGGAGGTAAGATAAGCCACGACATTGTCGTTATTCCCAAGGCTTCTGGCCAACGCCGGGGCATCCATATCGCTTATGGCGGACAAGACTTTGGCTGACATAAGTTGTCCCCACTCGCTAGCGCTAAGTCTGGCGCTTATGGATCTGGCGGCCTCCTTATTTCTTGGCACGGATCTCGTCCAGTCTCCGAACTTAGACCTGAACTTATCGTTATAAATAGTCATATAAGCCTCAGCGGCCTTATTAAGATCACTTACGGTAGCTATACCCGCTATCTTATCGAACAAGGTAGATACCTCTCCGGAAGGGGTCAAGACACGGGTTATCTTACCTTCCTTATTCCTTTTAATTACGCAACTCGACATAACTTCATGTTTTTTACAAAGATACAAAAAGCCCGCCTAGATCATAACTAGACGGGCTAACCTGTTTTTAATCTTCCTTAAATTTACCGCTAAGAACCTCATGTATCTTATCCGCTACCCACCCTATCATATAGGTTATAGGCTCTTGATTATCGGCATGAAGTTTTACCCCAAGCTCAGATAACATGGTTATAGCCACATGACCTGACTCATGAGCTACATGTCCTTTATTCGGGTTATCTTCCCACAATACGACCAGCGTCCCGTACTTACCTGTCTGCTTTAACATCACGAGCGGGAAAGTGGTAAGAACCGGTTCTAACCCTTCCTCAATATCAAAGACTATATTCTCTCCGTTACGCTCACAAAACACACCATCAATATCACCAGGCGTATCAGCCCTCATCACCCATAACTTCCTTGGATATATACATGGATCAAACTCATGTACTCTTTTATCCCTTTTCTTTTTCACCATTCTTTTTAATATTATGTTTCCCAAAAATAGGATCACGTGGATCCTCCTTTGGATTATAACTAAAAATCTTATCAGTTAATTCGTTAAGTTCTTTGTTCATCTTTACTAAATTCATAAAACGATCGTTAGTATATACATCAAACTTATGAATAGGTAACCCAAAAGGCTTAACCAATACAGGGGAGGGGAAAATCACAATGAAATCCCCATCGCTAATACTTATACGTAGATCATTACGCTCCACATAATAACTTCCGGTCTCTTCAATAACAGATACACCAAAATATTCCATATTCTTATTGATATCCGCAATATTATATGGATGAAATTTGAATGCCTCCACATTTAAAGAATGTATCATAACTCCCTTAATTTTTCTATAACCTCAAAACACATCTTACACTCAATCCTACGATACAACTGCCTTACGCCATCTATCGTAGTCCAATAACGATTCCCATCACGACGCAAGAACTCACTCATGACCTTAGTGTCAGCCACATCATGTAAATCGTATGAACCAAAACATAACTTACATATATCGTCAAGATCAAAATAAGTAACCTTATTATACGACATACAACGGATTTGTCTTCCATCAGGAATCTGAACATCGAAAACATTTATCTTCTCCATATTAAAAAATAGAGGGATACCAATCCCATCACAGACCTGTATCCCTTTATAATAAATTAGCGATGAAAAGCATGGTGATGGACATGCGCCACAAATATAATTACAAATTTTGTAAAAACAAAACCGTTTTATGGTAAAATATCCCGGACGAACCGCACACGATAGTGATTGTCCTTAATGCTGTTCGTGATGCCATAGCCTGAGTCTACGCGGCCATTGCTGAAGTTCACGTACCATGCTTTTTTGGTGTTAACTTCAGAACTAGACCAATATATGGTGGAAGTATTGAATTGTTGTCCACCAATAGCCGATAATGCGTTATTGACACTCGTCAAGTGCATATATATCAATGAAAGCTCACCACATGATGGAATATACCAATCATCATATCCTTTAGCGTCAACACTAGCTAAGAACGTATTAAGCACATGGCCAATTGTCGCATAGGAAGTATAAGACCCACCACCGGTAGTCACCCCTTTTAATACATTGGAATTGGCTTTCCCCTTCCAATCAGATAAAGCCCCGCTTGTCCAGGCAGTAATATTTTCCGAAAGGTTAGGGGTACCATTGTATGAACCCGACTCCTGTTTTAGGTAACCGTAAACATCACTTACATGTGCTTTGTCATAATTTGTAATGCCGGTCTGATCCGTACCATCTCCACCCCAATAAAAAACGTAAGTGCTGTCCTTCCCGGACCCGGCTGTTACGTAGCTTTCATTAAGATCCTCATATTTCTCAATCATAAATCTCTTACCTTGAGCGTTAAGAACAATACCTATACAATCATTGGAAGGTGAGTCCGTTATGCTTCCATCAGGGCGGACGTAAAAAACACCAGGGCAAGTATAATTACACTGACATGGAGCGTCACTCTTCAACACCCCATACACCCGGTTGTCGCTGGTTAACCACCGTTTGCCGTCGCTCGTGATATAAGCCTGCCTACATCCCTCCTGATTCACCGTAAGCGTCTTTTTAACGCCTTTGGCAGTTGTTATCTCCAACTCAAGGGTACGGTCAAGACCTTTATTCATTACCGAGCCAAAAGAAACAGCGGCGTTACCGGTCCCGGACCCCGGGCTGACGGTCAAAGGCTGGCCCGTTACCTCGCCTACCCCGTCCTTCCAATTAATATTCAAATCACTCATAATTATGTCTTTTAATTATCATCTACCCACAAAGATAATAAAACAAGAGAACCCCAACCGGCTTAAGTCGATCGGGGTCTGAGTAAACGAAAAGAAACTGATTATCGTCCCATCATTCTCAATACGGTTCTGGCGGCTGCTTGCGCCCAAGTCCAGCTGTCGTTAGATGTTACGTTAACCGTCTGTTGAGTACCATTTACATCCAAGTTAATAGTCTCCTTGTCAAGCTCGATAGTAGAGTCTCCAGCGGCTTGAGTTACCGTCACGTTGGCTGTCTGGCCACCAGCGGCAGTTACCTTCAATGTAGCTGTCAGTTCCTCGATCGTGACGTTGGCCGGTACGTCCGAGATCGTGATGCTCCAAACGAACTCGCCAGCGGCTCCGGGGTCGTCGGCGATAACCTCTCCGTTAGCCGTAGTCTTTCCAGCCGCCGTGTAGTTAGCCGGGAGCTGTAACGTAAGCCCGTTCTCCTCAGCCGGCGTGACCGCAAACGTAAGCTTAGTACTGTTAGACTTACCGGTGATGGTAACATTACCACCTGTCTTTTGTACGGAAGCGTTAGGGCTGTCTGATCTTACCACCTCAGCAGCCGCTGCCTGATTAACTACCAACGCCTTCTTAGCCCCGCCGTTCGTGGTGACCGTAAGGTTGATAGTGCGTTGAAGACGACCGGTGTGTTTCTCACCGGAGAAATTAACCGCCTGATCCCCTGATCCTGATACCGGGTCGACGGTTACGAAACCAAATTTTTGTGATGCCATATTCAAATGATTTAAAAAATGTCTTTTTATTATGCCAAAAATAATCTATATTTAATTACACGTCAAATATAGGGGGGGGGTAGATACGACTAGCCCTGTACAACCTCAACATACAACCCAACCAAGTCCTTTAGATTATGACTAAGAGGAGTCCCGCTATCCCTTGTGCATTTATACACGTCAGCGTTCTGAATGTAATATTTATCCTTAAATATCTCCATAGGAGGGAAATAAGGGATAGGATCACCTATAGTCCCGGCATGCTCCTTGTCAACAACCTTATATAAGGAGGCCGTACTGAGTCCAGGCTCCCATTCTGACGATAACGTATGAGGCTGGATAACCTCGTAAAGGATATCCGTATCCTCCTTAACTACCCTAAGACAAAATCCGGTATCCATGGATAGCCCGAACTCCGCTCCTTCTTGTCCCCATATAGGAAATAGGACCTTAACATCCAATTTCTCGTTGGATGATAAGGATAAAGATTTGTCATTAACCAACATCCTAGAAAACTCGACAGCTACTTTTTGAGGATCGAGAGCATCCTTCTCCTTCGCCTGTTGCTGGATGTACGCCGTGGTAACACTTACCTTATCAGGATAGCCGGACTGAACATCGACAGCTCTCACCTGTTCTACGGTAGTGGCTATACTGATCTGCTTTTGCTTGTCCCCTAACGCCGTTGTCAGATCGTTATCGTACTTATCCATCATCCCGATCAAGATCTTGCCTTCCGTCATATCGAACTCCAGGCCCATAATCGTTATCTTACCGACTATAGCCCCATCAGCCAAAGCGTTACGTCTGTCATATTCAGGAATATAAATATCTTGATCATCCAAGAAAAACTCATGGAGATTTTCAGTCTCATAAGATCTCAGCTCCTCATATTTAGCCGATTTCTCCTCGTTAAGAATCCTCGACTCATCTAACCTAGCCTCAATGATCTCCTTAACCGTGGCTTTAGGATTAGCTTCCTTGAACGCCAATTGCTCCTCTCCCAGCTCTATCCATGGAATCGGATTGCCATTAATATAATCATCATAGCTATTACCCTTAGCGTAATTATCATCAAGAGGTTCGTCTAAAACCAACATATTGGGATATATTTCCCTGTTTATATATGTATATGCCATAATCTATTCTTTAATCTTGTTCTTTAACGGCGATGCTATACTTACCTGAAGCGTAACACCAGATATTTATCTCGAAAGGCTTGTTAGCCGTAGTGGTTATAGAAGTACCACTCATGCTTACATAAGCTCCAGAGTTTGGTATAGCCTGTGTAAACACTGCCGACGGGACGCATCTGATCATCAGCTCCTCTCCTATCTGCATGCCTGACTGCACGGATAGGGTGGTAGCGGCTGATAACGTAGCCGTGATACTTCTCTTGCTAATAGGCAGGTTGGCTAATGTCGTGACCGTATTAACTCCTATAAGCCTATTCACGGTCTTCTTATCAGCCGCCGCCATCAACCCGTTAGTAGACTCGTTGGCTACGGCGTATGTCGTGTTAGGAGGTGTGGCCCAAGTGCCATCTCCACGCATGAAACTGGATGTACTACCATTAAGCTGTCTCAACAAGCCGTTAGCTGTAGTAGAGGCCAATCCGTATGTGGTATTGGTAGGTACGACCCATGTTCCGTCACCACGAAGAAAAGACGTCTGTTTGCCCGCAGCGGGGGCCGGTACCAATCCCGCAGCACCAGCCGCTGAAGCCGTAGCTGCCTTCATATTGGCGTAAGTGGTATTAGTGTCTTTATAATAAGGGACACCACTGACAATAGGACAGGCGGTATAGCCAGAAGCGCTGGTTACCGTACTCCCGTTCTTTACCAGACCTGTAGACCCATTAGCTCCTACAACACCATACGTCGTATTAGTGTCTGTCCAAGGCACATTGACATACATCTTTCCGCTACCGTCCAGTTCTACCGGATAATTCTTGCCATTCTCCGCATATCCAATCATTACCAGCCCAAGGGTCGATGTATTGGCCTTGGCGTATGTAGTATTAGTAGGGACAACCCACGTGCCATCACCACGTAAAAAAGAGGCTTGTTTACCTGCGGCTGGGGCGGGAACCAAACCGGCCTTTCCCGCAGTAGAGGAGGTTGCCGCCCCCATATTGGAATATGTGGTGTTGGTATCCGTCCACGGGACGTTCACGTACATCTTACCACTACCGTCAAGAGCAACGGGATAGTTCTTGCCATTGGCAGAGTATCCAATCTTAACAAGACCTAGATTATCGCTCGTGGCTTGAGCATAAGTCGTGTTATTATCAGTCCAAGGGACATTCACATACATCTTCCCATTAGAGTCCAAGGATACGGCGTAGTTCTTCCCACTAGAGGAATAACCGATCTTGACCAATCCTAAAGTATCAGCCGTGGCCTGATTATAGGTCGTATTATTATCTGTCCATGGGACATTGACGTAAGCATTGCCGGACGAATCCAGCTGCACCTTATAATTCTTCCCGGAAGTCGTGTATCCTACCTTAATACCACCAAGAACGGCAGCTGAGGACGTAGGCGGGGCGAAAGTGTTAGGCTTACCCGTAACCCCAGACCATGGCACAGATGACGCCGAACTTGCCGTATAAGGCTCGTAACCGGCCTCAGTATTCAACTTACTATCATCCTTGACCAGATACATCTTATTCGTGGCCGTCACCTTAACCGTGTCCCCAACCTGAGCCGTGGCTGTAGTAAGCTTAAACCTTGCCGCATCATCAGCCACCACGACCATTCTCTCTAAGGCCGCCTTAGGCAACCTGTCTATATCGATAGTACCGGACGTGATCTTAGAGGCGTCGAAGTTCGCCAATGTCGTGGATATAGTAATATTACTCCCGAAGTCCGATGAGACACTACCGGTAACAGCCCCGGACAGCGCTATAGTCCTAGCCGCCTGTAATTTCGTGGCGGTAGGAGCGTTATCCGTCTTAAGAGCGTATTTGGAAAGATCAATATCATTAGCCTTATCCAAAAGCTGCTCTATCTGCTCGCCATTGTATTTACCTTGAAAATCTGCCATATCATAATTATTTTTTTTTGCTCAAATATAACCATATACACAAACACCAAGAAATCTAGGGGGGGGGTAGATGCGGGCAGGTGTTAAAAGCTATCGTCCCCATGCAGGAATCCGGTACGGAATATAAT